TCAATTTCATCAAGTTATGTTTTCTCCAAATAAAGAAACACCTAGAAGAAAGGTTTGGGTAACTAAAACAGATATAGGACCGTATGTTAGGTATGAAGACACAAGAGACCAATGGGTAGATCTTAGATTAAATCAAAAAGAAGATGAGTAAAGAAGAAATAATAGAATTGATTAATGAACGCATTGAATATTACACTGGTGATGAAATGAAATCCATAAATGAATCGGTGGGTGACCGTAGAATTATATCTGAGTTAAATGATATCAAAAATAAGATATTAAACCAAAAAGAAGATGAACAATAGAATAGAAATATCAAGCATAGGATTATTAAGAATACCTATAAGCGATACGGAATGGATAGAAAGATATCTAGGCAAATTTGCTTATGGTAATATTGTAACAGAAGAATTGCGAATATATTCAAAGTCTTATACTCGATTCGATGTAGCTAATGATTTATTCATAGATAAAGAATTATTAAGAATATTTGATCCAGGAGAAGAGGAAGAATAGTCAGGAAAACCAACAGAAATATATGAAAATCTATATAGAAGAAAATTTATTTAGTAGAATAAGCTATGAGTCCTCGATAGATTTATCCCGCAATAGATATTATAAAGCACTTCGGGACTATGAGAATATAGACGGAATTCTAGGTATAGGATTTCATCCTGCATTTAGTAATCATGATAAGGCGGAGTTTGATGAATATAATCGTTATATAAGAGATAGGTCGTTTAATTCGACGTTTGCTATATATAGAAATAGCATGCATAGTTCTCGTTTAGGTTCAATAGTCTATGATTTATAGATCGAAGAAATTATCTCGAGCCTTATTGTTGTATTATAGATATGACCCATGAATTATAGCTATGATATTATCAGGGACTTCTAGGAAGCTATAAACGAAAGATAATAGGAACCATAGATATGAGGTCCGGTATCCTTAAAAAGCCTAAAACGCTACGTGCAGGCGTCTTCAGAAAATAAAAAGCTTCGCAAAATGAAACATTGTCTCGCATGATGAATATAATAGTTATACAGGCATTGAAAAGGTTAGTATAATATAAGACATGACACAAGACATATTCTGCAACTATAGCAACTATACCAATATTGGATTCAAGCGTCGAGTAAGAATCACAACCAACTATACATGGGGAGAGTTTTTTGCTAACACCGATCAACGATTACCAATAGCAGAGACGGTTCTCGTCTATGATATAGAATAAAATAGAAAGACATGAGACAAGACATATTCGACAGATATCATTCATGGATTCTAGAAACAGCAGGATTCTGCAGTCGATCAAGATTTCTAGAAAATCCTGACAACTCGAATGCTACAGAGTCATTTCTCGTCTATGATATCGACTAGATTGTTAACAACCCTGTTAACAAGTTTAAAAAATAAGTGCTCAGGAAGTTTCAACTGTGGGAAAAAAGTGTTATATTTATACTATAATAATTAATAACTGATAACCCTTAAATACACACTACGCATGAAAAACACCACTGATTACACATTAACCGAAAAAGAATTAATCATTCTCGAATATATCACGTACAGTGATTTTTACGATGGAAGAGAAAGTTGCATATGGGATTTCTCTCTGCTCGATATACTTCCCGCAATCTTAAAAGGTAAGACTCGATCTGGAGTTATTGGATCTCTTGCTAACAAAGAATTTCTTCAGGTAACAGAAAGAAACAAGAAATTTATTGTTGATGAAAACGGAAATCGTAAAAGAAATCGTAACTACGATCCAAATGATTACGGAACATTCCGAATCACTGAAGCTGGTTATGCTGCTCTTGATAAACTAGAACTTATCGATGAACACGGTAACTGGAAGAGAAAATAATAGAAAAAAAGATTCGGCAGGATTTTTTACTGTCGAATCTTTTGATTATATTTAACTATAAATAATTAATAACTGATAACACATAAATACGACACGCATATGATTCTCATTAATCTACAACACGTAAACGAATATTTAACTACTAACGATCTTCCAGAGATTACTGAAGATCAGGTAACCGATAACGACATGATCTATCTTCTTGGTGATGATGATACAAAAGCTATCAAGCTCGATTATATAATCGATCATTATGCAGAAATGGAACATGTCAATCTTAAAGATCTGCAAAGCAAAGTTGTAATGACTCTAACTCATTAAATCTATAATCATGAAAGATATCATAAAAATAGGAGATCGAGTAAGAAGTCTCGATTTCCCGAGATACAATAAAGCTATCGAAGGAATAGAAGCCTGCTTCATTGAAGGAAGAGTTCTACAGGAGAATATCGATCCGGTAAGAGAAATCGGTCCTTACTTTCTGGTTGAGGTGACACGAAGAGTATGGGAAGGAAAAGATTGCGATGTCGCTGAAGATAGAATTCAATATTGTCCGATGCCACATGCAAAAGGACCGAACGGAAAACTATTAAACGCAACAGCAAAACTATAAGCCATGACAAACTATATAGAATCAGGCCGATATAACGAATACACTATTTCTGGATTCGGAGAAGTACGAAAACTTTATAGAATAGTAGACGAAAAAACCGAATATTATGATGTAGAGCTAGTCGAGACAAATAAGTCCATGTACTCTGGCTCGGGATATTTCACGACTATAAATAAGTCGGATTTCTATGAGAATCAATTTGGCTACACGAAACTTGTTAACAACGAGAAATAATAGATTGTTAATAAGATTGTTTACGAATCCCCTAGAGTGGTACGCACGTTACCTCCTGGGGATTGTTGCCTTTACGGGTTGTTAACAATTTGCGAAAAACCGTTGTTAACAAGTTTAAAAAATAAGTGCTCAGGAAGTTTCATTTGTCGATTATTTTGGTTATATTTATACTATAATAATTAATAACTGATATACTTTAAATACGCTAACTATGACAACACACGCACAAAACCTCAAAATCAAATTGATTGAAATTCAAAATCGAATCAATCAAATCTGTGAATTACGTGATACTTGCACAAGTACTCGTCAAAGAGATCTTTATGATGGAGGTCTCATGGTTCTTGAAGAACAATTTCAAGATTACCAAACGGAACTTCGATTTGAAACTCGAAATGACGATTAAAAAATAAATGAAAAAAAGATTCACCAGGATTTTTTACTGTCGAATTTTTTGATTATATTTATACTATAAATAATTAATAACTGACAACTTAAATACAACACACATGAAAGACACATTCCTATCATCAAACGAAACAAATTTCGAAACAGGTACAATGAGATGCAAAAACTCAAAAGGTTCTAACGCTGACAAAGCAAATCGAGCTGTTGATAACGCAATGTATACTGCACGAAGATCAAAGAACAAATCAACCTATAACGAATCGATCTACGGATTCTTTGGAACGAAACATAAGGTAGAACAAAAAGAAGAGGTACGGATCTCGACTTACAATCCTAATAATCCAATGAACGGATCTTCGTCCTGGTCAAAATCAGAAATGGCTGATTTTAAAAAGAAAATGAAAAAAATGGCTAAGTAAAGCTCATGAAAAAAACAAACAAAATGAAGAATTTAACACAATTAGAACAGTACACTAAATCATTCGAAAAAGCAGGAGAAGATCTTAAACTTGTAAAACACGATAACGGTACTACAATGTTGTTTATGGATCTTGACAATAAAACAGTAATTGATAAACTAGAATTTGATAAAAGCGGAAAAGAAGTTACAAGAGATTATAATAAAGCATATTCTATAGATTTAGGATTAGGTTTTTAATTCTCCATTCTACAGCAATATGGGTCTGTAGCTCAATTGGTAGAGCACTTGGCGAATAGCCTTGAAGATAATGAGTTCGATTCTCATTTAGACCACCAAGACAATAGTTCTTTAAAATATGAGATGTGTGTTAACAGGATCGGCAATCATGGAGTGTGTCCTAGCCGATCCTTTTTAAAACATCGAACGAAAACATAATGAACTCTCCAAGCTAATGAATAAGCAAGTGATGAGTGTGAGCGCTTAGAAATAAGAAACGCCAACTATCACCAACACTATCAAGAGTGTTAGCTTTGAAATTAGATATTGTATAGGTTAAATTCCTGTATTCCCTAACCTACGGGAAGTTGTTAAACCGATATTCCTACTTGAAGGGACTTGGAGAGTTTTAAAATACTAATACGGGTAGTAGCGTAGCCAGGTAACGCGCCTCGTTTGGGACGAGGAGATCGTAAGTTCGAATCCTGCCTACCCGACAAAATGAAACATTCGACCCGAAGTTGAATATAATAACTATAACGTTCATTAAAATCTTGAAAATCTTACTCCCGAGTTGCAGGGAGGATAAATTATAGATGTCGCACTATAATGTGAAATATGCAAAACATCGTTCGATCAGTACCTTTCTTGTAAGGGGAGCAGTTGAACACGAGGATGGATGGAACACAGTTCTTGCAGGAATCTAAAACCATCAGTATTATAAATAAAGAGTATAGCCTGCTAGCTATATGTGGTTGTTTATAAAGTTAGGAATTTGAGTGATTATCCTAATAAGACGTAAAATGCTAGGTTCAAACTAAAAACAGAACTGGACAAGATGATTCTCTAATCATCAAACACTTATGGTATTAGTTGGAAGTGCCTAATCATAAGGCAGAAATGTTTTATGTATCCCGAAAGGGGTTGCCTAGTGGATGTGCCAGCATCGACGACGTAACACTTAAATATTGTATCCTGCTTGCGCTGCAGGTGGATAGGAGAGTAGAACAACTATATCTTAATCTGGTATCGAACAGATCAAATCGATAAGGCAAAGTTAATGAAGGATTTTTCTATCCGTGTGCTAGCTGGGACTAAACCAGATCATTAACATCAGGAACCGAGTAGTGCTAGGTCCTATTTTTTTAAACTCACACCATGATAACATTTATAGTAAATAGAATTCTAGTATCGAAATCATACGATCTCGAAGATAGAGTAGTAGTAGGAATTGTAACAGCATTCCTGGATCTATTTCTTTTTTTAATAGTCTTTGGAAGTCCTTTAAAATAAGTGCTACAGGATTTTTTACTGTCGATTTTTTTGTTTATATTTAACTATAAATAATTAATAACAGACTATGACACATAAATCACTAAATTACTCGAATCGAATTAAGCCAGAAGATGCAATTTATTTCATATTCAAATGGAAAGGTTACACTCATCAAGGTTCGGTTCCTTTAGCTATATCAGAACTAAGTCGTAAAGACATGGCATGGCTCGAATCATCTATTAGAGAAGACATACAACAAGAAATTATAGAGGACTGCCTCAATGAATATTTCGATAGCGAAAAACGTGAAAAGGCAGAACATCGCTTAACTCGTAATCTAATGGAATCAGGAAAAGTTAAGTGGTACGATATGAAAACCGACAAGCTCATAAAGCCGAAAGGCGAATTCATGGGACGTTGGTGTTGTATGTACTCGGACTTTGTCGGTAATATCGAATTTGAAAAGTGAAACATTCGCTCACATTTCGAATATAATAACTATAAGAAATTAAGTAATGTGTGTATGAGAACTGGCAATGATGCTGTGTGTGGCTAGCTGGTTCTCTTTATATGTACACACGATCACACATGCTAAGACATGCGCATAGACATAAAAGCCACCCCTGATACGGACCGCCTCGTTAACGCGTGCGAAAAGTCAAATATGGCTAGCGGCCTATAGGTTCCCTGAAAAAATTACGATTTTCGAGGCCTTTCGAGTAAAATGCATTTTCAAATAGCCAGGGTAAAAGCTATAATTGCCAAAATAAAAAAATTTCAGGAAAAAATTTTTACTCTTTCCTGACCCTTTTTAACCTAACAACTTTTAAACAATGAAAATAGAAAAACGATTAATTACTGACGACGAAGTTACTATAACCTTTACGGCTGTAGACGGCAAAATGGTCATTACATTTGTAAATGAGAATTCTCCGCAAATATTTACACTTAGGCTGGCTAGCGAAGAGGTAGTCGACTTTACTCGCGAAATTGCGGCATTCTTTTCAGAGAATCAAGGACTTAATAGCCAGCCACCTCTAGAACCTTTAAACTCGGAAGAGCTTTCCGACTGGGTCGATAAACGCCTCGATTTAAAAGAGCCCCTGAAAGAACCCCTGAAAGAACCCGATGCTGCGAATAATGAATATACGAAATATAACGATCACATCTTTTTTAGAACTTCGACATTTAACAATCCATTTAAAAAATCATAAGCCATGCAAATCGAAAAAACCGAAGCTCGCTACTGTAAATGCGGCAATTCAATTCATCCCGTAAGATTAAGCTACGGCTATAATAGCTGCGTAAGCTGCTCGCAAACCAAAAGAGTAGCCTGTTCTCATGTTATTAGCGGTAAGACTGGCAATACTATTCAAATAGTATCCGAAGAAACTGCAAAAGAACTCGATCGCCTCGATCGTCGTAAGCAATGGTAAAATACCGCCCTGGCCCTCTCAATATATAGTATGGATACGAAACTATTTAATAGATATTATTTAATTAGAACTAGAGAATTTCAAGAAGGTACGGACCTAACAAGAAAAACTGCAGGCGGCTTTACGACCTGGTGGAACTGGAACAATGGAGATCCGTCTGATATATTTGCATATTTAATAATATGAGCGAAGGATACGAAATAGAATACATTAGATAAATAAATAAAATAAACAAAAAATGAGAATACCAACATTACTTGAAATCAAGATAGAAGGTTATCTTAAAAAAGACACATTTGCTAATATACCTAAGAAATTTCAATTAGGCTTTTTAATGTGGCAACTTGAACAACCTTATTATGACATAGATTTGTCACTGGCTTCAACTGCAAGACCTACAAAAGTAAACGCTGAGGGTCAAAATGTTATTGAAGAAAAATTGAAAATTGAAATAGATGACTGGTGTAATGATCCTAAAGTCGATGCCATGATACAAGAATATGCAACATCGCCAAATCACCAAATCGTAAAATACGGTATGATTCCATTAGAATTAATGAAGGAAATGTTTATGCCAGATGTTATAGAAAATTCTAAAACTCAAGTAATACCAATCACAACATTTGAAGACTGGCATGCTGATAATAAATTTAACAATAATTTACATGGTGCTGCTAAAAAAGATTCGATAATTGCATGCACTATACATAACGAAAAACCTTATGGGCATTTTTTTCTAGACGGATTTTATAGATTTCACTGGTATGTAGCTCATGGTATGACTGAAATACCTGTCGTTACATGGGATGGTCATTATTATCCGGATTCACACGGACAATATAATTATAATAATTAAATGAATACAAATCTATTTAATTAAATTTTAAGAATATCAATTTAAAACCGCCTATCGATTTTTCGTTACGGCGGTTTTAATATTTGATAGCAACAGAATTAGATAAGCTTGATATTTTAGCATATATAATAATATGAGTGAAGGATACGAAATAGAATACATCAACATTCCGAGTGCGAGCATCTGGTATAAATATAAAATTATTTTACTATCATATACCGTAAGATGAAACATGAAGCTCGAATGTGAATATAATAATTATACAGATCCTGAAAAGGTTAGTATAATATATGAAGTCAAGAATCATGAAAGACAATTCGAAGATCAGTAAAGAACAACATTGGATATGTCATCATAATCTAGAGAATTATCGTAGAAATAGTTTTCATTTAGGATTTAGTTGTAGATTTGCATTGAGATTTATTTATAACGAAAAAGATAAAAGAGAACATACACATACCATATATACTTTGGTGTATAGCATAAAATAATTTTTAAATTAAAGCGGCAGAATTTTTTACTGTCGTTTTTTTTGTTTATATTTAACTATAAATAATTAATAACTGATAACCCCTTTAAATACACACACATGGAAACTTCACAAAACGAATTAGAATTACAACATGGTGCTACTGCATCAAATCAATTTTTTAAATCTCTTAGAACCAATCAAATCGAAGGTGCTAAACCTCATGAACTTGAAGTTACTCGATTTAAATCACTTAGATCTACAAAACCGGTTGAAACATGCCGCCTTACGGATGTTCTAGATGAAATTAAATCTGACAAATATGAAACTAAAATCAACGAGGTTCGTATTCATGAAAATCCTTCAAAATCGCCTATTAAAGATCGACTACCGGTTTTTACTCCTACAGGAATATTCAATCATCGATCCAAGAAAGGTCTAGAATCCTACAATGGCTTGATTTGTTTGGATCTTGATAATGTAAGACAGCCAGAAACCTTAAAGTATAGATGCACACAATTACCTTATGTGACTGCTGCATTTATTACTCCTAGCGGACAAGGTCTTAAGGTCTTTATACAAACTAATGCAACAACAGAAACCTACAAGGATGTTGAAATAAAGGTTGCAGAATTATTTGAAACCGAATCAGGATTTGCTAGAGATAAGCATTGTAAAGATATTGCAAGAATTCAATATGTGTCTCACGATCCTGAACTATACATTAATCCTAATCCAAACAAACTAATCATAAATCTGTAACATGGCAAAAGAAAGAATAAAAGTAGGAAACGACTGGTATGTCAAGGAAGTTAAAGAAGAAGCCTCTATTAAAGAAGACTTCATATATACTCGAACCATAACATACGAATGTGACAATTTCATGATTGAAGGAAATGTCCTAGAAGATAACGGTAAATTCTCTATGCCGTGGATAAATCAGGTAGATAAAAAAAATCCTGATGGTTCTTGGATTGCTGATAATGAATCATATCTTATTGGTCTATCAAGTCGTAATGCAAAATGGATGACTATTTTAGATAATGAGAATCCTGAATTAGCATCAGCAATCTTACAGCTAATTGATGAAATGAATCGATTAGGATGGTTTAACAAAGAATAACTATGGCAAATTTAATTAAAATAAAAGTAAAGAAAGGCAAGGATCAGTTTAATATTGTTCTTTTGAATCTTGATAAAATTACAAGAATAGAACAAATAAGCAATAGAATTCAATTTACAATAGTATCCGACAAATCATCGGTAACTGCTGAATATGATAGTGCTGAAGATGCAAAAACATTTTTTGATAAATTATACAGTGATTTTTAAGATGAAACAATTAATATTAACGTGAATATAAAATAAAAACAAACCTATTATGACAGACAATAATCGTAGAAAAGTATTGGAACATTTTTTAAATGTACATCCAGACAAGGATTCTTTATTGTTAGATCTTGTATCTGCAACAATAGAAACACCTAACTCAACAGAACTAGGAGTCAAAATTCAAAAAATCTTAAATACTGACATATATGCGGCGATCGATAATTGATAGAATAATTCTTGTAGGTCCAGCTGCATCAGGCAAGGATCATGCTCGTAAAGATTTAATAAATCTAGGCCTTACTCAAAGTATTTCCTATACTACAAGACCTATACGTGAAGGTGAACAGGATGGTGTTGATTATCATTATATAGACGACACGGAATTTAATAATATGGTATCTCGTTCTGAATTTTATGAGAATCAGGAATTTAACGGCTGGTCTTACGGAACAACTAAAAAGGAAATGAACAATAGTCAATTGTTTATTATGACTCCTGCAGGTTTAGCCGATCTTGTAAAAACTGATAGAGATAAATCTATTGTCATATTTTTTAATATCGATCAAACGATCCGTGAAAATCGATTAGCCGATCGAGGTGATGTCGATAATATTTCAAGGCGTATTGCTGCAGATACTGAAGATTTCAAATCCTATGTTGACTGGGATATCATGATAAAAGATTCGGAATTCAATATAGTATCCGATGTTATAAAACGCGTAGAATTAAGAGAACAATTTAAATTATCACATAAATTAACTAAAACCCTATTTAATGAAGCTATCTAGACCTGTTGCATTTTTTGATTTAGAAACTACTGGCGTATCCACATCTAAAGATCGTATTGTTGAAATTGCAATAACAAAAATCGATGAAAATTTTAATGAAATAGCGAGCTTTCATACTCTCGTAAATCCTGGAATTCCTATTCCTGATGGCGCATTTCAATGTCACGGAATATCTAATAGTGACGTAGAAGATCAGGATAAGTTTGGCGGTATTGTTGCTGAAGGTGTTCTTGAATTTATTGAAGGATGCGACTTGGCTGGATATAACGTAATCAAATTTGATATTCCACTTTTGCTTGAGGAATTCTATCGTGCAGGTAAGACTTGGAATTATAAGAATCATAAAGTCATTGATATCTTTAAGATTTTACAGGTGCTAGAGCCAAGAACTCTTTCAGGAACATACAAACGATTTACTGGAAATAATCTTGAAGATGCTCACTCGGCACAGGCCGATAATGAAGCTACTATTGAAATATTCAAGAAATTCAATGAAATATTTAGTGAACAATTACCTGAAACAAGTGACACTATTAGTGATATAAAATATCATGAAGAAACAGAAAAACTGGATCTTGCAGGTAAGTTCGCTAAGAAAGATGGTCAATTAGTATTTACTTTTGGTAAGCATAAAGATAAGACAGTACATGAAGTATATGCTGAAGATTCTAAATATTTCTTATGGATTGCTGAAAAGGCTGATTTCCCTGTAGAAACAAAACAATATGCAAAACAAATTCATGATAAATTAGCTCAAACAATTTTACACCAATAAAAATGATAAACACAATTATGAAACCAAATTTAACAATAACGTTGGAAGACAATGCCGTATCGGATTTTAAATGTACTGTCGATGGATGGAATTTTCTAGAAACAGAATTATCACATGAAAGTGAAACTATTTCATTTTTTAGATGGGCTTATCCTAGACCTGAATCTGAATTTATGTCAAGAATTATTATTCGTGTAGGTGAACATAATCCTGAAATGCGTCATAAAAATAGATACTTTATTTCTGGATCTAGATATTGCGCTAGCTATAAATTAACTAGAACACAAACGTTCGATGCTACATTAAAAGAGATAGATAGAATAGCAGAAGCGACAAATGCTAAATATGAATCGGAGTGGAATTGGACTGAAAAATATCCAGAAATTCAGAGATTTGGAATAAAACCTACTGAAATGGAACTGGAAGAAATGACTAAAGAAGAAAGAGCTAAACTCCCTAAACATATAAATTATGTCTGGTAAACCAGTGACTAAATATATTATTCTTAAATTAAGTACGGATAAGGGATTTGGCTCTAAGCTTGCTACAAATATAGCGGCCATAGTAAATAAAACAGATCTTGCTACAATACTTGATGTAAAACAGGAATCAATTAATCCAGAAGAGATAATATCTAACATTAAGCATCCGGTATATAAAGCTGTTAAATTTGTATTCGTAATGCCGGAATTTAATGGTTCCTTTCCAGCGCCATTTAAAGCATTAGTCGACAATTTAGGATGGCCAAATTATCTTAAAGACAAGAATGTTTTCCTCGTCGGATATTCAGGTAGTTTTTCTGGCAATCTATTAGGTACGAGTCATATGAAACATATTTTAGAATATGTCGGTGCTAATGTTCCGCGACCTGTACATCTAACATACAACGGTAATGACGAGGAAATATATAATAAAGAATCTCAGCTATTAAGAGAATCAATAAACAAATTTAAGGAATAATTATGGTTAAATGTACAGGTCAAAAATCCGATAGCAGTGTATGTCCACAAGCTGGTAGCTGTCAATCATATAATGCATATAATGCATCAATGATAAAGCAAGCACCATTTACGATGGTTAACGGTATTTTTAATTGTAATGATTATTCATTGATGACAGAGCAAAATTTAGGTAATTCTGATTTTGGTAATGATTCAATGTTAAATTCTTAATTGTAAAATAAGTGCTCTAGGATTTTTTACTGTCGATTATTTTGTTTATATTTAACTATAAATAATTAATAAATGACAACTTTAAACACGCACATTATGACTGAACAATTTAGAACTATGGCCGACATGGTCACACGATTAAAATCAACAAATTCAAATAACGATAAGAAACAAATTCTTAACGATTATGTTGATAATGAATTTATTAAGAAAGCATTTCTATATGCAATGTCACCATACAAAAAATATGGTGTTCATGAAAAAACTGCTAGAAAAATGGCTAGCAAATTACAACCAACATTTCAATTCGATTCAATCTTCGATTTACTAGATGCCCTTAATAATCGTGATTTAACTGGTCATTCTGCAATAGCCGCTGTTCTTGGATATATCGAACAAAACAAGGAATACGAAGAATTAATATACGGATTGATCGATAACAATTTAAAGATTCGTGTATCAAGTACTACTATTAACAAAATCTTCGGTGATATCGTTCCATCATTTAATGTAGCTCTAGCTGTTGATTACTATCCTGAATATGTTGATTTTGAAAAAGAAACATGGTTTGCATCTAGGAAACTTGATGGTGTAAGATGTTTGATTTTTACAGGTCCTAACAATACACCAATTGCATTATCTCGATCAGGTAAATCTTTTGATACAATTCAAAAAGTTCTTGATGAAATTAAATTATTAAATTCACCTAATACGGTTTTCGACGGTGAAATCTGTTTAATTAATCCAGATGGCACAGATAACTTTAACGGTGTTATGTCAGAAATCAGAAGGAAAAATCATACTATCGAAAATCCAAAATTCAAGATATTTGATATGATTACTCAAACGGATTTTGATAATGAATCTTCTACAACATTATTATCTGAAAGATTAATTAATCTAACTGAAAAATGTTCAATATTAAAAGATTCAAATACTGTTGAAGTTCTACAACAAGAACAAGTAACAGACATGAACATTTTTAATTCTTGGTTAGATGAATCTAGAACTAAGAAATGGGAAGGATTCATGGTTCGTAAAGATACTACTTACAAAGGTAAAAGATCTAAAGATCTGCTTAAGGTCAAGGAAATGATGGATGATGAATATGTTATTATTGATACTGTTCCTGGAAATGTAAGATACATCAAATATATTCCACAACCAGATGGATCTAAAATATCTACCGAGGTTGAAGAAGAAATGGTATCTAATCTAGTAATAGAACATAAAGGAAATCTTGTTGATGTTGGCTCTGGTTTATCTATGAAACAAAGACAAGCATTCTATAAAGATAATTCTTTAATTGTAGGAAAGACCTGTACTATTCAATTCTTCGAATATACTGTCAACAAACAAGGTAAAGAATCCTTAAGATTTCCAGTATTAAAACATGTTTTTGAAAATGGTCGCGATATATAATTTAAATCGCAACCTATGAATTATCTACATGTATTTTTACCACGAGGCCCAGTTGAAATTAATAAAGTAGCAGGCGGATCCGAAAGGGTCTGTCTTGCCTGGTGGGAAGCCTTAGTCAATGACAATACTGACAATAATCATTATCTATATTCATTCACACATGAAACTAAGGATTCTCCTAAGATTCATGAAAATCATATTGTTACTTCAATTCTATGCGGTAAGAAAGGCAGAATATCTAGAATCGGTCCAGAAATTCAACAGATTATTGTCGATAGACGAATAGATGTTTTAGTTAATCACGCATTTACTGACGGTAAAAAGATGAATAACATGTGTAAAACCTTGATGCCATATAGCTGCAACAAGAAATTAAATATCATCAATATTTTTCATATGAGTGCACAAATTGCACTTGTTGAATGCCCATTTCCTGGAATGAAAGATTGGTATCTAGATCATGATAATTATAGAGCTACAGCACCCGGTAGAGTTAATACTGTTATGATGACTAACTCGGATTTTGCTAAGGCTACATATACTATGGAAGCCAAGAAAATACCACCTATTCCTATTCCGTTTGTAGATTTCAATAATGGATTCTTTAGTTTCTGCTTTGAAAATCCTAAGCAAGAAGTTAAAAGTTCTACTGGTGATATTATGATGATAGGCCGTACAGATAAGATGAAAAGAATTCCAGAAACATTGAAATTTTTGACAGATTATAAAGGTGGTGATATCCATATTTTTACTAAGCACAATGATTATGCTGCGGATGCAATTCTTAATAGAATATTAAAACAGGAAAAATTGTATGAACATGTTAAAGTGCATGTTGGTATGCCGCGTGATGAAATGTTTAAAATTGCTGCAAACTGTAAAGCATTTATTAGCGGATCTTATAAGGAAACAGGTCCAATAACAATGCTAGAAGTTGGTGAACTTGGAGTTCCATCTGTTCTTGCATTTTCAAATGATTTTGAAAATAAATATCCAGCAGAAACTATCCTAAAAGACATTTCACATTATTCATATAACGTAGATTTATTGAATGATAATCCGGATACGTTACTAGATATAATAAATGAAATTCCAGAAGATCTAGAATTTAGGAAACAAATTCAAAAAGGAATATTTGATAAATTACACGTTAACGACTTTCCTAATAAATGGTATGCAATGATTGATGAGATTGTAAAGCCAGAAAATTACAATAAATTTTGTTTACCTGCAGTAGAGACTAATTCATTATTTTAACATGAAAAAGAAACCTTTAGTAATAGCAATTCTGGCAAAATCAGTCGGACATATATTGCCGTTTTATCTGGATAGTTTATTAGCTCAAACTGAAATATCATCAGATACAATTTTTTATATACGAACAAACGATAATAATGATGATACCTCGGAGGTGTTACGTGACTTCTATAAAAAGTATAAATGGAAATATAAGATATATTTAGATGATTCATCTATAGACTCTAATTTAATATCTACCGGCAATCATGATTGGAATGTAAATAGATTTAAAATCTTAGGAAAGATTAGGCAGAATTCATGTGACTTTGCATTAAGCGAAGGTGCTGATTATTTCATAGCCGATTGTGATAATATTTGCTTGCCGCATACAATTAACGCGATTAGGTCTACCGGATTTGATGTTGTTGCTCCACTTTTAAAAACACCGAATCTATATTCAAACTATCATTCATCGATAGACCAGAATGGATATTTTAAAGAATCGCCTGAATATCATTATATATTGAATCAAACCTGTAAAGGTCTTATTGAAGTGCCTGTAGTTCATTGTACATATTATATAGCAAATAAAGCATTAGATAAAATTGTATATGATGATAATAGTGGAAGATATGAATATGTAATATTCTCGGATAATTTACGTAAAAACGAAATCAAGCAATATATTGATAATAGAGAAATATATGGTCGTATATTCTGGTCAAGTAATATTGACGAATTTAATGATGAGATGTTAATATCAGAACATTGTCAATTACGGAATACAATTAAGAAATCAATATGAAACAATGTAACAAAATAGTAATATAAAAAATAAACATATATGATAGCAGTCAATACATTTCAAGAAGCTTTTGTAGATACTATTTCTGAAATCTGGATACAACCGGATTATAAAACTGATTCGCGCATAGGTGACATGCGTGAAATTCAAGGACTAACATATCTAGTAAACGATCCAACATCATATATTTTTAAAGATGAAGATATAGGTCGTATTGACTATGGATATGCTGTTAATTTCTATGACTGGATGATAAGTGGATCCACTGATACTGAATCGGTTTTAAAAGACTATCCTCAGGTTGCTAGATTTTTAAAGAAGCCTGAAAATCCTGATTTGCCTGCAAATTTTAATACGTTTTATGGTCCTAGAATTGTTTCACAACTACCAATAATTCTCAAAGAATTAAAGGACAATCCTAATAGCCGACGTGCGGTAATTTCTATTTTGTCTAGTGATGATTTGCAATTACTTGATAAAGATGAATCATTAGAATTTCCATGTTGTGATTCTGCTACGCTATCAATTCGTGAAAATAAATTAAATATGCACTTACATATGCGATCACAAAATATGGCACAAGTCTTAAAGCTTGATATGTATATATGGGGTAGATTTCAATGTGAAATAGCAAAACAATTAAATATCGAAGTCGGAACATTTATGTCATCAGTTGTATCCGCACATGTATTTGAACGTGATGAAGAATATTTAGAATCTCTTAACATTATTTAATGGCTAAATTAATTATACTTGAAGGTATTGAACGTTGTGGAAAAACAACATTAATAGAAATACTTCATCGCGATAATATTGGCACTTTTGTAAAGCCAGGCAAGAAACAACCTGATGATATTCCATTTGAACATCTTGGAATATTTTACGAAGGCATACATAATTTCACGCAAAAATTTCTAAAAATTATTCCTAACGATACTTACATATTTGATAGATTCTTTTTAAGTGAATTTGTTTATTCGGAACAATTTAAAAGAAAGACATATATGGATATTGAATATGTTAAGGAACTTTCTAAAGATAATGAAATTACAATGTTCTATTTAAAAAATACTCATAGAGATTATTTAAATCGCGGTCCTAAAAATAAAGTCAAATTAACTTCAACCGAATATACTGATATGCAATATTTATTTGCATCTCATATATTTGAAATTCAACATCAAGTACCTAAAATAAATATTGAAGTTATAGATACATCGGTAAACGATTTAAAAACTGTATACAACATTATAAAAGATAAAATATGAGAAACAAAATTATTATGGATTTCGATGGTGTATTTGCATCGAACATGATTTATGATGAACACGGGAAGGCTTTAAAAACCTTCCCTTGGGGTATCAGACATGCGGTAGATATTCTAGTAGATAATAGATTTGACATATACATTATTACAGGTGATAGCACTAAAAATGGACAGGCTATAACTCAAAGATTCTGTAAAAATCTTAAAATTACAGAAATATTATTTGTTAAATCACATAAAAAATTATCAACATTAAAAGCTAAATTTAATCTTGATGAATGTATTTATGTTGGTGACGATATTTATGATATTGATGTCTTTAGAAATACTTATGCTATTACAACAGCAAATGCTCATAGCATATTTACGCCGCATTTAGATTTTAAAAGTAAATATAATACGTCGGATTATTTCTTTATGGATATGGCTTTACATGTTTTATCCAAATTTGTATTTATTGATATTCCTCTCGATAGAATTGCAGATACAATAGTAAAAAAATCACATCAAGCATCATTTGTAGAAACCTTTATTGATCGTAGATTTAATAAGATTTTGTTTATTCAGCAATATTCAATGCGTAATCATTCTGATGAAACTTACAATCCATTATTGGATGGCAACTTGAATTTAACGTTACATAGAATTTATGGAATATGTGAATCTAATTCATGGTCACAATTTGATATAACAATACCTAAAAATATTGACGAGGATCAAATGGAAATTCTTTTAAAATTTGTTAGACCTACGTTTGCTGATAGAATTACATTTATACCTATTGATTATGGTATTAATGCTTATGAAAATAGAAAATTGTTCAATGGTAAATATGGCGCAAGTAACTCTTATGATGCTGTTATATCAGACTTTGAAGGAATTGATTTATCTAAACACAATCATGGATATTACAATTTTAATATCTCACAAAACTTCAATATTGAAAGATGGTTTATAGATTCATTTTTTAATGCTCAATATGAAAGGGCAATAAATACAGAAAATCAAATATTTGTATTAAACGAGAATCAAAAAGATTTCATGAAACATAATTCAGATAATGAAGAGTATTTAACTATTGATGCAAACGTAATTGTTGATGATAATATTTCAAATAGTAAGTTCTTGAAAATTCAACAGGAATTCTTTAAGTCATTATTAACGACAGAAGAAACAAATAAAATTACATCAATAATTAAAGAAGCTTCTAATAAATTTGATCATGTCTTTTTCATGCCATTTAGGCTTTCAGATCCTTGCTATAATTTTGATGGAATCGTTAAGCGATTATTTAGTGCTTCAGGTAAATATGCAATTCTTATAACTAATCCAAACGATGCTAGCATAATCGAAAAAACACCAGATAATGTTGAAATTATAAATATTGCTAGTGATTTGAATATCAATAAAAAGTCATTATACTTTAGTGTTCTTAATGAAATTGTAAATCATGAAAATATGACAATACCGATTTATGAAAATCCCGAAGAAGTACTACATCAATCATTAATTGAAATGTCTATATTGTGTCCTAAAATTGTAAATTTTATTTCATCGGATTGCATAGCATTTGAAACATTAAAACAAAATAAGAATAATAACTATATACAAACTTTAATTTATTAATGGAAAGAATCGAAGCAATTATACGTAAAGGAACAAGTAGTCTTAATCAAAGTTTAAATTCTATAGCGAATACAGATACTATGAATTTAATTCGTGAATTAACTAAAGATGTAGTTGATGCAAAAATCAATGGCAGAAAAGTTATTTTCACAGGAATAGGAAAAAATGTGTATGCTGCTCAAAAATTAGCTGCATCATTTTCATCACTAGGAATTCCATCTTTCTTTATGGATGCTGTACATGCGGTACATGGTGATCTAGGAATCTTAAATCCAGGCGACATATTAATATGTCAATCTAAGTCAGGAAATACTGCTGAATTAATAAATACACTTCAACATATCGATAATAACAAGGAACATTTTAATGTAACTGTATGGGGAATCGATTGTTCACAAAAACATAATTTCTTTGATTTATATTGTGATAAAGTAATTCATTTACATATAGGCGAAGAACTGGATCCGCATAATATGGTTCCTACTATATCAGCATTAACTATACAAATGGTTGGTGATATTGTTGGTGTAGCTGCATCACAGGATTTAAAATTTACACAAGAACATTTTGGAATCAATCATCCAGGTGGATCGATTGGAAAAACAATAAACAAATAATAAGATGACAAAAGCATTAATACTTGCAGGTGGATTAGGTAGTCGTTTACATACATATACTCAAGGTCAATATCCTAAATTGCTTCTTAGTCTTGGCAATCAAACCATGCTTGATAAATTAGTTGAATACTGGTTTGAAAATGAAGAAGTACAGGAAATGATGATTGTATTAAGTGAGGAATCTTATGTTAATATGATACAAAAATACTTGAACGTATTTCATTCAAATAGAAATATTAAACTTGCATATTATCCAAAGACTGATGGTACTTTTAGAACTATCTACTGGATATTAAATCAGCATCCAGAATATTTAAAAGATGTATTTTTAAGCTGGTCTGATATTGTTCCTCATCAAAAATCTAAGCTAGCTGATATTGAAAATGCAATGATTCAGGTTTATACTGATTCTAATAAAGTTCATAGATATGGACTTGAAGATAATACAATAAAATATTCTCCTGGTCATGAAGGAAATATCATGGGTCTTTACAAATATAAAGAATTAGAAATAAAATCTATTGAAGACTTTTATAGCTTAGTAATTAATGACGATAATGAAATAGATTTTGTAGATTATTTAATGTATGCAATTGAAAAATATCCTACTGGATCTTACGATAGCTGGGGAAGATTTATTTCTGAATCCATAATTTCAATTGACGATATAGGTGATATTCCTAAATATGAAAAATATCTAGAATCTCAATCTGTAGAACAACGATGGTTTAATGATATTGTATTTACTGAATCTATAGTCTATAAAAAATCTATATCGGATTACGGTAAAAGGGTTATGCAACATGAATCTAATTTTTATTGTCATGCAATTAAAAATTCAAGTGAATCATTTCCTAAAATTTTAAATGCTGATATGGATTGCATTGAAATGGAAAATCTTAAAACTACTGGATATCAAACTATTCATGAAATGCCAGAAGATTCAAAATTGACATCGGACGTATTTGAAGCAATTGAAAAATTATCTGAATCTAATATTGAAAAGGTAAAATTCAATGCTGATATATTTGAAGAATATTATCGTGTTCCTATTGAAAGATATAGCAAGATTGAATATTTGATTCCAAAGAATATTACACGAGTTAACGGTGTTTTAATAGGTGATTTCTATTCAATGATGGATAAATTATTGATGTATTTGAAATCTAAAACCTATAACTGGGGATTGATTCATGGCGATCCTAATTCGTCAAATATCATGGCTAAAAGAATAGAACATCAATTTACATTGGATTGGCAAACTATGGAATCATATTATCATGAAGTAAAATTCATTGATCCACGTGGTCGATTTGGGAATTCTAATTTCTATGGCGATACTAATTATGATCATGCTAAATTTGCTTATGGCTTGTCTGGATATTCACATTTTAATCTAGACAAAAACTTTAAATTTAAAATTGATGGTGATGAAATTAAATTTGATATTGAAGGTCAGGATCTAGATAAAATTACTGATGATATTGATGTGAAAATATTAGTTGGTTTGATCTGGCTTAAATTGCCTTATTACATTAAAAATAATCCTAACAAGGTTATTGCTTCTTATTTTTACGGAATGCAATTACTTACAAAATATTTAAAATGAAAGAATATAATCTCGATGAATTAGATGAAATGAAGATAGATGTATTTTTGAATTCTTATAAAGAACTTCATAATAGCCTTGATCTTGTATTAAAAGATATTGAAAGTTTACATCAAGAAAAAGACTTATTAATAGATAGAATAAATACACTTAGAGAACTTGATGATAAATTCAAAGAAGAACTAGATATTAAATATGGTAATGGTGAATTGGACGTAAAAAATAGAAAATGGATATTGAAAAAATAAAAAGAAAATCTCATAAGCTTGCAACCTATGCAACAATAGTAAAGCAGATTGCAAATCTATCTACAGCAACAACAGTAAAAGTTGGATGCATGGCATTAAGAAATGACTTTAGTAGAATAGCGTCATTTGGCTATAACGGATCGTTTAAAGGCGACACTATAAAGGAAGAAACTGGAACTGAAGAAGAATCACTGGATCCTGGATGCAGTGGATTTATTCATGCAGAAATTAATATGATTGCAAAATTCCAAGAAAAGGATCCTGAAAATTATATTGTTCTATTAACATTAAGTCCTTGTAAAATGTGTTCTAAGGTTTTAATTAATTCTGGATTCAAGCATGTATATTGGATTGATGATTACAGAGATCAGTCTCATTTTGGCATGTTTAAAACTGCTGGAGTAAGTGTAGGTAACATGGAAACTTTAGTAGAATTGTCATTTGATAAATCTACATCTCCGTGGATTTAATATAAGTTTTATTGAAAATAGCTGATTAGAATCTATGATATATAAATAAAATCATAGATTCTATGAGCGCGGATATAAACATCGTTAAATTTAATCAAGATTTCTTACTATCCTTAAAACGTAAACAGAATTTTAGTTCAAAAAATATTAAATTAAAATTCACAAGATATATTAAGGGTGAGAAATATACTGAAACAATAGCTTCAGTTGAAGGAATGTCTTCTCGATATCCTGATGTATTGTTATCAAAAAATGCTCGTAAATGTATGTATGGTGATCTTTCGTTAATAGCCGAAGTTCTTATTACAAATAACAATTTACCATTTTTTAATGAATTTAAATTATCCGATATTGATGGAACTATTAGAATTTCTGATAGAGTTAGATATAATGGTTTAAATAAATCATTTTATTCTGAAGAAATTGAAAGATTCAAAAAACAATTAATTTCAATATTCAAGAAATATATAAGTGACTTAAAGGCTACTGTAGATTTAATGAATGAATGCTATGTTAATGCTTGTTATGTTGATAAACATTATAACTGTAAAAATGATAAAGCTCTTTCAACACCAACAGTGATATATCCAGACATTGATCCGGTAGAAGCTGGTGTTTATGCTGGTCCGGGAAGTAATTGGCTTGGTTGGCCAGCAGCAGGTAAATTATATTTAAGTGATTTTCCGCTAAATCTTACAGGTGCTACTCATACAGGTTTTCCGGGTACTACAGTTTTATGGACAATAACTGATGCTACGCCACCGTACCCACTTAATTTACAAAATGATAAATTGATAATATCTAATTCTAGATCGTTAACACCGACATTATCGTTAAATGGATCTTTAACTGGTAACGCAATTATTTCTCAGTATGCATATATGCATATTACATTAACTGTTACATATCCGTGGGGGCTTACTTTAAGTGATGATATTAACATTACTCCTTATCTACTATAGTAATTGATAAATGAATAATACTAAAAATTGAACTTGAATATATAAAAAAAGAAAAACTTCAATAAATGGCTAATAAACCAAATAAGGTAATTTTTAGATTAGATATAGATCGAAATCTAACTCATGCCGAACACGATAATAACTGGCGATATCCTAATGAATGGACTCAAAATTATCCTTATCTTGAGGGTATGACTGTACTCTATGAAAATGCAGGTTCAGGTTCAGTAAGCTGGTGGCGAGCAAAAAGGGATGTTCTTACATTTTCTACATTTGATGCTACTGACGACTGGGAATCTATAGGTAACGGAACTCAAGGTCCTGCTGGAGAAACCGGTGTAGGTGCTGGTCCTGCCGGTGCTACAGGAATGACAGGAATGACAGGTGCTGATTCTATTGTGCCTGGTCCTGCTGGATCTACTGGAATGACTGGTATGACTGGTATGACAGGTATGACAGGTGCTACCGGTATGACAGGTGCTGATGGACTTCGAGGAATTCCTGGAGTATCAAATGTTCCAGGCCCTACTGGTATGACAGGTATGACAGGAATGACTGGTGGTGGTGTGACTGGTGCTACTGGAATGACTGGTGCTGACGGAGTATCAAATGTTCCAGGCCCTACTGGTATGACAGGTATGACAGGAATGACTGGTGCGGGTGAAACCGGTGCTACTGGAATGACTGGAATGACAGGAATGACTGGTGCTGGCTCAGATTATACTGCAAAGTATAATGCAACTAGTATTGTTGTTCAGAGTGTTGCTGTATCATTTCCAGCTACAACCCCTATAAATAGAGCATTTATTGCTGGTCAACGAGTTAGAGTTGTGAATCCTAATGATATTACTAAATTTTTTGAATCTCAAATATTTTCATACGATAATTCTACGGGTGCAATAGTTTTAGATGCACCGTTATATAGAACCTGGGGGTCTGGCTCATATTCATCAAATACTTGGGATATTTCTATTACAGGTATGGCTGGTATAGGTATTACTGGTGAAACAGGTGCTGGTGAAACAGGAGCAACAGGAATGACTGGTCCTGACGGTGCCGCAATTCTAAATGGAATTACACCACCAGCTAATGCTATTGGTAGTGATGGTGACTATTGGTTAGATACTTCTACTAAACAATTATACGGTCCTAAAACTTCCGGCAATTGGCCATCGACATCATTAGATATTACTGGAGCTACTGGTGAAACAGGTGCAGGTTTGCCTGGGCCTACAGGTGCTACAGGTGGTGGTGGTCTATTTACAAGATACCAAGGACCAGCGATAGAAATAGACAATACAGCTATAACTTTAACTGGGACTCTGCCATTACTGAGAAATTTTGCACCCGGACAAAGAGTTAGAATAATAGATTCAGTTGATATTTCTCATTTTACAGAATCTATAGTAATTGCATATAACGGTTTCAATGGTACTATATCACTAGGAGCTCCATTATATAAATCTTTTATTGGACCATATTCATCTGTTGACTGGTCTGTAGTAGCTGTTGGAATTCCAGGCGCTGGTGAAACAGGCGCAACAGGAATTACTGGTCCTACTGGTACAGGGACACGAATAATAAGAGGAGTTGCACCTTTTGATGATAGTCTAGGCTCTACTGGTGACTACTGGTTAGATACATCTCAAACTGTACTTTTCGGACCTAAAAACTCTGGTACATTTGCCGGAGTAACTCCTATTAGTCTTAAAGGTGCTACTGGTTCTGCTGGTGCAACTGGTGCAGAGATACAGGTATCTGGTGATGTTACCTATGGAGAATGGAGTATTGCGTCTGGTAGTTCAACTACTGCGGCAATTACAACATCTTATGTCGGAATTACTGGAACTGCCAGAGGTGAATATAGATGGCTTGTATATGCAACTGGATCAGGTATAATTGGTGATAATTTTACAATTCCTACACTGTATGGTGGAGCTTATCAATTTGATGCTACATTTTCATTATCAGCTAATCAGAATAATGTAAATATTTCAGCTGCAATATATGTAAATGGATTATTGATTGCTGGATCAGACACATCAAATTTCTTTGAAACTAGTGGATTTAATTATTCGTTTTCCATGTCAAAATTATTAACATTAGTTGCTAATGATGTAGTTGAAATTCGTTTAAAGGCAGATCAAGCAGTCACAATAACATATAATAATTTTGATGCTAACTTAACTAAGCTTGTTGGTATTGGAGCTACAGGTCCTACTGGAATGACAGGTATTGGCGTTGCTGGAGCTACTGGATCTACAGGAATGACTGGTGCTGATGGCGCTGGAACATTTTCAACAGGCTTTAATAAGAATATGGCATCTGCTGCAACTACTGGTGATGATGCCGATACAGGCACAATAATATCTAAAACGCCGGCTAATGATGGCCATGTATTTGTAACTATTAATGGTCAGATTATCAAGTTAGGTGATGGAACTAAAACTGGTTGTGATGGATACTTTAGTTCTACTTCTACATCACCTGCAAAAAATTGGGTTGATATAGTATTCGGTGATAAGTTCTATTGGAATGGAACTATATATGGAATGGATCTTACAACAACAGATTTAATATCATTTTACTATGAACAACAAGTATAATAAAAACAAAATATAAAACACAGTATGCCAAAGTTAAAGAATGGTCAAATATCTTATGACAGTAAAATAACATTTACAGGTTCTTCAAAAAAAGTAGAGAATCTTGCCGCGGGTACGGCAGCAACAGACGGAATAAATTACGGTCAATTGTCAGGTGCTGGCGGTGCTGGAATGGTATTTTCTAGTAGTCAATATAATATTGCTGCCGCCGATGCAACAATAACCGTTAATGCTGATAATATTCAGGTAGGAACAATTAATTATTCGAATATACAGAATGTTGCTGCAAATAATGTTATTTTAGGAAATGATAATGGTGCTGGAAGTGTAGTACAGGAATTAGATGCCGCTGCAATATTAACTTTAATAAATGTTACCGCGGGTGCAAATAATTATGTGCATCCAAATCATACAGGAGAAGTTACTTCAACTGCTGATGGTGCTCAGGTTTTAGCTAAGACATCGATTAGTAATAGAACCGATACAACTATTACTGCTAGTGATTATATTATTTATGGTGATGCTAGTGATTCAGATAATTTAAAGAAAGATACAGTTCAAGGATTATTAGATCTTACGTCATCTATACCTGCATTAAATAATGGTCAAATATTTGTAGGTGATGCCTCAAATGCTGCTGCATCGGTAGCAATGAGTGGTGATGCTACAATAACTAATGCTGGAGTAATTACTATAGGAGCTGATAAGGTTACCTATTCTAAGATGCAAGATGTTTCCCAAGCCTGTATGCTAGGTAAAACTAGTGCTGGAACTGGACAAATTACAGAAGTTCCAATAATAGATCAATATATTTCAAGCACTGGTTCTGTAGCAACTTTATTGAATACTACTTCTAATTGGAATGTTAATGGTGTGTATACAGGTTCAACAATAACAGGAACTTACCAAGGACAATCACATTATAATGGTGACTATTGGTTTACAGCAGTAGCTGATAACACTTGGGTTAGATTAATTAGAGGATGATAAATAACATAAATTATGGCAAATATAATAGTAAGTAGCGGAAGAATGTTAGGAGGTAAAAAGTCCTACAGAAAGTATATTCGGAATCCTGAATATTTAGATTTACCTGCATTATCTAATGGTGATCAAAAAGTTTATCTACTAGTTAAGATATATGAAAAGTTTGGCAATCACATAAGATTACAAGCGGCAGGTGATTATACTGTTGATTGGGGTGATGGACAGGGTTCAGTAAACTATTCTTCTGGAGCAAACGCTGACTATTCCATTGACTTTACACATATTTCAGCAACAACACAAACTACTGAAGGATATAGACAGGCAATAGTTACATTAACACCTCAATCTGGGCAAAACCTTACTTCCTTTGTTATGGGTAACTTGCTGAATCCAGCTGATGATTATGATGGAACGGGAAATATGAATATCATTGATTGTAAAATGGCAAGTTCTAATGTCACATCCTTAAGTAACAGTTTTTATAATAATAAAGGATTAGAGCAATTTGAATTTGTGGGAACTTGTAATGTTACAAACATGTCGCAAGCATTTTATGTAAGTTACAGATTACAAAGGGTAGTTGGAATAGATACTTCTAATGTTACTAATTTTTATAGGTGTTTTCGTCAATGTCAATTATTATTAGAAGTTCCAAAATTAGATTTATCTAGTGCTACAGAAGTTAGGGACATGTTTTATAATTGCTACGCTATAGAATACATAGAACCTTGGAGTCTGGATGCTGATGCTCCTAACCTTACTAGCATTCAATTCATGTTTTTTACTTGTACTAGGCTAATGGTTTGTCCGATTGCAAGTTGTTCTAATATTCAAAACTTTAATTCTGTATTTTCAGGAAATAAGTGGGGAGGAGACTTTAATTTAGACTGTTCAAATGCAACGACTGTTAATAATATGTTTTCTGATTGTACAAATCTAATAAGCTGCAATGCAACATTCCCAAATAACTTAACAAATACTAGTCATATGTTTGATAAGTGCATTAATTTAGAAGAAGTAAAAGTATTTGACTGTTCTAATGCAACTAATACTCAAATGATGTTTAGGAACACATATAGGATAGATGATTTAAGCGCATTTGATTTTAGCAGTTCAACCAATATGAGCTATATGTTTATATATAGCGGTCTTAGAAAAAGTCCTGCACAATTAGGTTCAGGAGGTATGACCTATTTTTCGCAAGGTGCTAGTCAGTTAAAAAAGTGGGGAAACTTTAATGGCACACCCCCAACTTCAATAATTAGAGGATTTAATTCTAGTGTTTCACTAGAAGAACTGCCTAATATTGTAATTAATACAACTACTACAACTTTTAATACTTGCTTTGACGGTATGCAGAGTCTGGTAAAAATACCTGCATGGGACGGTTCCAATATAACAAGTTGCGGAAATTGGTTTCAAGGTGCCAATTCTTTACAAGAAGTATTAATAACCAACCTAACTGTAGGGCATTCATATAGATATTGTAACTTAGAACGAGCACAGATTGTAGTTATTTTTAATAATTTAGGTACAGCAAATGGTGCTCAGACAATAAATGTTCAAAACAATCCAGGATCCGCTGCAGTTACAAGTGCAGAGATAGCAATAGCAACAGCAAGAGGATGGACGGTAGCAATTACATAATAAAATAAAAACTAAAATTATGTTCTATATATACAACGAAGAAAATGATAAATGGAATTCAGCAGGCAGAGTGGGATTTCCAGACGGAACGATTATCACAAAAGATAATAAGATTGAAAAAAATGGTTGGTATTGGAGTGATGAACCACCTGCAGAATATACCGAATGGCTAGAAATACTAAAAGAAAATAATACGATATGAGTGCTACACCAAATATAAATGCTGCAAAAATAAAGGGAAATAATTTCTCAGCCACTGGAAATCCAGGTGCATCAGATGACGATTCTGCTGGATATTCAGTAGGTTCACGTTGGATAGATATTAATGCTAACAAGGTATATGTTTGTGTTGATTCTACTACATCAAATGCCATATGGACTGAACTCGGAACCGGATTGTCATCAGTATTAAATAGTGCGCAAATACTTGTAGGTAATGGAAGTAATGTTGCAACCGCAAGAACATTAAGTGGTGATGCTACAATTAGTAATACTGGTGCAATTACTATTGCAAATGATGCAATTACAACAATAAAAATATTAGATGCAAATGTAACTGTAAGTAAAATAGCCGCAAGTAATGTCAATAATAGTAAGCTTGCAATAATGGCGGCAAATACTATTAAAGGTGCTATATCTAGTGGAAATCCTATAGATCTTACTAAGGCTCAAGCAAAAACAATACTTGGATTTGTTGAAGGACCTGCAAGTTCTACGGATAATGCTATTGCAAGATATGATTCTACTACTGGCGGACTTATACAGGATTCATTAATAACTATAGCGGATACTACTGGTGATATTACAACTCCTGGTGACATAATAAATTCAACAAATACTAATACAAAAATAGAAATAGGATCAACAGGAATTAACAATAAAGTTAATAATATTTCATTTACTGAAGCATGGTCTAACTCGGATGCTGCTTCTCCTAATACCGATGACGCATGGTATTTTATTAATAAGGGTGCTCTTGCTGACTTTGATACTTTTATTGGTACTAACGACTCATTTGCATATTTGAGAGCTTATGGTGAGCATGATACTGGAGGTTTTGGTGGATACATAAAAATCGGTGGACAAAATAATAGCGGCAATTCATTATTACCGGGTCAATCTACTGGTGGAACAACTTATGGATGGCATGGTAGTAGTTGGTTGAATCTTGCAACAGGTGATAAATACCGATCACAGTTATCATTATTTACTAGTGAAGATCGAGAAGATAATGGCGGTGTGCAGAGTGCAACGAATAATCCTATACTACCGGGTGAAATGTGGTTTAACGGTACTAATTTATGGTTCCATAAAACTCGAACTGTGAAGGTTGATTTATTAGCCGGTGGAACACCAGCTTCTGGTAGTATTACAAATGCTATGTCGGCAAATATGCCTGCATATAGAATTAAAGGTAATAATACTGGTAGTGCTGCGGCTCCAGCTGACTTAACGGTTACTCAAGTAAGAGCAATGATAGGACCTAGCTTGACTAAAACAATAACATTAGAAGCTCCTGTAGCCGATGATTGGATTCCTATATTTAGAACAGACGTAGCAATAACAATTACACAAGTTAAAGGCGCCTTAACGAGTTCTGGGGATGTTGATGTTCGATTATATTGGTCACCTGATATGGCTCTTAGTTCTGGTTATGCAATAGGAACGGTTGAAACATTAACTGCTGTAACTGAAGCAGATGTAAATTTTGCTACAGATCCTGACATACCTGCTGATAAATGGATATTTTTATCTATACCAGAAGCAGCTTCTGCACAAACAGTGACTATAAATATATTATACACGGAAGATTAAAATAAATATACAATGCATTTAAAATTAATAAATAAAAATAATATCTAGAATGATAACAATTATAAGCAAAATAGAAGGTCATGAAGAAGGCTTTATTCAAACTCCTATAGGACAAACTACAGACCCTGCTATAATTAAGAGTATAAATGAAGATTATGACTCTAAGCTAGGAAAGTTTATTGGTGAAAATTTAACTAAGCTTGATGCTAGAGAAATTACATATATCGGGTTTTTTGAAGTGCATAATATAGTTTATGAAGCTAGAGAAACTACTACCCACGATGACAATCTATATCCAAATATAACTAATATAAACCAACTATAAGATGGCAATAGCAAGAGGGACTACTACATATAATAGATATACTTCAGCGGGTAGTTGGAACACTGCAGCTAGTAAAACATTTAATCATAACCAAAATACTGGAGACGACAGACTTTTAGTTATTTCAATAGCAATGTCATCCGGTGAAAATATTCAAAGTGTGACCTATGATGGAGTATCGATGACAGCTTCTACCTCTAACTCAGGTGCTATACAGAACTTTACTTCAGGACAAAATCGACATAGATCTTACTTTTTGAAGAATCCTTCTACTGGGAATAATAACATTGTTATAACACATACATCAACTGTAAATAGTCCAGTAATTGCTGTAGTTCAGTCTTTTACTGGAGCATCAGGAATAGGAGTGGTATCTAATTCAACTGCAGCTGAAGGTGGTGGTTTAATAGCTAATACACATACCAGAACACGGACGGGAGTTACTGCAGGATCGTTGATGCAATTAGCTGGTTTTACTCAAAGTAATGGTCAAAATCCAAATGGAGCAATAAGTACTATAAATGGAACTACTGTATCTGCTTATAAAGAAGGTCAACTAAATGCTGCTTATTATATGGTAGCTTGTGCTACTAACGTTCTTCCTGCTGGATCTATAGTCGTTTCAGCTAAGACAGGTGCTAATAATAAGAAAATAACGAACTATACTTGGGAAATATTAGCAGCATCTAGTGCAACTCCAACATTAACGGTTTCAACAAATACTGTAAGCGGATTTACTTATGTGGAAGGAAACGGACCAAGTAATGAATTAACATTTACCGTATCCGGAGATGACTTAACTGCAAATGCACAATTAAGCGCGCCTACTAATTATGAAATATCATTATCAAGTGGAAGTGGATTTAATAACACCGCATCAATAGGAAGAACCGGCACTGATCTTACATCAGAGCCAAGAACAGTTTATATAAGATTAAAATCTAGTCTATCTGTAGCAGATTATAATAGTGAAACATTAACTATTGCATCAACTGGTGCAACTACTTTAAATGTTACCTTAAATGGGACTGTTACTGCTGCAGTAGCTCAAAGAAGAATAATAATAACTTAATTTGAAACATTCAAATTTCTGTAGTATATAAATTAATAAATACATACTTATGAGTTCAAATCCAATGTTTGGAAAGCCACAACTGGCTGCGGATGAAAATGGCAATATACCCAGTCAACCTAAAGATTTTAGTTTTTTTCCTGGTTCAAAATATGAATGGGTCAAAACAGAAAATTCTGGATGGGTAGAAGAATTAATAGAAGTTAAAAACGGCTTTGCTATTTTTAAAAGTGGTAGGCGTTGTAATCTTAGTGCTTTACAAGAAAGCATGACCCCTATTTCAGCAGGCCCAGACAATACGGCAGAAATACAGACAAGAAATGCTAATCTTATCAAAGGACTCGCAGTTGAACCAGTAATATCTAAAACACCAGAACAAATACCAGAATTAAGAAATGAATATTCGGATGCATTAGATACTCCTAAAATAACAACGGAACCAAAGGTAAATAAATCAGTAAAAACAAAATCGCCAGTTGGATTAGTTTTAGAATCCAATAAATCAATTGACTCTGTAAAAGTTTCCTGTAATGTTACTATAGACCTTCCACAGAAAGCAATTTATGATGTTTTAAATGCATCATTTCCTGATTCGGACGTAGCTAAAGAAATTACAGAATTAGTATTTGATAAAATGGATAAGAAAACAATTATTAGAATGCTAATGGATGAAATGGTAAAGACAATAAAGAATCGATATAAACAATCTAAATCCTAAATTAAAATGAGTAAACGATCACCACAAAGTCAATCTCGTAAGCAGCGAAGAGCTTATGAAAAAATCTTAAAGAAAATGGATTCTGCATCTTATGCTGAATTTAAAAAGGATTCTATTAAAAGAGGTAAAGAAATTCATAGACAAAATCAACAAGATCAATTAAGAAATGATGAACAATAATAGCAAATCACTTAAATGTAGAGAATGTAATTCTATAGTAAATAATGTAGGTCATGATGCAGCTCAAGTAATTTGTTCGGCATGTGTTTCTAATTTTTTACAAGCATTCGATCACATAGAAGATATAGACGACGAAGATGTATAAAATAATTCTTGAAATAGCCTCAAACGGCGTAATAAAAACTATTACTGACGATAATTCAAATGGCGCTGGTGAAGCTCTTGAAACTAAAATTGTGCATAATCTTAATGATGATGCTGCAACAGATTTTGAAGAAACTAATTTATTTATGTATGAATTATGTGAAGATTTAGGCATAGATTTAGGAAGTAAAAATTCAAGAAGACGACTATCATTTACTACTCAATATGGTGAAAATTATGAATTGACCGACGAGGAATTAAAAGCTGAAATTAAATTATTAAGTCTCGATCTTAAGTGGATGCGAGAAGATTTAAAAGCCAGAAAAAAATGAAAAAGGAATTTAATCTGGTTTTATGTGATGATGCGGACTTTAGAAAGTTCTATAAGAAAAGTCCTAAAATAGATATCATAAATCATAATGAAATAATTGTAAAGCTAGAAAATAATGACATCTATAAAAATAAACCTACTCAGGATATTTTAAAATTCTTCATTATTACAAGAATAAAAAAGTCAATTAATTCACAAAAAATAGAATCAATATTCTATAAGGTTGATGAAATTAACAGTGATATTATATCATCCATGAAGCTAGTATTAGGCGCATATTTTGATAAAGTAGAATTGAATTTAATTTTACATGAGAGCGTATATATTGATGACATCAAAGATAATTTTAACGAAATAATAATTATAAAATGATTAAGCACGATCTTATTCGTAAAGGCGGTATAGGTCATGCATTATTAAGTTCAGGATCATATCCTAATATTTTGATTCCAGCAAAAGTCGTTATTAAAGACGTTAAGTTCGATGAATCTAATCCACAATATCTTGTAAAGATAATTTATTTTTACGATACGGTATTCTTTTTGAAAAACTATTTCATGAATATGAGTTTCAAAACTGGATTAGATTCAAGAAAAAGAAAGCTTGAATTTAGTTCTAATTTCAAGCCTAAAACTACAGAAGAAATACTGGACTATATTCATAATAATGAGAAACAATTTTATGTTGTTGTAGATAGCATAAGCTGTGTTCCTACAAAAGCAGAAATGAATATTAGATTTAATAAGATTCAGGATTATTTAATTGAAAGAGATTTCAACTCTATAAAAGGAAAATCTGTACGATCTTTCTATTCTGGAAAGTATAAAGTTCCAACAAAAAATGAATTCTTTGCAAGATTAAAACGTATGATATCCGACATGGTCGCAAAGACTGACTCGGACTGGAATAACTTTATCGAAAGATTCTAGTTGATATATAAAATAAATGTTTATTTATGTCGGATAGTCAGAACGAGTCTAATGATAATAGAATAGGTAATTTAGCATCTCAAGGAAGTGCATCTATTAAATATACTGGTGATTCTGAAAGTGTTACTGGCTATCATTCAATTTTTAGTAGATACAATCTATTCTCATCTGGTCCTGGATATCTTGAAAATAAAGGTTCAAGCTTTGAAGAAAGTGATTGGGGTGATGGTAATGCTAGAACTCGATTTAAAAATCCTACAACTAATACATTATGCAACCTTGATTTAGGGGCTATAGAATATGAATATTCTGATTTTGCATATTGTTCAGATTTTGGTGAAATTCCAAATCACTGGATGATTACATTAAGAAGATTTGGATCGCCTGTCGGTGATAATATCTGGAGTCCTGATAGTTATGGTAGCATGCCAGATGTTGCTCGAGCTGTAGGATATATGACTGGCGAAAAAAATACAATGGAATCATTACTTGGTTTTAGTGTTAAATTAAAATATAAGAAAATTGAATCCAAGATTGATACAAAAACTGCAGATTCATCTAAAGGATTTGGAAGTGGATCCTTGTTCTCTACTAAAATGGGTAAAAGAGCTAAAACTGCAATAACAGCTACATCAAAATCACAATCTTCACAGGCCGCTAAAGGCGATGATGCAATGTCATTTGATCCAGTAGCAACATATACTAATACGGTATATGGTCCTATAGATGTTGTAGATAATTTACATATTAGAGATCGTGGACTAGAGCATGAGCAATCATTTGAGCTTATATTTGAATATGAATTAAAATCTATTGATGGTGTAAATCCTAGAGCTGCGATGCTAGATCTTTTAACAAATCTTCTTTTATTAACTTATAACAGAGGAGATTTCTGGGGAGGTGCAAATCGTCTTCTAGGTAAAAAAGCTCCTGGATTTCTTGGAGATCCTTCAAAACTTGCTAGTGGTGATTTAGCTGGTTATGTTGATAGCGCAATGAAAAGTATGACTTCGGGATTTGAAAAATTAACAGGTGGGAAAGGTGCATCAATAGAAGGAGTAAAAAATATGGCTAAGAATATTGGTGGAAATATTGCTAATATGTTAGGTGGTATGGCGTTAGATGAAATGGGTCGACCAGAAATTCTAGGATTTCAAGCTTTATTAAGCGGTGAAGATACAGGTGAATGGCATTTAACAATTGGAAATCCTTTGTACCCTATAATGGTAGTAGGAAATCTTATGTTAGAAAATTCTAAATTTGAATTAGGCGGTCCTATAGGAGTTGACGGATTCCCATCTAAACTTAAACTTACTTGTTCATTAAAACCAGCAATGCCTAGAGATAGATCTGGAATACAGGCTATGTTCAGCTTTGGAAATGGAAATATAAAATTACCAGTTCTTGAACCGAGTTCTAAATCTTATGCCGGTAATAAATCTTTAAGTAAATCTAAAGGTGGTGGTAAAGGTAAAACTTTACATGATAATCCTTTAGATGCAAACTTAGCAAGTTTAAATAGATTTGGAAATTGGAGTCCTACTATAGTTGAAGAAAAACGAAAATGGAATGCATAATGGATATAAGAACTACAAATTTAAAAGGAACTAAAGAATTTAATGGTGAAACTATTTTAGACTTACAGGAACCGACTCTCATTATTGATGATAATTCAGCATCATTTATTGTGAAAAAACTTATTGTCGTTAATGAACAATATGTCATGAGACCAGATCTTATTTCATTTGCGGTATATGGATCTACAGATCATGTAGACCTTATTCTTAAAGCAAATAATATTTCTAATCCGTTTTCTATTGATATTGGTGATGTGTTAATTATTCTAGATAAGAATGCTGCACAGAAATTTTATAGAAGTCCTAAGAAACCTAAAGCTGCTATTGATGTTACTAAAGAATTATTCCTGAATCCTGATAGAGCTAGTAAAAAAGATATTGCAAGAATTAAAAATCTTCAAAAACAGGCCGCTAAAAAGGCTAACGGTGCTAGTGAAGTTAAGCCTACAAATTTAAAACGTGCTGGTGAAAATGCATTTACATTTGGTGGCGGATCAATACAACTTAGTGCACATAAATCTAAAAAGTCATAATCAATGGCAAATACAGATAGACAAATATTACCATTAACGGATCCTACGATAGCATTAGATCCTATGTCGATTGAGGATTTTGAAAGTCCTGATGAAGGTAGCGGAAATGCAAATTCTAGCCCGACCATGAATAAAGCTTCGCAGATTTCTGGGACAGTTATTCCATTGATTCAAATTAATTCTACACAATTAAAACAGGAAGAAATTTCATTTTTTTCAATTAGTATTAGTGGATTTTTGCCTAGTGCAAAACTAGTAATTAGTGATGTTAGTAATAGATTTGGTGATAGAGATTATCCTAAAGATGGTGATATTGTATCCGTATTTATTAAACCGCCTGATGATGAAGTATTTAAAGAAATAAGAATAGACTTTGATATAATTTCAATAAAATTTGTTTCTAGCAATCCTAATTTATTTACTTTAGAATGTTCAATGAAGGTACCAAATCTTCATGCTGAGGATTGTGAAGCATTTGAAGAAGCATCTACATTTGCTCAAATTAATTTAGTGGCTGATAATCTAGGTCTTGGATATGCATCAAATGAATCTGAAACATTAGATCCAATGGTGAGAATTAGACCGTATGATACAAATTTAAAGTTTATAAATGATTTGACATTACAGGCATATAAAGATGATGATAGTTTTTGGACGTCATATATCGATCCGTATTATTATTTATGTTTTGTAAATATTAATAAGCAATTTAGTACAGAAGATTTATTTGAAGATGCGACTATTTCAATAGGACAAAATCCTAATAGGGACGGAACTGTGACAGGAGAACCTGCTAGTTCATTAACAACTTTATTTTTATCAAATGAAGAAGCTAAACGTGATTCAGACATGTACATTAATAATTACGGTTTGACTAATATTTCTGGAAAGACCTGGAGAATGAATGGCTATAAAAGATACTGTCAATATTATGATGATTTTGTTAGAGAATGGAATGAATTTTTTGTAGATCCGTTAACAACTGAAGGAGCAGAAAAAGATTTAATATTACAAAAGGGTCGTGCGGATGAAACATTTTATGAATCTCAAGTAAAGTATAAATATCTTGGTAAACAAGTATCAGGCGGAACACAACTTGATGGATATAATATGCATGAAAATTATATTTTTGCACAGATTTTGAATTATCAAAATCTAAAAGAAATTAATAAAATGGCATTGACCGTTGAAATGCCAAATATGAATTTTAATCTTTATAGGTATCAAAGAATTCCTATTAGCATTTATAATGGTGATCCTAATACTAAAAGATTAAATGAAAAACGAGACGAAGAGCTTGGCGAGGAAGAAACTAAAGATAACGAAACTGAAGATTCAACAGAAACTCCAGGAGCAAAAACAAAGAATGAATTTCTAAGTGGATATTATGTAATAGATTCAATTGAATACATATATAAAGGAGCTGGTATAGGAATGAAACTTAATTGTTTACGTCGTGAATGGCCAATTCCAGTTGAAAACATAGACTACTAAAATATTAAACTTTTATGGCATTAATTGACGATTTTCTTTTAAATAAATATAAGGACCCTGAAATGTCGAGGTTTCAAAAAACTAATTTATTTTTTGAGACTAATACTTTTATGACTACTCAGGATCCATCAATAATTGCATTTCGTTTGATGTTTGATTTTAATACAAGTCCTTTATTAACTATAGATGAAACAAATAAAAATACTGCACATTCATATTTATTGTCAATTAATGAATTAGAACGAGCTGCATATTTAAAGCATTTTGTTGAAGTTCTTAAGTTTATAAGTAATGATATGTCTTGGTATTTCCAAGCTATCGAAGGATTAGATGAAATCTGGAAACGAGATTTTTCAAATCCAGTAGTATCAAAAGATATTACAATTGAATGTCTCGATGATGTCACATTTAAAATGACTGGACTTATAGATTTATATCGTAAGGCTTGTTTTGATTTTGAAAATATTAGAGAAGTAGTTCCTCATAATTTACGTAAATTCAATATGGGTGTATATGTTTTCAATTCTACATTTGTTGGTGATCCGTACCCTAAAAATCCTTTTGGTGAATTTACAGGTAAAAATGTAAAATCTAAATTTAATGATGTAAAGGGCACTGACTTTGGAAAGGCCGCTAAAGGAATCTGGTCTAAAATTACAGGACCTAATGATAAACAATCATCTATGGAAAATACGACTCGAATGCTATTTTCATTACATAAATGTACTATTGATTTAGAAAGTGGATCAGGTATATTTGCGTCTTTAAATAATAAAGGCGATGCAATGACAACCGGTATTCAATCAATAAAAATCAATACAAAAAGCATCGTAGAAGAAAATGTTTATATGATATTTGGTAATGAAAAAATTGCTGATATTGTTACCGGTGGATTGGATATAGCTGCATTTGATAAGCCTGATGATTCAAATCTAGGTGATTTTATTGCAGATAAAGCTACTGGAATTGCAACAAGTTTAGCTCGTGGATTTATAGGCGAAAAGGTTGATGCTGCAAAAATTGGTGTTGCTAGTATGGTATTAGATGCTATCGGTGGTGAATCTGTATCATTAAATAACATTACAAATAAATTAAGAGGTCCAAATGGTCCTAAAAATTCAAATAGTGAAAGCGGAAGTTTAGCAAATAGAACTGATCGAGCAGGTGGAAATAATACTGAAGGTGCTAGCTTAGCAAATAGAACTGATCGAGCAGATGGAAATAATACCGAAGGTGTTAGTTTAAATAATGATACTACTACAGCTAGTGGAAATAATACTTCTGGACCTAGTTTAAATAATGATACTGATTCAGATGTATCGCCTAAAACAGTTTATCCATAATGAAGACATCAGAAATGACAAACGATAAGATCGGTCAAATGGACTGGTTAGGTGAAGTAGTTGATATATTAGATCCGCTAGAAAAAGGTCGCGTACGCGTAAAAGTTTTTGGTAAATTTGATAAACTAGAAGATGCACAAATTCCATGGGCAAGTCCTTCAGGATTTATGACAAGTGCAGGAAGTGCTACAGGCTCGGGTCAATTTTCATTACCCAAGATCGGATCGATTGTTAATGTACAATTTGAAAATAGTAATTTATATACGCCAATCTATACATATATTCAACATTTGTCTGAAGAATTATCTGCTGAAATAACAGGTGATAATTATGCAACTGCTCAAGTATTAATGTATGATACCGAGATTGAAGGCGGTCTTAAAATATTTTACACTATAGAAAAGGGCTTAATGATTGACTATAATTTAAGCCAAATAAATATACGACCAGATAATACAATTTATCTTGAACATGCGGCTGGAAAGGTAGTTCATATACAGGAAGATCATATTAGCATTGGAACAGAAACCATTAGTGATGAACCCGCAGTTTTAGGTGAAAAAAATGTAACAGCATTAACCGCATTATCTGATCAATTAAAAGCATTGAATGATGCAGTAATTGAATTTGCTACAAAAAATGGAGCCGCGGCTGGTGCAGTCCCATTTACTACAGGATTAGTACCTGAATATGCAGCATTATTGGCTGCAGTAGCACCAATTACACCTGCACTTACTTCTATAGATTCAAAAGAAATACCACAGACAAGAAGTAATACTGTTTCTGTCGACGGTCCATCAAAATCATAATAATTAAATTAAATTAAATCATATAATTATGCCACTAATAAAAAAACCATTCGAACTTCAAATAGCAGCAGCATTAGGTAGTCTTGATGCACCAGATACAAAATCAAAAGCTGCCATTGACAAAGTTGCTGCAGATTTAGCAACCGCAATAGATGCATATATAAGATCACAAACAATAACAGTACCGATATTAACAGTTGTTGCTACTACAGGATCAGCAGTAGCTCAAGTAGGTGCTGGTACTGGAAGCAGTATAGGAGTTATAACATAAACTTTAGATATATAAATCATATTATGGCAAGTGAAAATATCATAAATCTAAGAATATTGTTGGATACGTTAGAAAACTATCCAAATGATTCTCCTAGATATATGGAAATTCTTAATGATATTCAAAGTTTACTTCATGCTGAAATGAAGATAATTGCAACACTTGAAAAACCCGGTACAAAAATTAAACATTATGAGAATATGTGTAATAGGTTACTTGCATTGCTTTCATCTCAATGATTATGTCTAACGAAAATAAAAATACTCCAAAAAACGGATGGTCTGAATATGGACGATTAGTGCTCGCTCAATTAGAGCAATTGACTACAGGACAGGAACGACTTCGTGCTGATATGGACAAAAGATTTAAAGAAATTAATGAGACTTTATCAGATTTTAAGACAACTGAACGAGAAGTAAACGAACTTAAAGAATTCAAGGAAAAGGTTAATGAAGTATGGTCGCCATCTCAAATGAAAGAAGCAAAAGATGAATTGTATCATCAAAAATCTAAATGGCAATTAGTTGTTGGAGTTGGAATTGCAGTACAGGTTCTTTGGGTTATTATAGTCTTTTTTAAAGATAAAATTTTTTAAATATGCCAGATAATTTAAAAAAAATAAAAGAGCTAACAGATACTTTAAATAAAATAGAGTTGAATCTTGCTAGCGAAAATCAGACATTAACCGATGTACTTGATAATACTTTAGATGGATACTGGGATTGGAATATTGTTACTAACTATGAATATTTAAGTCCCTCATGGAAAAATCAATTAGGATATAGCGACAGTGAATTAGAAAATTCAACCAGTACATGGATGAAATTAATTCATTCGGATGATTTAACTGATGCTCTTCAACAATTTGCAGATCACGTAAAATCAAAAGGAAAAATTAAATTTGAAGTTATATCTAGATATAAACATAAATTAGGACATACTGTAGATATTTTGTGTCGTGGTTGTGTTTGTGAATGGGATGATGATAAGCCGGTAAGAATGGTAGGTGTTCATATTGATATTACAGATCTTATAAAGAAATTCAAATAATACTAGGGATATATAACCTATATTAATTATTTACTTAAACTTAAAAAAATGTCAGCGTACAATCATGTATCACCAATTGATAATTTCGATTGGTCAACAAAAACCTCAACAGTAATAACATCTAATGGTGAAAAAATTCTTTCAAAAGAAGATTATGCACAAGAATATTACGACACATTAACATCTCACTGGGAAGGCAAAGATTTCAAAAAACCTTCTAGCAAAACAATTACACAAGGAACAATAGTAAAAAAGAGTAATGGCTATTTAGAAGTAGACATTAACTGGAGAGAATCAGCATATCTAGATTTATCAAAAGAAAGTCCAGAATTTATTGAGGATCTTAATGAAGGTGATTCAATAGAAGTCTTATTAAAAGAAGTTTCAAATAAGCAAAAATCAAAAAATTATAATATTGTAGGATCCTATACTGACGGTATTAAGAAACGTAGGTTTGAAGAAATAAAATCTAATATTGGTGCTAATTTTGCATATCCTGCAAAAGTTAAAACCCTAGTTTACGGTGGATATTTTCTAGATATAGGAGGTATTGAAGTATTTATGCCTGGATCACAAGGTGGTATGAATAAATTAACAAACTTTGAATCTTTATTAGGACAAGATATTTATGTATGTCCTATCAATTATGATTCAGGTAAAAATTATATTGTAGTTTCACATAGAGCATTTCTAAAAACTCAGGTTCCTGAAGCTGCAGCAAATCTCGTTCAAGGTGAGACTAAAACTGGATTTGTAACAGGCGCATCAAAGATAGGTATTTTTGTAGAATTTGATAGTTGTCTTACTGGATTAATTCATAAATCTGAATTAGATTCGAAATCATTTGAAGAATTTAATAGTAGAAGTATCAAGCCAGGAGATTCAATAGAATTTAAAATTAAAGAGGTTGTAGATGCATTTAGAATTGTTCTTACTCAAAAAGAAATAATTGAAGAACTTGATCCTTGGGATGATATTGAAAAACGATATAAAGTTCCTAGTAGCGTTACTGGTAAAATTAGAAATATAACTCGATTCGGATTATTTGTTGAACTAGAACCTAAAATAACAGGACTGCTTCATAAATCTGAATATGAAGGTCTTAATATTGAACTCGAACAGGGTGATGATATAACAGTCGATCTGTATCGAATAGATAAAGAATCAAAAAAGCTATTTTTTAAATTATAGAATCAATGGAGGAATTAAGTTTCCTCCATTTTTAATTTAGATAAATAACTAAAATAAGTATTCACATGCAAAATATAAGGTTCAAGAGATTTGATGATATGCTAACTGAAGCAGTTCAGCTAGGTAATAAATTAAATCTTGTTGTAATGACAAATACGCCAGTAGATCCAGATTCACAAGATACACCACAGTTTTTAATTGAAAAGGCTGTAAATTCTGGAATGAACGGATTTTTATTTTGCTTAAAAGACTGTACTATTAGTGATCCAGATGATGATGGAAATATTACGCTAACAAATAAAGGTGAATCAAAAGGATTTGTTATTAATAAAGAAAATACTGTTATAATAGCTAGACGTGGTGTTGTAAAAAACACATATACTCGTGGAATTCTATCATTATTTGAAAGTAATGGATTCTTCTGCATTAATTCATTATCTTCAATCCTGGATTGTGAAAATAAATATTTAACTGCACAAAAACTAGAGCAGCATTTATTACCGACGCCTAGAACGGCATTAGTTCCTAGTATAGATTCATTAGATGATGCAATTAAAAAAATAGGTGGAAAATTTCCTATAATTTTAAAGACTCTTTCAGGATCTCAAGGAATAGGTGTTTCTATTATTGATTCACAAGGATCGCTTAAATCTGTTTTACAGACAATGTGGAAACTTTCTGATACTGAAACTTTAATTCAAGAAAAAATTGATTCGGATTACGATATTAGAATTCAGGTCTTAACTAAAAGATTTGACTATCACGGAAACAATAAAGACAATGTTAAAATCATTGGATATATGCGACGTAATAGAGGAGACAAAAAAGATTTTAGAACTAATCATTCACTTGGTGGATCTGTTGAAAATGTAAAATTAACTGAAGAACAAATTAATTTAGCAGTTAAGGCTGCAGATGCTATGGGATGTCATTGGTGTGGTGTTGATATTATTGTTGATGATAAAACTAAAAAGAATTATATACTTGAAGTAAATGCTTCTCCTGGGACTAAAGGAATTAAAAAAGTTATTGGAAAATCTATATTACAAGATATTATAGATTTCATAAAAGATAAATCTAATTGGTCTGTCAATGTTACTGAAATAGGATATATGGAAGTTGTTAATCTTACTGGATTTGGTGAATATGTTGCTAAATTTGATAGTGGAAACGGTACTAAATCGTCATCAGTTCATGCGGATAAAATGTCAGAAAAAAATGGCTATTTAAATTGGTCTGCTGGAAATAAAAAAATGAAATCAAAAATTGTTGGTTACGCTAATGCCGAAGTAGGTGATACGGTTACAAAACGTCCTATAATAGAACTTGATATTAAATTTAGAGGAATATCATATAGTAAAATGCATTTTAGCGTTGTTGATCGTTCATCTAAATCTACTCCTATGCTTATTAATAGGGAATTGATGGAAAAAATAGGAGTCGTTGTCAATCCACAAAAAACTTTTGTTGTAAGCGGGTTTGATGGAAAATACGATACAGCCTTAGCTAAGTCTGATAAAACATACGGAATCAAGGTAAAGTAAAATTCATCAATTAGCAAAGTAGATATATAACTTAAACGTAATATATCCATGTCATTTGATCCTGTAAAATATAGCAAAGTTTATAATCAGTTTGAAATTCAATTAAAATTTGAATTCTTTTCTTATTATGGCGTTGATAAAACAGTACAAATTCTAAAGGATCATCTTAACAAAGAAATAATTAAAGATAACGAAGACAATATAATATGTGATGATTACACATATAAATTGAAATTCAATAATGCATTTTTAAATCCATACGTACAATTAATAACAGGCAATCTAGATTATCAAACTGCTAGATTAACAATTATTAAAGTATTTGAAAAAATACGTGAATTTGGTTATACAGATCCTAAAACATTTCTTAGAGTCAAATTAAGTGTTGCAGAAGGTTCACAGTTGATCCCTGATGTATCAAATATAGATAGATTAAGGTACATATTGAATTTTGATGAGAGTCTTATATGGTCAAAATTTGAACTACAGAAGGACTCTCCATTTGTGCGTTCGATGTATCATATTGTACCTGTAAATAAAATTGTTGATAATATAAAAACTATAGATTCTACTAGATATAAACTTCCTAATAGTAATTTGTACGGAATTGATTATACTGGCATATTGACTAATCAAATAGGATTTAACTATATTGGTGGTGAAAAATATGAAAAGAAAATAAATGAGGCATTAGATTGTGTAGACTATTATATGATAAGTTTAGCATCAACTTTAAATTCTAATGAATATACTGAAAAAAATAGAATTAAATTAGAATTAATTCTTGATGATTTACGTGATGTTTTAATAGGTTATGAATCACCGATGAAATTCAAAAAGGAATTTCCAGAATTAAAATTAACAGTCGATCTTAATGATAATGAGCAGGTATTAAAAACTCATTGGCCAAAAATTAAAGATAAAATTTTTTGTATATTAGTTAATAGCAATTTAAAAACAGGCTCTATTAATTATGATACATTTTTATCTAGGATGCAAATCAAGGATGCAAAATTTAAATCATTAAATCTAAGAGATATTGAAGTTGTTGATTCAGAAATTTATGATTCAGTATTAAATAAATGTAATTTATATAAATGTACTGTAATTAATTCTAATATAGAAGTAAACAATATTTATGCAAATACAGAAATTAAAAATTCAAAACTTAAAAATTCATATTGCAATTCCACTGTAGATATTTTTGATTGTTATGTTAACGGTAAGGAAACAATATTCAATGGAACTATGAATGGCGGTATTTTTAGAGAAGGAAATATTAGCGATAGTGCTTCACTTAAAAGCAATGTAAAAGTTGTTGAATATACAAAGATAAAACCAACAAAATTAAAAGTATACTAATATGCTTAAAGATGAATTTATAAAAGAAATACAGGATGAGATTACAGTTGGATGTTCTCTTCCATTTAATGTGCCAAAAACCGAGATTGAAAGAATATTAAAATATGCGGAAAAATGGATCTACAAGAAATATGAAGAAGCCGTTGAAGAACGATATTATATTATAAAAAAATCACAGCTTAGCGATTCCAATTTTACAAAATACAGGACTATTACATTACCGAGTTGTATTTATTCAGTAAATTCAATTTCACAAACTAATGGCCAAGGCGGAGGATCTGCATCACCATTTAGTAATATGGCAGATTTTTCATTAGAAAAGGCATTATTTAAAGATGTAAGTGATATTTCAAATTCAACTGAAGCATTAATGGAATATGTAATGCAAGAATCATTTATAGATTTGAGCAGACATATTTTGTATCATCCAATTTCTTATAATTTTAGCAGACTTACTAGAGACCTTGTAATTTTAGGTGAAACACCACAGACAGACATGGTACTTCAGGTTTATAATAAAGTTCCTTTAGAATTTTTGATGGATGATGAAATATTCTATAGATATTGTGTAGCTAAGAGTAAAACTCAATTAGCTAGAATGTTAGGTGCATTTGATTTCAAATTGCCTGGTGGAATTACAATTAATTTTGATTCATATAAAGAAGAAGGTTCTGAAGAACTGGAAAAGCTTGAAGAAGAATTGAAAAATGATGAAGGAATGGACTGGTTTGTAATGACTGGCGGTAAATAAAATATAAATAAAAATGGCTGTAGATATTTACTTACGTAATTCAACGGATCCTACTTATGAAGAAGGTCGAGCAGAAATTTCAGAAGAGCTAGATTTATTTCTACAACAAATTGAAATGGTTCTTCTTACACCAAAAGGATCGGTTATGGGTGATCCGGATTATGGAGCTTCTTTAGATACTTATTTATGGAGTTTTGGTAAGACTGGCCCTGAATTAGAAGCCGAGGCAATGCGACAAATAAATAAATATTGTTCATATAGAGTTAACTATGATGTTGAAATATATGCAACAGTAGAAGAAATAAATTTTCAAGATATTGCTGTAATAGATATAGCAATAAACGGTGCTAAACTACTTGGACTAGCAATAAAATAATTAAAGAGATGGCTGGATTTTTAGATAAAGCAAAAGTAAAGGTTAGTGAATTAAAAAATCAATCTTTACAATATTTAGTAAATAAATATAGACAAACAGGTGAAGTATTTTCGCCTTCGTCTGCATATGGACAAATACTTCAAGTATTAAGTGAATATGTAGATTTAATTCTTTTATATATTGAAGATTCTATAACAGAATTAAATATTTTTAAAGCTAGTAAAGCTGATTCTATTTATGGGATGGCTAGATTAAGTGGTCATAATCCGACAAGAGCTATTTCTGCTCAAGGAATGCTAGGACTTAAATTAAAACCAGGGGCAAGTTCGGATATAGAATCAAACTTTTTCTTTATTAATAATTTCACATCAATAAATAACAAAACAAATGGTCAGGAATATTTGATTATGTTAGATTCTGAGAGAATTAGATGGGATAAAAATTCATCACAAAAATTATCTTTAAAGGCTATTCAAGGAAAATTAGAAAGTCAAAATAGAATTAGTACTGGTGATGAATTACAATCATTTAATGTTTTTATTCGTGGGAATGGTGAAATTGAAAATGAACATGTTTTTGTTTATGTTAATGGTGAAAAATATGATATTGTAGAATCATTATATGATATGAATAAAGGTGATAAAGCGGTAATTGTAAAAACTTCTATTACTGCTGGAATTGATGTTTATTTTGGCAATGAAGATTACGGGACTATTCCTCCTTCTGGTGCTACTATAAAAATTGAATATATTATTTCAGCTGGTGCTATTGGAATTATAAGTTCAAAGGCAACTACAATTGAATGGGAATTTTTGGATGATGCAACTGGAATTTTAGGTGAAGAAATCGATTTAAATGAAGTAATGTTTGTGTCGGTTGAAGAAAAATTCTTGCTCGGATCTGACGGTGAAGATTTAGATTTAACAAGGCTTATAGCTGGATCAAATTCTAGGTCATTAGTTCTCGCACACCCGCGTAATTATATTCACTTTTTATCACGGTATGATTCCTTTTCATTTATAGATGCTTATACTACATTTGATGATGAATATCTTGATGATGACAATATTATTTATTTGTTCTTGATTCCTAATATTAAAAAGAAACTTGATGCAAGTTCAGAATATTTTTCTACAAACGTAGATAACTTTTATATTGATGCTGATGAAAAATCTGCGCTTAAAAAAGTTCTTCAAAAAAGTGGAAGACAAATTGTAACTACAGAAGTTAAAATACAGGATCCAATAGTTAAAAGATATTTGCTTAATATTTATTTAAGAATATTTGATACTGCGGATGAATCGGTATTAAAGGCGGATATTGTTGCAAGGCTCGGTGAATATTTTGTTAATGTTAAAAGGCGAGATAAAATTCCAAAGTCAGATATTATTGAAATACTTGAAGGAGTTTCTGGTGTTGATTCTGTTAATGTTAAATTTGTATCCCAAGAAAATGAAGAGGCAATTGCAAATGGATACTACTGGAAGAAATCATTTAAAGTAAATAGATTGACTTCAATTAAAGAGGAAATAGTTGAAAAAATACCGGTAGCTAAAGGTGAAGATCCGTCTTTAGGACTTGATGAATTTAATGATATAATCATTGGTGAAAATGAATTTCCAATTATACGTGGTGGTTGGTCAGATAGAAATAGTGTTTATTTTGAAGATACTGCTAGTGATGCAGAATTTAGCTCATTGAATGTAATAATCAAGGATGTGATTATTGAAGATATCAATTCACAAATTACAAGACAGCGTAAAGCTGATGTAAAAAAATCATTTTAATTATGGCAAAGAAATTATACGATGAGACCTGGTCATTTGGATCTGATAAGAATAAAACTGGATATGATTATAGTAAATCTTTAATGAAGAATTCTTTATCTCCTAGATTTTTTGCAGGAAATCCAATTGCGGAAGGATTTTTAGGATATATTAATGATATTCTATTTGAAGCTATTGAATCAGTTAAAAGAATAAAAACATTCGTAAATTATACTATAAAACAGGATCAAAAAGACGTTAAATAAATACATTAGATGGCTACTAAATATAAATTTCTTAATTTCTACAATAAAAGTGGAGACAATCTGAATCTAGATTATGATTCAGATTTAGGGCTACTAACAGGTAGAGTTCATATTCCAAAAGTATCTACAGACTTAATTGAAAGTTATCAAATATTTATTTCTGAAGAATTTAAAGCTTCTGCTGGAGCAGCAACTACGACATTTGGATTACCACATATTTTTAATGGTGCTGGTGCTACATCTGCAGTAAATGTATCTTGGGTCGATGATAAAACTCCAGAATTATTTTTATATTCTTTTGATGCAACTGCCGAAAATATTTTACTAACAAAATCAACTTCACAGGAAGTTACATTTGATATAGATTCTACCGAAACTATAGAAACTACTGGTGCAACTGGAATGAAAATTACATCTAATATTACAGATAATGTGATAGCATTAAATATTGGATTTTGTCCTAAACAGGATATTGCATATGAAAATGTACTTCAGCTTAAGGATTCACATACTAATGAAGTATTTGCAAAAATAACATTCTATGGTGAAGGTATTGAAGAAGATAAAAGATTAGCAGTAATGCTTGATAATTTTGGCTGGAACATTAATGCTAGAGATTTCAAAATATTTCAATCTACTGACATTAATGAAGATATTCCAGACAATCAAAAATTAAATACAAAAAGAAAAGAACTTTTATTAGAATTTGAAAATATATTTCCGTATTTAGGTAGCTACAAGGCATTAATTAATATTGTAAAATATTTTGGATATGACAATGTTAAGCTAAAAGAATACTGGAAGAATATTGAAATTGAATCTGTAAATTTTGGAAAATATAGACATACAGATATTGTAGATATTTTTTCTAATGATGGCGATCCAAATGTCAGTGAAAAATTCATACCAAATAAATTTTATAAGAAGACTTCTAAATTTGGATTGTTCTATAATATTACAGAATGGGATGGTAAATATGATGACGATGGATTACCAACAGTAATAGAATCAAATGAATTTAGCCTAGAAGAAGTATTAATCAAGTTATTTGCATTAAAGCAAAAATTGAAGACTCATTTTCTTCCAATGAATGCCCGTATTGTTGATATTATTGGTGAAGCAATTTACTTTACTAAATATGATATTAATAGCTGGGTCGATCAAACAAGAATAGATAAAATCGATTTAAATATTAGGCCTGATGTTAAGGTACTTCCTTCAGATTTTGGATATATTGAAGATTTAAGACCGCTTAATCATTTAGGTTGCCCTATAGCACCAGATCTTAGTATTGGTGGAACTCATTCTTTACATATTTATAATTTTACTATTGCTAATGCGGATGAAGGTGACAAATTTGTAATTAGAGATACAACAACAAATAACTCAATAGAATATACTACTCAGTTTTCTGAAAATGATGCAGAAACATTATTAGGATTAGTTGATGCTTGGAATGCATCACCAAATTATCCATTTATTAATTTTAAAGTTTATCCTTTTGGTGCTACTGCTAATGGTGTAATGCGAGTAGTTGAACAATATCCGACTACATTTAATTATGTTTTTGATATTACTCAGGGCACTAGTTCAGGAACGCCATCTACTATAGTTGAAACTGAATTATTTATGGGTGCATCGGCAATAAGTGATTATGCTGATTGCTTTATTGGATATTTTACTGGAGCTCAAATTCCAGTAAATGAATTAAGTGATGCTGAAGGAATTCCTGTAGGATATCCAATAGTACTAGACAATAATTCATTAACTATCCCTTGGGATGAAATGACTCTTACTTGGAATTCTTTAGATGAAACTGAAATAACATCAGGCTCCGATAATTTTGGATTGCCTTTATATGGACCTTTTACAACTTCGTTTTCAAGTCTTACTGTGAGTGCTGGATCAACTTATACACCGGTACCCGCAGCAGGATTTCCAACCGGTATTTATGCTACCACCCCTTCATCTGCTCAATATCAATGGTATAATGTAGAAAGAATGAATTTCTATGAAATGCAATGGGTTGTTACCTGTACAGAATCCAATACAGTTGGTGCAAGCGGATGGGTTCATGATACTGGATATCAATCAATAGATCTGCTAGATAAATATCCACTTGTACTTCCATATACTGGAAAGTATAGATTAGAAATGCGAATGAGAGATTTATTTAATGGAATAACATATCTTAAAACAGATAATTTTGTTGAAGTTGAAGCTAAAAAGCCAAACTTTATTGCTTGGCATGAATCTATAAAACCTAAATATACATGGGATGATACGAGAGAACCAAGAAAAACAAAAGCCATTAACGATAACAAGCTATCTAATATGCTTAGTTGGAACGATTACAATTCTAGCTGGAATATTCCTGTTCATCCTAATGAGGAGCTTGATATGGCGGAAATGACTTATGAATTTCTTGATAAAATAGAATTTGCTCAAAGACAATTTAATGAGATTCCTACAGATCCTAGAATTGATATTACACCTTATTTCTGGAATAATCTAGGAGAACAATCAACTTGGGATGATACATCAGCATTATACTGGGATTATTGCGATCCAACTTTAGTTCAATTTTCAATTGATACTATAACTTCGACAACGCCTACTATTACATTAACTCATCCAGTTCTTGGAAAGAAAAGCGCATTCACATTTGATAATCTTGGAACAGATCCATACGATAAATTTAAAAATGCAGTAAAACAATTAAATGAAAATGTAGGTGCATCTGCAATCAATACAAATTTAATTGGTCCTGTTGGAGATGATACCGTAAATTTATTTGATATATTTATATTTCATTATGATTTTAAATATGATAATGCATTTGGAACTGGAGTACATTCACATAATTTTGTTCCGTCTATAAAGGCCATTTCAAAAAATATTGAAGTTCCAAATAGAATAGAAATAACATATACTGATATAACAGGTGATTCAAGTCCGTATCACGCAAATGTACAAACACTCGGAGACATTCCGACAGGATTTGAAATTTATACAGCTCCAGTCGGATCCACATTTAGTATTAATAACGGTACGGTTTTTACTGTAGGTTCTACGGTAACTGATCTTTCAATATTAGCCGATGAACTAAATTTATCTACTGGTCCTGAAATATCTAAGTTTGATTATACTGTTATTACTGGATATACTGGTGGTACACATTTAGGTACTGGTGCTACTGGTATGACATTAGCTGGTAATGCGTTTAATAAAATAATAGCTACAGATAAAGGATTTAATTCATATGATACTGTCAATATTCAATATGGATCGACAATGATAGGAACGTCTTATGGTAGAAATATTACCACAAATCCTACTTACGACACATTAAGAAGTATAAAATATTCTGATACATTAAAGAATCTTGTACGAGGTAATTTTACTTATGATAATTCTTCTGTGCCAGGAGGAGTCAAACCAGTATGGAAAATCACAAAGGAAAACGATAATCAATGGGTAGATATATATTACAGAAATGAATACCTATCTTATTTATTCAATCAAAAAGGAAGTTATACCTTTTCATTGGAACTAGAAGATACTAATGGTAACAAAAGTAACATAATTAAGAATGAATTCATAAAAATAATTTAAAAAATGGCTATTACAACAAAAGACATCTTGGGAACTGATTCAGTTTCAGCATCAAGAATAACTATCAATGACAATATTAATACTATTAAAGAATCTGTCAATGATGTGTTGGATGCATTTGATACAAGTACCGGAGAATTTGATAATTCAATTTATGGAACATCTGGTAATATTGTTAAGACTAACGGTATTATTGTTACTACTTCAGGAATTACAGTTCAAAATGGTACTATAAAAATTAATTCTGGCAATTTTGAATTAGACTCAGGTAATTTAACTGTAACTTCAGGTGATGTAGATATAAGTGCTGGTAAAATAAGTATTCAGGATGCAGATTTAATATATTCTTTAGTTCAAACTACACCGATTTTAACTGTTGGTGCATCAGCAATTGGAATTCCAATTGGGGCAACTGCTACGCTTACTGCTCCGGTAGCAGGATCTAATCCACTTATGATTACTGGCGGAAAACTACAATTTTGGAATGGTTCAGCTTGGGAACAAGTTACAAGTGCATAAAAATTAAAAACTTACTAAATGGCTACTCCACTCATAAAGCCGTTGCAAGTTCAAGGTGGAACGTTCTATACGTTTAGCTCTGCGGCATCGGATATTTCTAAAACTTTTACTGATGATGATGCAAGATTTGTGTTTTCTAAATTTGTATGTCTGGATATTCCAGATGTAGAAACTCCTACAAATAAACAAAATAATGTTGTTTGGGAAGCCGCTGGTATGGCAGCTTCAGGTGCTATTTCTGAATTATCTATAGATCATAATGTAAATTTTGCTAAATCTTTACAGAACTATGCACTTAATATTGAAGATCTTGTTTTAAATAGCAAGAACAGTACAGGTATTGAATATGATGATAGTGAATTTGCCACAGCATCTGAAAGAATTTTTTGGAAGTGGCTTATTGAATTAGGTGCTATGAGATTTCAAACTTCTGCATTTCCTACAGAAGCTACAGTTAATAATCGATTTAAAGAAGAAACACAAACCAATATAGGAACTCAACGCTATGATAGTGTTGTCAAATATATCGGTGATTTAGATATTATAAATACTGTTTCTAGAGGAGGACATACATATACAGAACTATATATAAATATTCCAACAGGTCATGGTAATACACCATTAGTACTATTCAAGGAATTTGCCGACGATAATTATAAGGCAAATATAAAATTTATTAATACATCACAGGAAGATATAAACGATAGAAGTGGAACTCATCCTGCTGGATTATCACTTACCGCATATTATGATGATGATGGAGACAATAGTTATTCTACTGGTACAACATTTGGATTAGTTACAAATACAGGAGTAACAGCAAATAGTAAACCAGTACTTAAATCTGATATGGCTGGTGTTGTATTAGATTTTGATCCACAGAATTATACCCCCATTGCATCTAATCCAAATTTAAATTCTATTTCAGAATTAAATTCTTCCGATGCTGCAAGTGATTTTGAATTCAATGCAGTTCTTTTATATTATGATGTATATAGTGCATCAAATCCATCTAAAAGTGCAACCAATGTTTACGGGATATTGGTTCTTGACGATTATAAGAATTCTGCTGGAGGTATTGGTGCATTAAAAAGCTTTGCTAAATTTAAACCTAATCCAGTTACTAAATTAAATGGTAATTCATATGGATTAAAATTGAATGTTAAATTTGATACATCAACGGATAATGTAGGAATTACTACTGTTATCAATGATTACAATACATTCTCAATGGATATTTTTGTTGATGCATCGACAAGATTACAGGAAACAACTGATATGTTTCTAACTCAAAAGCTAGATACTATTAGTTTAATGTCTAGATTAGATAATCTAGAAAAATTAATTTATACTCAAGACAATATAAAAACCTTAACAAGTGAAATTGCTGCATTAGAAAGTAAAATTAATAATGCCAGTATTGCGCTAGAAGATAATACTTCAATACTAGATTTAATTGGAAATAATTCAGATAAAATAAATCAAATTATTGGCGGTCAACTTCCTTTAACATTAACAATTGATTCTAATGTACTTGATTTTGGTGATGGTATTTCAATCGATAGATCGGTTCCAAATAAAGCAAAAATTATTAATAAAAATCAAACGTATTCTTCATTTCCTGAAATTTCAACATCTACAGGATTTTTAAGTTACGGACTTGATAATGGTGTTTTTGATATCAACGACAGTAATTATGCTGAAAGAAACAATATTATAACACTTGGTAAGTTTTCTAATTATTTTAAAAATACAAGTGCTACAGGAACGTTAACTACAGATCTAATAATTAATATTTCTGACTTAAGTACTAGCTGGTCTCAAGGTCAAACTTTAAGAATATCTTTTGAAAATGATATAAATTTAAATGGAAAGCGAATTGTATTATTTACGGATGCTGCAAATAAATTTAATCTAGGTAAATACGGCAAGACAATTGGTGTGATAGATAATATAAATATCATCTCAACTAAACCAGTTTTTGATGTAATTTGCGCAAACGATATTAAATATTTATTTCATATTGATGTAATAAAATAAAATAAAAACAACCTTACATGCCTACTAAAAATTCATTATCTACTTTACTTTCTGATCTTATTAAAGTTCAGAAAAACGGGTTAGAAATAGTTAACAAGTTATCTGATGTAGTTTCATCTAAATCTGATACTGTAGAAATTGATATACTTGATGAAAATAATGTAATTAAAAAAGTTGTAATTCCATCATTTGGAAAATTACAATCACAAATTGAAAGACTTGATCAAAATGTTGAGTCTCTTTCAGGGTTAGGTAGTTCAAATTCAGTATTACAATTAGCTGACGGATCTTTTAGAAAAGTTCTACAGGATTCATTAAAAAAGGAAGCTAATGATATTAAAACTATTTCTACGCCGACATCTTTTGGATCAAGAGCAAATTGGTTTTTTGAATCATTTTTAAATCCTTTACTTTTTGTTTCATTCGATTTTGGTGTTCAAATTAAATCAAATACTGAAAGAGTAGAAACCGCAAGATATATTTTAACATTAGATACAGATAAAAAATTAGATTTTTTTGAAAAGAATTTTCAAGGAAAATCAAACCTGGATTACGATACATTTTTAAGTTCATTACTTCAGGAAGGAATATTATTCTTTTTAGATCAAGATGTAATTAATCTTCCGCCAAGAGACCTTAAATTTTACGGTACTTTTAGTGTAATTAGAATTCTAGATAATCCTATAACAGTTACGGAAAATGGTGAGGAAATTACTAAACGTGATTTAAAATTTAAGCTAGATAAATTAACATATTCAGATAGAGATTCAAGATATATTAATACACAACAATTGAAAATCAATGATTCTATTGTAATTAATTCTGAATCAAGAAATACACGATATAAAATTACTTCAATAGACGAAGGAACTTCTACAGTTTCTGTTGAATTACTTGAAGGATTTGAAAAAATATCTATTGGAAATGATAATCTTATTTTCTTTGGTGATAATAATGCTGCAAGTCTTGTAGAAGTTAATGTAGGTTTTAATGAAAGAACAGTAATGTTTATAAAGCCAATCGATCCAGATTCAGAAATTAAAGCAACTAACTGGTCGCCTGGTGTTGGATATTTTTCAAATGATTTAACTATTGATGATGGAAATACTACAAGAACACTAGATCAGTATTATAAAGATGATGTTGTAGATTTTGGTGCATTTCTTTTTTCAATGGCTAAAGAAGGAACAGTGCCTTCTATTTTAGCAGAAATACCTAGTTCACCATTAATTACAGCTACAGATTTTAAAGTAACACAAATTAATAGACACATTACAGATACGCCAATAATTGATGAAATCAAGAAATTACATTCTGAAAAGGTAAAACTTAAAAATGAAATTTCACAATTTGATATTGCAATTAATAAAAAGCAATCTCAGCTAGGAAATAAAAAATATAAATCTAAAGTTGAAAGAGATGCGGATAGAAATGAATTAAATGCTCTTATAGGTCAAAGAAGTTCACGTTCAAAATTGTATGCATCTTCAGTAAGAGATATAAATACAAAAACAATTGAATCTAATATTACGGGTACAACACCAAAATATAGATTACGTGGATTCTGGCCATTGCCTGATGCTAAATTTTCAAATCAAACTACACCACAGGAAGTAGTACAATTTGAAATTCAATATAGATATGTAACAAAAGATGGTGGTGCTAATTCAGCTGATCAAATTGAATTTACTGAGGCTGATGGCTCTACAAGACGTGGTTCATTTTCTACTTGGAATGAAATTAAAACTCCAGTTAGAAAAAGAGTTACAGATCCTAATACCGGATTGGTAAGTTGGGTTGTAGAAGAAAATGAAAATTCAGATTCGGTAAATATTAATCAATTAGACCTTGCTATTAAAGGAGGTGAAGGAATAGAATTTAGAATTAAATCTGTTTCTGAAGCAGGATATCCTGCAAATCCTACAAAATCTGCATATACTGAAATTATTCGTGTAGATTTCCCTGATGAATTAGAATCACAAATAAGTGTTGATGATATTACAGAAGAAGCTACTAAAGAAAGTGTACGAATTGAATTACAAGAGGATCTAGAAACCAAAGGTGTTTATAGGCACGTATCAGAAAGTACTGAATCTAACGGACGGTATTTTGCTCATAGCGGATTGGAATTAGCTTCTGGTTTTGTTGATGAACAGCAAACACCTATTTCAATGTTTGAAAAAATCAAGTCAATTCAGGACGAATTGCAAGTAGTTAGAGATTTAATTGAAAGAACTAAAGGCCAGCTTAATATTAGAATAATCGATGAAAGTGGTAATGAATATCGTGCAGAAAATAATGGAAAACTATATATTAATGCGCCTAACTATAAAGATGAAGTAGCCGCATTAAGCATAAGTAAAGGCGTAATTATTACCAAGACATATTTCTTAACTATTGAAAATGAAAGAGCTTCAGAAATGGAACTTTATTCTAGAATCTTCGGTCCTGTTAATAGAAAACCTATTGCATCTTGGAATACTATTGATCCACTACAAGGAAATTACAAATATAACGGTAATGACTCGGCATATAATGTTGAGGATAGATATGATGTTGTTCCTATGCTTATTGATAAATTAAATATTTCTGAGAAACTTACTAATACTACTGGAGCACCTAATCCATTTGCTACAGTTAGGTCTGAATTACCATTTCAGTCTTCTCAATCATTAGGACAATTCATAAATTTTAGATATTCAAATATAGACGGAACTTCGTCGCTATATAGTGATATTGATGATACAGGTGTGCCTAAAGCGAATGACGCCAATGGTAATTTTACTACATTACCAGCTTCAAGCGTAGATGATTTAGAAGATAAATTTGATTATCCTGTTGGAACTACGCCATTTGATAGAAGTAGTTCGAACTTTTGGATTTCTCCATTGGTTGGTACTTCTACAACATTAGCTACTATAGATGAAGCACTTAGTGAACATTCTACAACTGGTATATTAAATTATGATATACTTTTAGGTGTTCATAAATTACATCCGTTTTTTGCTATAGATGCAAAAGAGATAGGATATGATTCTGGCCTTGCTACTGGATATTCTACACTTTTGATGCAAGCAGCATTCCCTATAAAATTCAGAAATACTATATTATCTCGATTAGATAATGCCGAAACAAATGGTAATAAACAGGCAGCATTATTTTATGATACCACATTAAATCGAGGTGTTAAATCTGGATTTGATAGCAATGATCAATATTTATTAGGTGGTCGTAGCTGTGGTGCTTACTTCTTTCCTAAGATGCAAGATCATGAATTTGGTCGTGTTGCTGGTAGCAGTTCAAAATCAACAAAGAAAATAAGCTTTGGAAATACTAAAAGCTTAAGTATTCCACTAGTATTTCAATATAGAATGACTGATTTCTTTGGTGATGGTACTGATGAACTTGGGTTAGTTGGTGGTAAACTTAATGCGAAACTGGATCAATTGATATATAATAAAACACTTGGAATCGATGTCTTTTATGGATTAGATGAACGGTTTTCTTTTGATGTCACTGTTACTGCTAAGTATAAATCGAATAATTTAGATGTAACTGATACACCAGTAAAATCTTTCCAAAATACTATAAATGATTTGAATGATTCTTTGACTACTACATTAAGCAGTCAACCAAACATATCTAAATAGTAATGGCTAAACGTATTTTACAAAAAGTAAGCTTTGGGATGACTAGAACTAATTCAAAGCTTACTACCAATATTAAAGTTGTAGTAGATTCAAAAGATAAAATCTTTCTGGAATCATTTGATGAAGCTGAAGAATTATCGGATGCAAGATTCAAAGGTTTTAAAGTAAGTGGTGGAAGTTATTCACAAGATCTTTTTAACTTTTACGATAAAGGAAAATTCCCTAAAGCTATAGCATATTCACCCGTAATTAAAGATGATAGTTTATCTGTTAAATCTAATTTTAAGGAACAATATGATATGACTTATTCCGCCGGTGCATATCCAAAAATTTCAAAATTATATAATGAAGAATTTGCAGTATTTGCGCCGTTATGGTTAGAACCGCTTAATATCCCTGATTATTTCGTAGTATTTAAGAATCCAGATCCTGTCGGATATACAGCAACTGCTACTAGTATTGATAATGATTTTTATAAAAATATTATAGAATCTAGTAAAATTCATGCTATTATAGACCTTACAGAAAATACAAATATTGGAAGATATATTAGAAGGCATGTAAAAGATGAATTGTTTCCTGAAGCTCCTATAAATATAAATTTTGTAAAAAATGAATTTACCACATGGAACGGAATATCATTTGATAGAGGTGAAATGACAGAGAAAAAGGCATTCATGTATGAGGATCTTTTAATTCGTGATAAGACAATCATGGAAATAGAAAATTTAATTACAAATGGTTTTCAAACTAACGGAATAGTATGTGCAAATATCTTAAATATGGAATTTCTATTTGATGATGTTGATGCAAAAAAATATGAAATAAATAGATATTTTGGATTCTACTGTAATGCAGAAGAAATTGGGAAATTTAAATTAAATGGGGCTGCATTATTTGCAGATAGGACTAATGAAGTTATTCAATTACCAAAGCCGGAATCTGATACTGTTGGATATGCTGATAATATAGAATCCCAAATACAAACAAATGAAAATGGAATAAAAATCTATCTGGATAAACAGTCTGGAGTTATTCCAAAAGATGAATATTTTGATAATATTCCACGATTTGGATTTGTAAAAGATAAAACAGGAAAATTATATTCTTTAAAGAACGGTGGTCTATGGGATGATAACACTCAATTAAGAATAGATGATAAAACTGTAAATTGGGAATCATTTACAGGATTCTCCAAGCCTATTGATTCTATAGATGCTTTTAGACCAAAAGATTATGGTCGCCCTTATGCAATAATTGATATAACAAATAATCCTTTTAGCGGTGATCAAATTAGAGTAAAAGAAATTTATGATAATCCTTCTGATTATGGTACGCATAAAGATTCAGTATTATCACATACGGTTACAGCAACTTCAGGATTACCTGCTGGTACTATTGCTGGAAGAACATATAGTTTAAATGGAACTAAAGAACAGGTGGCAATTGCTTTAAGAAAGGCACTGAATAATATAATTAAATTAGATGGTGATCGTGAAATTTTTAGAGCAGTTGAAGTAGGAACTAAAGTTATTGTTTATTCAAGATTTGTTAATACCATTTGGAATAAAATAGAAATTCAATCATATAAATTAAATTCATCAGATACAATAAATATTTTTGGTGTTGATTATGTACCAGCGATAGGCGCAAGTTATTCAACTGTAATACCATCAACAGCTCTTGAAACTACAGGATTTGTTGCAAAAACGACTTTTACTGGCGGAACAGATTCCAAAGAAAATTATGTTGTAGTAAATAGTGAAGATATTGTTGTACTTACAACTGATAAATATTTAAAAACTCAGACTGGATGGAGTAAAATAAAAAGTGTAAATCATTATTTAGATAATCCTTCATTCGGTCCTCTTGGATCTGATATAATAAAATTAAATGACTTTGATAAATATCGAGTTGTTCAAATTGAAGATGCGGATCAAGTAATTTCAATTAATAGCGGACGTAAAATTACATTATATGATACGGTTGAAAATGGAACTGGATTTTTAAGTATGTATCCAGTAAAAGATTTCGATTTTGATTTCCATAATACTGATTATACTAACGATGTTGATTCAAATCCTACAAGTTTATTAGCTTATCAAGAAGCTGCTGCTATAGGAAGTACTGGTGTTACAGCGATAAATAAATTAATAGGACCTACTTCACAGTTTATAACTTCTGGTGGATTTATTAAATTAGCTGGTGATATTGACGAACTTAGCGGTGAAATGACATTAAATAATGTTAATGAATATGACAGATTAAATGAAAATATTAATCTTAATTTATCGACTCAATCACGAATAATTCCATTTATTAATAAATGGGTTTATGACGATCAAGGTAAAGATGTTAGAGAAAACGACTATAGATTTGATGTATCTGAAGCATTTAGATATTCTAATTTTTCTCCTTCATTTAATGCATTTAATCAGGATCCAAAATTCTATACACATGAATGGTACTATCTTCAGAGCTATCCTGCATATATGACTGATGATGAAAAGAAAAAATCATATAGCTATTTTGATAGCGAATTAGATCTTGTAGATTTATATAATGTAACTGTTGATAAATTTCTTGAATATTTCACACAAGATAAGGCTGGATCTGTAGAATTTCCAACTAAATTTAAATATTCGATATTTAGTGGTGGTGATACTGCTAATTTTGCAGAAACATTTTTTAGAGGAATTAAAGTTAAAATATCTGAAAAAAGTAATACAGATCAAGAGATTAAATTTAATATTAATGATATAATTACTGAAGCAACTGACAAATTTAATGATTATAAATTTAGTGCAGTTCTTGTATTTGACGATGATTCGAATTTAAGATATAGATTTATTAAGAATGATACATTTAAGCATATAACTTTTGTAATTGGTATTGGATTTGAGGATGAATTATTTGAACCGACAGTAGGTGCTAGTGCAACCAGTACACCGTCAAGATATTTTGATCGGACAATACTGTATACTGCAGATCACAAATATGATAAAGCTGCATTATATGCTACTGGGGATATAAATGATCCAACAGTATATAAAACAATTGAAGTATCAGGAACATTAGAAATTTATGGTAGCCTTACAGTAATAGATCCAAGATCACCACGAGATTGTTATGGAATAACAGATGTATTAGATCCGTTTTTTGGATTACTTAAAATACCAGGTTTAAGTAGAGTTGATGGACTCGATAAATCTATTCCAAATTTTTCAAATGACATAAATGCAAGTGCTGGTGGTGAATATGGTGATATTATTATTACATATTTTTCAGGTGATAAGCTTACATATAAAGGAATTAAAAAAGTTTATACTAATTCTATTATTTGTAAAACTATTGAACTTGAAACTAGTGGTGTTACTACTGATATTACAAATGATATTTGGGCAAGTGGATCACCACTTTCATTAAATAATAGAGTTGCAACTGCGCCAATTTATCCTGGTGGATTTAATGCACATAAACGAATGATGAATAATATCTCATTTGCAACAATAGCTGATAAGATTAATAGTGGAGATCCAGTTATAGAATACTGGGACGTTGGTTCTACTGGCGTAGCTGCTAAATCTAATTCATATTTAATTGAGCTATTAAAACCTGAGCAGGAAAATAAAGTAACTACATTTGGATCGATTGAAGATTTTAATAGACCTACAACATTTTCTACTACATCGGATTCTATTGGATCTACATTAGAATTTCTTAATAGAACTTATGTTGCTCCTATTACAAGATATAATGGTAATTATACGCCAAGATTTAAAGATGTTTTATTCTATAAGAATGATGTTACTACATTAAAACCTGCATTAACAAATCAAGGAATAGCTGCTGATAAGGTCGACGGTATTATAGATAATGTAACATTTGATACTGCCGCTGAAGGATTTGCAAAAATAAAAAACATGTATCATAATAAGGTAAATGAAAACAATCCTAAAGGATTACTTGAACTTACTCGTATAGATGGATTCAATCCAGTATATCCAAAGATTAATGAGATTGCTATTAATTATCTTGATTTTGATACAACTTTATCTAATTGGAGCAACGATTATTTCTTAAGATATGATGATAAGGCATCATTCAAAAAAATTAAAGGTACTCATAGTATGCTTGAAAAAAGATCTTTTTACGGATCTAAAATAATGAATCTTCCAGAAACTATAGAGCTAGAATCATTCAATGATATAGATATTAATGATTCAAAAATAGGAGGTAGAGAATTATTTTTACCGTCTGATCTTGATTTTGATATTGTAAGTAGAATTCAAAATACTGGTGAAAATACAACAGTTTCTGGAAATACAGGAAGAACAAATAATGATTCTACTACTTTGGCATTTAATAATCCGCCAATAGTTGAATTATGGGTATATATTGAAAAGGCTTTAGAAAAATATTTAATAGGTGATAATATTTCATCAGTATTTACTACATTTGTTAATCCAGCATTATCAACAGGATTAAAAGATACTATAAATGATGATGTCAAATCATATATTAAACAAAATATTTTAAAAGTATATTCTATAGACACAATAGAATTAAGTGAATTACGATATAGAAATAATATCAATAGCTTTGAATTATTAGAATTAGGCCTTAATGATACTGATAGAAGAATATATAGTTTTCAAAATACAAGAAACTTTAGAACTCAGAATCTAGTTAATTCTAATTTGAATTTTAAATTGATATATAACATACCAGAAGAAAGGAAATTAACTTCAATTTCCCTTAAGGTATTATTAAGAAAAAAATAAATTAATAGATGCCAATACAAATTAAAGAACTTATCTCATCGGATTCGTTATCACAGGCAATAGAAAAACTTAATTTTAACTTTGATCAATTAATATTGAGCGGAGGCGGACCCCCAGGACCTATTGGAATTGCAGGACCCGTAGGACCTAATGGTGCTAACGGGGTTCGAGGATCTCAATGGAATACTAGCAATGTTAGTGGAACAAGTGGTGCTACTTTTTTAAGTACTTCATTAGCTAATGATAAAGTATTAGATATTGGTGGGACTGTTTGGAATTATACTGGTTCAACTTGGGTATCTACTATAAATATAAAAGGTGTCAAAGGAGATACTGGTGCTGACGGAGTTTCAGCAGATATAAAAAGATATCAAGGTGTTCTTAATGGTGGTGAATATGTTGCAACGGATATTGCCACCCCTCTTAATGATCGTAATACGCCGGATTTCTTTGGGTTTAACGATGGAAATAAAGCCGGAGTTAATGTACATGTTTTTGGACATTTAGAAGATGCTGTAACTGCTAGTAATGCCCCTGGTCCAAGTGAGCAACCAACTGCATTAATAATGCAATCTAATTTAAATGCCGGTATTTATTTAGGACTAGGTGGTGAATATACTTCTGGTGATGCAGTTATCGGAAGTCCAGATTTTAATAAGTATGCAAATATTTTTAAAGGAGCATCAGGATTTACTATTGATAGTACTAGAACTGATAGTATAAGTGGATCTGAAGGAGATATTACATTAAATGCAAAGGGACCATCAGGAAAAGTATTTTTGAATGCAAAAAATCAAAATGCAAATATAAGTGTAGGTGACACATCTGGAACCGGTACTATAAGAATACAAACAGAAAAATCGAACGGAGATATTAATTTAAGGCTATTAACTGGAACTCGAGATGAGAATTTTACTCTTGATGAAGCGAAAATAAATTATACAACTTTGAATGGTTCTTCGTTAGTAGAACAATTTCGTATTACTCGTGGCGGTGAAGCTGCAATAAGAAATACATTAAAAATTGGGGATCCTTTAACAACTTCTCCAGGTATACACTGGCAATATTCTGTCAAAATTTTAAATGGTGCTTTATCTATGGGTCGTGGTGAAGCAGTAAGTAGCAATATTCTTTGGGATAGTTATTGGAAGAATGAAGAATCTGGTGCTGGCTGGAGAATTCATATGAATCGACCAGGGCAAGGTGAATTGTATGAAAGTGAATTTAAAATTTATGTTGCTGGTGATAGTAGAACAAGTACTGGTTTTACACCAACTGCAGCTGGAACGGATTTAGGTTCTAGTTCGACTAAATTATTAGAACCTATTGCAATAAGAAGTTACGATGGTAGAATAAAATTACAGGATGATAATAATATTCTTGAAGGAGTTACTATTGGAAAACATAGTATGCCGAGTAATTTTTTAACCGGTGATATTGCTGCTGGTGGACAACAATATAAAACTCTTCTTATTGGAAGTGGAAATGATTCTATAAGACCAAGAATGGCTCTAGGATATGATATTAATAATTATACTGCAATACAGCAGGTTAAACGGAATGGTACTACGAGTGATGCTGCTGGGGCAATATATGGTAGTTATGACAGTACCGTTCCTACTACAGCAAATAATTTTACTTGGGGTACGGTATCTGGTTTGCCTAACGGTGTTCCAGGTTATTCAGGCTCACCTGCTACTAAACCAGTAGTATTTAATTTTGGATCTGGTATTACATATACTAGAACCAAATATACAACAGATAAAGTAAATATTGCAGGTGGTATTAAATTGACTGCAAATTCTCCTGGATTTGATACTGGTACAAATCAATATACTAATATTGGAAAGCATTATAGTGATATAATGTTTAATGGCGATGGTAATGATAGATCTACATTATATTTAGGAAGTAAAACTGAAGATCCTAAAGATGATATGAATCTACATACATCTTTAGGATCCGGTAGTACTTATGCTTATGCGCCAAATCCTTATGGAAAATTAAATATTTATTCTCCTTCTACTGGAATCAAAAACGGAGGCTCAGCTATTACATTATGGGATAAACGAGATTCGATGACTGTTAGTGGACATACATTAAATCCTATAAATATGTATGGGAAGATATTTATAGAACAAGGTAGCGGTCAAAGTGGTAGAAGTGCTAGTAGTACTGATTTTGGTTATCACGGACGATTTGTCATAGAATCTTCCGGAAATTTCCTTTCTTCAGGAGCCGTTACTGGAATTGCAGGTGGTGCATTAATAGATATGGTAATTCGTACTACTAATACTTCAAGTTCTATTTATTTAGATTCTGCTGATGAAATTTATCTTTATGCTGCAAAAGATATACTTATAGATTCGAAAGATGACATAAAATTGAATGCTACAGGTGGATCTAGTAATGATATTGAAATATTAGCTGATAGAGATATTGTAATAAAAAGTTATGGTAACGGTACTGCGACGGGTGGAAATCAAGGAGATATTACTATTCAAACTAGCGGTGCATCATCAGCTATAAATTTAACTACCACAGATACTATTAAAATTTCTGGAGGAACTACTAATCCTGGAGCCAATAAAATATTGACGTGTACTGCTTCTGACGGAACTGCTAAGTGGCAAACCCAAGTAGCAACTAATACTTCGTCAACAATGAAATCTACATTTACTAGTAATGACGCTATTCTTAATTATACTAAAGCAACTACAACTACTACAACTACTACAACAGTAGCATGGGTAACGGTTGGTACAACAACAAGTACGTCGGTAACTAGTCCTCAACCAACAACATATAATTACCTTAGTTCTAGTTATAACTTTTACGGTGGAAGTTCAGTTTTTAATAATGCAACTGTTAATGATATGCCTTCTAGAACTTATGATAGAATAATAACTATGTCTAGTCAGAATCACCCTACCGGTGGTAATAGTGCGGCTCGAATGTTTCGTGCTGCCTTTTATCTTGAAAATGGACCAGGCGGAAATTTTGGAAAATATTATATTAGCAGTGGTGCGGTGCCTTATGGTTTTGAACAAATGGCTGAAATTGAGGGTAACCTTGGCACAATGTCAATGTATGTGCCTGCTGGATGTAAATGGCGTTGTTTTGTAGTAGGTAGAAGAAGTACTGGTAGTGCGCAATGTACTGTGAATTTTAAAGAACAACGTTTTGAATAATTTTATGAAAAAAACGAGCTTAAATATAATTACCTGGATAGCAATTGTCATATTGGCAATCTTGCTATTCAGACAGTGCAATATATCTTCTAATATTAATGATGAGCTTGCAATTACTATAAATAATTCAACAGCTTTAAGCGATAGCATTAAAACCTATAGGTCTAGAAATGGTGATCTAGTATATGAGAAGGGTATTCTCATTGCTTCTAAGAAAGAATTAAAAGACTTAAATAAGGCTTTATATAATGATATAAAAGATCTTAAGAATAACCCTAAAGTTATTATAAAGACCGAGACAATAATAATTCATGATACTACCTTATTAGAAACCGAAATTATAAAATATTCTGACGGAAGCAATGGAATTAAATGGGAGTATGATTCGATATATTCTGAAGGTAATTTTCAAAAACTTGAAGGAATTACTCGATTTAAAATAGATTCAACAGGATCCTATGATGCCAGTGCTTCATTAAATACTAATAGTTTTGGTATGACATTTAAAACTGGAATAATCGAGAAGAATGGAAATTATGAAATATTTGTTACATCAGATTATCCTAATTTTAAGGTCGGTAAAATTGAAGGAGCTATTATAGATAAGAGCATGATTCAATCCAATGAAAGTTCATGGGTTGCGGGTCCTTTTATTGGATACGGACTTCAATTTGTAAATAACAATGTTACTTACGGTCCTCAAATAGGAGTAGCCATAAGTTACAATTTTAATAAGTCAATAAAAAAATTATTTAAACGATAATGGCAGCTAGCTCTAAATTTATACAATTATCTTCATCAGTATTGATGGAATACCAATATGCAGATCAAGCAGATCTAGCATCACATCGTCGAAATACCAGTACTTTAGGTATTTTAAAAATGGCTAATGCTTATACTGGAGTTGATCATTTTTTTAATACTGATGGAGCCGAAGCTACTACTAATAATGTTAGAGATAGAGCTGCTACTCTTATAGATCAAACTACCGGAAAATATGCATATTTAAATATAGATGGGATTAGTGCTTATAATGATATAGATACTAATTTAACATCTACTGCAAGTTTACCTAATAGTCCTACGACAGCAGACTTTATTGTATATGATAAAATTATTTTACATTTTACTCAAGGATTTAATTTTGAGCAGAATGAAGGATTAATTCTTGAAGCCAGTATTGATGATGCACAAAATAATAGACAGATTCTTGGATCTATTGCATATCTTGAAGAAGATAATTATGCACAATTAAATGCATCACCATTTTTATTTGCAGGAAGACAATATACATCATTTATTCATATAGAAATTCCAGCATTAGTTAATTTAATTTCTGACTATCAGGCAGATTATGTTGCTGGTGGTTCTAATGATTTTGCAGCCTATAAAATATCACCAATTGGATATTCATTAACAAAACCTATTACATTTAAATTTGGATTTATTGAAAAGGTTGAAGTAATAAATGGAAATACATTTTTATATTCATATTATCAGGATACTATCTCATTAAATAAAACCGATCAATTTAGCGGTGTTACTGCATCTGTTGAGGAAGCAGCAGACGGAGATTACTATCAATTACAACCTCTTTATAATTTATTAAATATTGAAAACTATATAATTGGATTAAATAACGACGGCGGTGACTATATTATTTTGCATGATATTGCAGTATTTGAACAGATTCCAAGTACAGGTTTTACCAAGACTCAAGATTTACAGATTGCTCAAATAGATAGTTTTGATGAAGCAATAACATTTAGACCTATTATAAAAAATGGCTCTGTTGCAGTAAGCTACCGGATTGATTATGTTGCTAGACTATATAATAGAAATGATAATACTCAGATCTGGAAGAAAGCAACTAAGATTAATACTGATGTAATGAAATATGCAAAAAATTTAAATAAATTAAATATTGGAACTAATCCTATTATTGCAAATGTTTATAATAATATAATTCAAAAAACATTACAGGTTGGAAGTGAATTAACTGCAGATGAATCTCTAGTTAAGGCTTCTGGATATACTAAATATGTGACATCATTTATAAATACAGCTAATGTTGGATTATCTAGTGATACAGTATTTCAACGAGTTGTAAATGGTGAAACTATATTTGTTGCAAAAGAAAATGCATCAATTAATGACACGGAAATTCATGGTCAAGGAGAATTATTCCTAGACATAAATAGAACTGATTCTTATTATAGATTCATAATTTATACTGATGATAAACTAGGTCAAAAAACTCAAATGAATTTAAATGGAATTGGAAAATTAACACTTCAATTTTTCTCAAATAATGATAAGAAATTTGATATAGCTGAACTGGATAATTCAGGAGCTAATAAATCAAAAGGTGAAGTCATATTTAAGATTGCTGCGGACAAAGCTAAAGAACTTGTCGGATCTTCAAATGAAATGCTTTATGTATCTGCAAAACCTGAAGGAGGTGGACCTGAGACTGTAGTTTACAAAGCTAAATATACAGGACCTGGCACAGATCAAATAGATAAAAATTTAAATAACGCAATTCGATCATTAAGAAATGATAATCTAGAAACCAGTAAAAAATTAAAATCTGCTGAAGATACTATTATTGAAAAAAGATTAGCTGAAGAAGAATTAAAGAATTACATAAATAAAGTATCTGTAGTTTTATCGCAATATAAGAGAAGAATATTCAATCTAGAAAATAATATTGGAACTAGTGATAATGAAATTATTGAGCCAAAAGCTCCTAATGTAAATGATCCGCAATATACAGATAATTATAAAACTGATGCGGATAATCAAACAGAACTAGACAAGGTAATTTCAGAATTCAAACAATCTAGAGGAATTACTAGTGCTGGTAATAAAAAGAAACGACCTGAATCGACTACGCAAATAGAAGCGGATGTAGCTATTAATGCACAGACAGTTAAGAAAGGTGGAAACAAATGGAAATAAATTATGTATTTAGATAGTCAACAGGATGCGTTTAGAGTTGAGATACCTAAGGCATTTATTCCAAAGCATATTTCTGATAAGTACAAGCCTTATCATGAAAGATTGCCAAATATAGTAAAGAGTATTCCAGAACTAATAAATCTGACTATTCAAAGTATTACTATTCCGCCAAAATCTTATGATCCGGTTGAACAAACACATGCCAAAAACGATAGAGATCCTGAATCTCGTGGAAGAACTCGATCATTTAGGTCATCGATCCATAGACAGAATTTAAGAGAAAAAACATTCACAATAACATTTAAAATGCTTAACGGATATTTTAATTATTGGATAATGGATGAAATCTATGAATATTACTATAAGGCTGGACAGACATATACGTGTGACATACCTGTTAGAATACTGGATGATAATGGAATAATCATGTATACTGCAAAATTTACTAATGTATTATTTACTGGTATGAGTGAATTTGAATTATCCTATGCAAATAATATTCGTGAATTTAGTACTTTTGAATGCACATTCACATATAACACATTTGAATCTTCGCTAGACGTAGACTAAAAGATATATAAATAAATTATACAGACCATGAAAACATTTCAAGAATTAATTAATGAAGATAAAGAATTAGATTTAATTCCATCGTTCAAGGAAAATCTTACTGAGGGAATTACAGCCGAAGAAGAGTTACTGGTTGAACAGGCATATCAAAGATTTATTGAAAGTGAAATGACTCTGGAACAATTGGAACATGAGCTTACCAATGAAGGTATCTTTGGATCGTTACTAGGTGGACTTACTGGATTTGCATTAGGAAAATCTGTAGGTAAAATGATTGCTAAAGCATTAGGAATTAAATCTGGTGTATTTTACGATCTATTAACTTCACGATTAGTTGGAGCTGCATTAGGTTCTTCTATGGGTAAGAAATTCTTTTAAAATTATTTAAATGATATATGTAGGAATAGATTTTTCTATTAATTCAACTGGCGTTACTATTTTAAAAAACGACAAATTCATTTGGTTGAATTTTGCCGCTAATGTCAAATATGGCAACAAGCCTTTCATACAGCATAATATAATTAAAGATTTTAAAAATGTTCATATAGAAAGCTATGAACGTAAGGTTCCTAAGACGTCATATTCAGATGAACAGGAATACAAGATTAATAATGCTTACGGAATAGCACAAAAAATCATAGAAAAAATCAAGGATATTGCAGGCAAGGACGATAGAATTATTGTCGCATTTGAAGGATTCTCTTATGGATCTAAAGGACGATCATTCATAGATTTAATTGCATATAATTCTACTTTAAAATCTTTACTGGTTACTGCAGGAATTACAGAAATAAAGGTTTATTCACCGTCTGAAATAAAAAAGGATTTTACTGGCAAGGGTAACTGTGGTAAAAACAAGATGTTTGAATCATTCTTAAATGTTGATGATAAAAGATTATGTAAAGATGCGATCTGGAAACATTGTTCTTCACTGGAAATATTAGATGGTGCCGATCCAGCAAAACCCTTCGACGATCTAGTCGATTCATTCGCAATTCTTAGAAAACTAGTGACAGATTATAGTCACTCTTAAATATACTAAATTCCTTAACACAACTGATAATTATTATATTCAATCGAGGCAGATATGTTTCAATTATAAGAATTATTTTAACTTAATTTTTCATAGATATATAATTTAGAAAAAATATATTTATTATGAAATTTAAAAGATTCAATGAATTCTTGAATGAAGGAGGATGGCAAACTACTAAGACACAGAATACAGTTTTAAATCCAATTCTAGTTAAAAAATCAATAAAGCAATTTGAGGCATTTGGAAAGAATCTTAATAAATGGCTGGAATCAAAAGGTGAAGCTCCTATAGAATTTGTAGAAGCTAATGGTTCAAGTGGATATGTTGATAGAGATCTAGAAGAAACCCCTGATAGAATTTATGGCGATGTTGATTATCTGGTAATTTTACCTGGAAATGAATATCCATCATTTGAAGAATTTAGAGCAGATTCAGGTAAAATAGAAAGAAAATATAGAAGACTGATTGGTGATTATGTAGAAGCTAAAAAACCTAAAAATATTCCAGAAGATGAATACATGGATTTTGTTAAAGGTTCAAGTGGATTGATATTTGAAATAGAGCCTGATGTTCATGTTCAAATAGATTTTGTATTTGGATTTCCTTCATATAAAGAATGGATGCAAATGAGATATACACCAGAATACAATCTTAAAGGATTTGTAACTGGAAATTTATTTTCATCATTCGCAAAAATACTTGACATAAATCTTGCTAAATTTGGCGTTATTGCTAAGACCCGTGATGAATTATTGATTCCATTTTCAAATAGAAAGGATGTTAAAATTATACAGATTACATCTAATCCAAAAACTCTTTTTCTTGATGTTGCTAAATTTTTAGCTGTTTATAATGATATAGATATTAAAAACTTTAAGATAGATTCAATTTTAAAGAAGACTCCTGGATTGAATGCCAAAGATATGACACTTGAAAATATAGCTAATGGAATCAAAGGATTTGCTGCAACTATGGATTTGAATAATGCTTTAGGTGGTAAATTAAAAGTTGATACTGGTCGTGAATTATTAGATTCAATTAAGGAAGACTTTCTTGATCGTAATGAAAAGGTTCGCAATAAAGTGAAATTTGATAAAGCGGTTACAAAAACTGCAAAGCAGGCAAGAGATAAAGCCTTTGAACATTCAAGACGTGGTGATAAATTAGTTAAAAAATTATTGAAATAATTCCAGTACAATCAATAAGGGGATAGATATATAATAATGTAAAGAGTAATAAAGTGTAATTTTAATGTAATAAGGAGATAGAATGAATTAAAGGAAAGTGAAACAAAGTAAATCAAGAGTAATAAAACAAATTAAATAATCAAATTAACTAAAGTGTATTATGGAAAATCAAGACATTTTCAATTTAAAACTGGAAGACTTTCAAACGGAAGAAATTCAATCAAAAGGAAATCAGCTATATAAGCCTGATCCTAAAAACGGAAAAGACAACATTTATCGAGCTGTCGTAAGATTCTTACCTAGAGTCGAAAATCCAAAACAATCTGCAATCAAGAAATTTACCTATTGGCTAGAAGATAGTTCAGGAAACGGATCATATTATGATTCACCTAAATCTATTTCATGGGATGAAAAATGTAGAATTGCTGATTTATATTATAAACTTTCAAAATCAAAATCTGCTGCGGATCAAAAAGCTGCTGAAAGATTACAAAGAAAGGAATATTATTTCTCATTGGTTCAAATCATAAAAGATCCTCAAAATCCAGAAATGGAAGGAACAATTCAGGTTTATCGTTATCCAAAAACAATCAAGAAAATTGTTGATGCACAAACTACTCCTTCTAAAGAAGATATGGCAATGGGCCAAGAACCTTGTAACGTATTTGATTTATATGAAGGTAAAAACTTCAATATTAAAGTTACTGTCAAAGGTGGTTACTGGAATTATGATGAATGTAAATTCGGTGATAGTAAAACAGCATTATCAATTGATGGTACGGTAATTGAAAGAACACCAGAATCACAAAAAGTTGCATTAGCATATTTAAGTGATACGCCAAATATTAAAATGTATGAATATAAGGCAATTGATGCTGAAAAAGATGTTCAATTAACAGGCGTTTTAAGTGATATTGATACATCAAATCCAGGTGCTTCTTATAATGCAATAGCATCATCAAATCAAGCTGTTAAACCTGTTGCGGTATCAACACCGGTATCAACTCCGACACCGGATCCTGTTGCTTCATTGGATGCAGTTAATGATGCTGCTAAACCAGTGGATGATCTAGATGATTTCCTTAATGGACTTAATGCATAGTATTAATCTAAACTATATGCCTAGGACTTAAAAATCCTAGGCATTTTTTCATTATGGAAATATCTACAAAAAACATGAAATTAACGACAGAAATACAGGATAAAATTACAAGATCCCTTGAAACTGTGTTATCTAAAGAATTTACAGGATCTAAATCTCAATGCGATAAAAAGCATGGAAGATTAAATTTTGCTTGTCCTTATTGTGGTGATTCAGATTCATCGCATAAAAAACGTGGTAATTTATATTGGAATACATTAATGTTTCATTGTTATAATGCAGGTTGTTCAAAACCACATGCAAGCATAGTAACTCTTTTAAAAGATTTTGATCAGGGATTTAATAATTTAAGTGATTTAAGTAATGTTTTAGAATATATTAAAGAAAATAAAGTTGAAGTAGTTACTGCGGACTTTTTAAAATTTAGCGTATTTGAATCATTAAATAAATTAAGCATAGATAAAGTAACATTAGGAAAGGCACTAGGAGCAAGGCCACTTTGGAAAACGGATAGCGCATATAATTATTTAAAATGTCGATTATTACATAAACAGGTAGATAATTTCTTATTTGATCAAAGAAAAAATAAATTGTATATTTTAAACATGGTTGAAGATCGCGTGATTGGATATCAAGTCCGTAATATGAATGATAAATATTATGGTGCTAAATATGTAAGCTATACAATAGAAAAAATATATAAAGATGTTTTAAAGGATTCTGATGCCCTTATTGGTATTGAAGATATCGAAAAAATAAACACATTATCATTATATTTTGGATTGTTTTATTGTGATTTTACTAAAGAATTTACTATATTTGAAGGTCCTATGGATCATTTTTTATTTCCAAGAAATTCAATAGCAATATCAGGAGCTGGTAAAAATACTGTAATGTTTGATGACAATCCTAATACTCGATATTTCTTTGATAATGATAAGGTTGGTAAAGGAATCATGAATGACAAATTAAAAATAAAAAAGAAAGTATTTTTATGGAAGAAATTCTTTGAAACTACTGGAATCCCAGATAGAAAAATAAAAGACTATAACGATCTATTATTATATTGCTATCGTAAAAAAGACACTGGATTTAAACTCATAGAAGGTTGTTTTAGTGATAACAAATTCGACTCATACTATATATGATAAATATACTAGAAGGTGAAGATGCACCAAAGAAAAAACGTAAAATCAAAATGCCTATTGATTTTGATGATAAATTAGAATATGATGGTGGTGAATTTGAAGTGTCAAAACCTGTTAAGAAAGTAATTATTAAAAAGACCAAGTCGATTGGTATTAAGAAATCTAAAAACTCATTATTCTAATGGAAAATAAAAAAGAAATGCTTGAAGTAAAGCTTGAAGCGGAAAAGAAAAAGTGGAATGATACAGTAAAAGATCTTGTTGCAATGATACGCCATGTAGATAATATATCTGAAGCACAGGTTTTAATGCTTTCTTATAGACATCAATTAGTGGATAAATTAGTTGAAATGAAAAATATAGTTAAAAGCCAACAGGCTCAAAGCTGGGAAACTCGAAGAACAAGATATATTCATTACAAGACAAATTACAATATTAAATTAAATCAATCAGAAATCAATGAATTTATTGATGCTGATGTAAAAGATACAATTCTCACTATATCATTATTAGAAACTCAATTAATTTATTATCAAATGACAATAGATACTCTAGATAAAATGGGATTTGCAATATCAAATAAAGTATCGTTGGCAATAAAATTTTAAGATGAAATTTCAATTAACACATAACGAACAATTACTTACTCTAGTAGATGCAACTGAGATAGAAATCGATCAATTAAATCTATCTTTAACTCGTCGTATAGCTAGCTGGAAGTGGGATCCAAGAGTTAAGAAAGGATACTGGGATGGTAAGATTTCATATTTTAAAAATAACAAATTTGCTCCAGCCGGCCTTTGGAATGAAATTCTAGATATTGGCAAGCGATTTAATATGCCTGTTGAAATTGATGGATTGGATGATAAATTTGATAATACTATAGATGAAGTTGAATTTAAAGCTTGGGTTGCTAAAAGATTTGAAGGTCATGATTTAACTCCTCGAGATTATCAAATAGATACTGCATATAAAATTTTAAGATATAAATCTTGTCTAGGAGAATTAGCAACATCCGCAGGTAAATCTTTAATTGTTTATATTGTGTTTGCGTATATGCTAGAACATGAATTGACTGAAAAGATTTTAATGATAGTACCTAATGTTTCTTTAGTTGTTCAGGCAACTGAAGATTTCTATGAATATAATTCAGGAAATCCAGATCTTAAGCTTAATATTCAACAGATATTTGCTGGTCAAAAAGAACGTACAAATTGTAATATTGTTATTGGAACTTATCAATCACTGGTAAAGCGACCTAAAGAATATTTTGATAAATTTGGAATGATTTGTGTTGATGAAACTCATAAAGCAAAATCTGCATCAATAAAAAATATTCTAGAAAAATGTAATTCTAATAGAAAATTTGGTGTATCTGGAACTATTCCAAAATCAGATACTTTAGATTATTTAACCTTAATGGCATATACGGGTCCAGTAATTACTCAAATATCTGCGGATTATCTTATTAAGAAAGGACACATAACTCCATGTAGAGTTAAGATAATAGAAATGGATTATGCTAATCAGGACGTAAAGGCGGCATTTAAAGATTTAACAAAGACTGAAGAAGATAGGAAAAGATTGCTTAATCTAGAACAGGCTTTTGTTATTCAAAATCGTATGAGATTGGAATTTATAACTGATGTTCTTCTATCATTAAAAAATAATACTTTGATTTTGTTTTATCGATTAGATTACGGTGATGCAATTTATAATATGCTACGGCAAAAATCCGATAGAGAAATCTTTTATATTGCAGGTGAAACCGATAAAGATATACGTGAACAATATAAAGCAGAAATGGAAAGTGGAAATGATAAAATATTAGTTGCATCTTACGGAACATTTTCAACAGGTATAAATGTAAAAAATCTACATAATGTTGGATTTGCTGAATCATTTAAATCTGATGTAATAATACGACAATCAATAGGTAGAGGATTAAGAAAACATGAAGATAAAGACGAACTATTAATTATAGATTTTGTAGATAATTTCTGTATTGCAGGATTTACAAATTATTTATTTCGACATGCTATTTCAAGACAGGAAATTTATAATGATCAGAACTTTCCATTTACTATTTCTAAAGTGGATTTGACAAAAAGTTATTAATACAAAAGGATATATAAATAAATTAAAACAAAGAACTATAATGGGAAATATTTTAAAATTTTCAAAATTCAAGAAACAAAGAACTGCAGCAATAGCTGAAGCTTCAAAAAAGAATGCATATAAAAAGCATATTCAACTTTTTAACGAAAAATTAAAAGAGTTTAAAGTATCTAGTCCAAGCGAACTAAGCGAAGAGGATCAAATTAAATTTTATGATTCTTTAAAACCTATGATGGAAGCTAAAACTAATGAATATGGTGATGGTGAAAGTGAAGAAGAAGAAGAAGCAGCTAATGAATACGGTGATGGTGAAAGTGAAGAAGAAGAAGCAGCTAATGAAGCTAAAATAAAAGAAGGTAATGCATTTTCTGCAGCTAGACAAAAAGCTATCGATGATGGTAAAGATGAATTTGAATTTGAAGGAGAAACATTTAAAGTTACTGGTGATAAAGATACACCAAGTATGGATTCTACAACTAAATAAAAATCATTTTTTTAAATATGAAAAATATAAAAGCATATAAAGACTTTTTAACTGAGGGTAAAGCATCTAATATTAAATTAGAAGAGATGGAAATAGAAGCCTGTATAGTTGGATTAACTGAATTACAAAATTCTGGTGATTGGGAAGGATTTATTAATCCTGAATATCAGGATAATTTAAGTGATGCTATTGACTCGGCGGAAAAGAAATTAATTAAATCAAAAAATCCAGAAATCGATGTTTATGAATCGGTTAATGATGTAGTAAATGAAGCTAATGCAGGTTCGACTATGAAAGCATTCGGTGACTTAGTTGCTCTTTTAGGTCATGAAGGTACACAGTATTGGGTTGCTGAATCTATTAAAAAAATGGATCCTAAAAAGTTAAATACATTAGAAAAGCAAATTAATACAGTATATAAGGCATTGTATAAAATAGCTTAAAAATATAATCAATAAATGGAATTTAAATTATTTGAAGCTTTTGTTGAAGAAAGATTACTGGAATCAGGTAATGCATTTAATGGCACTCATCCTATTCCAGCGGAATATCAAAAACCGACATTTGACGTTTTATTAAAGACATTTATCAAGCCAGTTCTTGGTTTAAATAAAGATGAATATGGTGTATTAGGAAGTACATTTAAAAAGAAAGCTGGATCTACATCTGGTGATATTGATATTTCAATAAACGGATTAGTTTATGGTGCTGCAAATAAATTATCATTTGGCGATGTTGTTACGGAAGTTTATAATCAACTAACAAAAACATTTCCTAAATATGAAACAAATCTTACTAAAGGATTAGGTGTTACAAACATTAAATTTCCACAGTATGATGAAAAAGGCAAGATTACAGATAAATTTGTTCAAATAGATTTTATGGTTGTTGATGATATTAAATTAGCAACATTCATTTATCATTCACCAGACTTTACAAAAGAAGAATCAAAATATAAAGGAGTTTATAGAACTAAACTTATTTATGATATTATTCAAAATATCGATTTTGATGGTGAACCAAATATCTATAAGAAAGAATTTGGCGGTGAATATGAAGGATTAGTAAAAGACTTTCAAAAATATACTCTTACTGCACATGACGGTTTAAAAATACAAACTAAATCATTTGACGGTAAAAGGGGAAGAAAGAAAAATGCATCTACAATTAAAGGTGCAGACAAAGCTATTACAAAAAATATTGATGATATTGCTAAATTTGTTTTAGGACCCGAAGGAAAGGTGAATGATTTAAATTCATTCGAATCTATTTGGAACTGGATGAATTCATCTAAATTTATTCACAAACACAAATTAAGTGAAATAATAAAAGTATATAAAGAAGGAATTGTCAAGGCTGGATTTCCTTATCCAAGTGAAATGGCATAAAATAAACCGATTTTAGGACCGGGATGGTTACGACCATTTAAATCTGGAAATTCGTTACTTCCAGATTTTTTTATGTCAAAAAAATTGTTTATATTTAACTATAGATAGTGCAAAGATATATAAAAAAACAAAAGTACGATTATGAAGAAGATACAATCATATGAACAATTTTTAAACGAAGCTAATACTTCTAGATATGAACCACATTACATTATACGTGATATGCCTAATATCAAAAAAGGTCTTAAGAAACTCGGATTCGATGTTTATGAACCAAAAGACAAAAACTTCAAATATAAAGAAGACTTTGCATATTTGTTAACAACCAATGCTGCTGGTGATCTTTATACTAAGGATGTGAAAAATCTTGAATCAGTAAATGGATCTTGGGTGAAATGGGGTCCGGGATGGGAATCTTCAGATAGACAAAATGACAGTGGTAACAACGCAGACTTCTTTTTAGTTATTGCATACGATAATAAAGAATCATTAACTAGAGATATGGTTCAAGGAATGAAAAAACTTACAGATCGTGATAGTTACATTGATTTTAATAAAGACCTAAACAAATAAATACATATTATGAAGAAGATACAATCCTATGAACAATTTTTAAACGAAGCTTATTACGGCGATTATATGAAAGTTGTAAAGAAAGTTTATACAATAAAGAATTCTTATAGTAAAGGTGATGTTGAAAGTAAACAAGGAGATCTTGCTTGGTCATTAAAAAATGCTGGAATTGATACAAATATAACATTAGCAAAGCTTGTTAAAGATCCTAAATTTGCTGAACTCGGTGAAAACGATAAAAATGATATATTAGCTGCAGCTGGAACAGGTAGAACACCAAATTCAAAGATGATAAAGGAATTTACAGAGGTATTCAGAAACTTTGGTGATGATTATAAAGATGCACATCGTAATAATGCAGATCCTAGAAGCAAGGAAGAAGCAGTTAGATTAGCAGCTTCATATACTAAGCTAATTGAAGATAATGACGATGATGAGATTATATATGCATTATGGTCTGGTCTTGCAAGTAAAGATAGACGTGAACTTAACAAAAAATACAAGCTTTATGATATAATTAAAACTTTTACTGATGTTGAGAAGGCTCATATATTAAAATTTGGAATTCCAAAGATGGCTCAATTTGCAAGAAGTTGGTGGACGGATTTCAATATCAGAGAACTAATAGAATATAAGACAGACATGTATAAAGTTGCAGATAGACCTGGTGGAAACGGAACTAATCTTGGTAAATTGGCATGGGTTCAACCTCCAATGGCTAAACCATTTGCATACATTAAAGAAATTATACTAAAAGGTGATGATGTTAAGTGGGATAAAATAGATGTAAAAGAAATCAAGATGCTAGGAAGTGAGCATAGCGCAGTTGTTAGTTCTTCATTTTCTACTACATATTTTTACACAGCTACATTTACAATAAACGGAAAAACATTCAAAATACCAAAAGTTTCAGGTGGTAGTGATTACTATTCTGGCGGATGGAATTAAAATTATAAATTACAATGGGACAATTTAAAAAGTTTGACGATTTCTTAAATGAAAGAGTTACTATCAAGGATCTTGAGGCACAATTAAAATCTATGGATTGGACTTATATGATGAGTGATGATCCGAGAGCTTATAAGGCTGGTATTGCTGATTGGGAAACAACTAATCAAATGATACAGGATCTGGATAAAGCTGGTAAACGTAAAGATGCTGAAAAGGCATGGAAGAAATTAGCTCCTTATGCACCAATGTCATCAAGACAATGGTCATTTCCATTAAATGAAACTTTTAAAGCTGATACACTATATGATTTTTTTGTAACAGATAATATTACTTATAGTGGTGTTGATCAGGCTAGTTCTAGATTTCAAGCGCTTTTAATAGAAGAATTAATGGCTCGTAAAGTAAGTCGAAGAGGCAAAAGAAATAGGCATGCCTGGCTAGCAGTTGAAAATATTGGAATATTAATAGCACGATTAAGAAGTGGCAAATTACAATTTTATACTTCTGCTTATGAACATTTAAAAGATGAGATAATAGAATTAGATACAACAATTTTAAAAGATATTTTATCTGATTTTGGTGATGTCAAATTTTCTGAGGTTCATAGAGATGGTGTTAATACTTTAATTGAATTAAATCTTAAATCTATTAATGAGTCTGAATTTATAGATGAAGAAATGAAGCTTAGTAGAAAAAACTTTTTAAATCTAATAAGACCGTTAAAAGTTTTTATAAAAAATAATCAAGATGCAAAGGACGATCTTTACGATATAATTAAAAAATTCTATGGTGATAATGGAATAGAAGTATTTGAATCGGATAGTTTTTCAATGATTCGTGATTTTACTTGGGACAGAAAAACATTATCTAGTGATCCAATATGGAAAGCATTTGTAAAAGAATTTAAGACTGTTGCTCCTGAAGCATTTCAAAAAAATCCTAAAGGTATAATTGCAGCTAAAACAGGATTTGTTACTGGATTTGGTAAAGTTACTGGATTTGAATCCAGTCTAGGATTTGATATTACTTCAAAACTTATTAAAAATCTTGGATTTAAATATGTTAAGCCAATTGGTGCTTATGCTGACGGAACTGAATATGAAAGAGATGGTATTGTTATTGGTATTTCCGATAAGAATATGATGATTGGAATGAAAATAAAATAATACAACATAAACAAAAACAATGGCCGGATTACCACACTTATTTGATATATCTTCTAAAAAAGGAGAAGAATTTGTTAAGTCACTTTTAAATAATTATGTATTAGTATCTGAGAAATTGGATGGTACTAGATTTGAATTTCAAAAGCAATCGGATCAATCAATTTTATTCTATAAAAGAGATCCTAAAAATCCTATTAGTAAGGTTGAAAGAACTATGATGTCTGTATTTGAAAGGCCTATTGAATTTATTGAGGCTATTGCAGATTCTAAAAAGAAATTATTGCCAACAGATTTTAGATTTGGATTTGAATATTTTGTAAACAAGAAGCCAGTCAATACGTTATATGATAAAATGCCTAAAAATTCTTTAGTTCTTACAGATATAAAAATTGTTGATTCAGGTGGAAGAACCAAGAAAGTTATTACCGATCCAAAGGTTCTTAGTAAATGGGCTAATATAATTAATGTTGATGAACCGCCTGTATATTTTAGTGGCAAATTAAAACCACAACAAAGAGAAGACCTATTGGAATTTATTCAAACACCATTTGAAGATCTAGTTAAGAAATTTGAAACTACTTCATTTGTAAGATATATTCTATCTATAATTAATCCAAAGCTTAAAAAAACTGCATTACAAAATGATCTAGACAAGCCTATTGAAGGAATTGTTTTTAAATTCATAAGCGGTCCTAAAGAAGAATTTAGTGCTAAAATGGTCGATCCACTTTTTACTGCAAATGCTAGATTAAAATCAAAAGACAGACAAAAGCCAAGACAAACACCGGATTCAACGGCAATTGCTATTATGCAAATGGTTGAATTTATGAGAATTAATGGTGTTGATTCTTATTCAATATCGGGTAATACAAAAGACGATAGATATATCGATTTAATGTCACAGATATTTGTAGACTTTGTATCTAAAAAGAAATCTGTCATAGATGGATTTGAATTTGATACTCCAGATTTTGCAAAAATACCTGAATTCAAAGTTAACTATAAATTTATAGATAATAAAGAAGCATTAAAATTAATAAAGTCTAAGCCGCTTTATCATGATACTTTTAAAGTTCTTATTGGAACATTTAAAAAATTACGTAAACGAGCAACACAGGTTATAGATAAGGCTATGATTAATGACATCAATCAAATCATTACAAATATTGATAATGTTACAATAGCTAAAAATACAAATGAATCTGATGTTACTTTATCATTTTCTGAATTTCTAAAATTAAACAATTAACATGAATAGATTCAAAAGATTTTTTGATTTCATAAATGAAGGAAAACAATTTCCTAAATTTAAAAATATCCCAGATTGGGCAAGATATTTAGCACAGCATTCTGATGGCGATTGGTGGTTTTATGAAGAAACACCAACCATGATCAAATATAAAGATGGAACTGGTGGTGCATGGAAAAGTGATAAAAATCAAATGTATTCAGGCATAAAAACTAACGGTAAAGATTGGGATAAAATACCTACATATTATAAAGTATCTAAAACCGGAAAAATATCTGAATCTTTAAATGAAGCTTTAAAGGTAGATTCAACAGAACCTGGCAATAAAAAAGTTAATATTATTGCGGGACGTTTTCAACCTCCGACGCTAGGACATATAAAAGTTCTTAAATCTTTGTCCGAAGAAAATGGATATCCTGTAATAGTACTTATGGTGCGTGCAAAGAAAATTAACAAGGAAAAAACACCGTTTAGTGAAGGTTTAATAGAGCAAATATTTAACGATCTTGCAAAGAAACATAAATTTATAGAAGGATTCAGAACTATTTCAAGAGCGGGTATAGATACAATTTATAATGAATTACGTCCTGAATATGAGCCTATTTTGTGGGGTACTGGATCAGATAGATTAAAAGCCTATAGCGGTCAAATTCAAAAAGATTCTTATAGATTGGATTTAAATGTAGATCCAGAATTTAAAGCTCATGAAATAAAACGTACTGATGATAATATTAGTGCATCTAAAGTTCGTAAAGCTTTAATAGAAGATGATATAAAATCATTCAAATCCATGACTGATACAACTACACATCAATATTATCCTCAATTAAAAGACGAACTATCTGAAGATAAATAATAAAAGAAAATTATATTATGGCAATAGAAAAATTTGAAGACTTCTTGAATGAGGCATCTGCAAAATATTACAATGGCGAACGATCAAAAGTCGGTGATATTGTTGTAATATATCAAACTGGTGACGATGATAGAGATGAAGAAATGCATAAAGGTGCCTCAGTTGGAACTGAATTCAGAGTTATCAATATTAATAAAAACGGAACTATAGATGTACAAGATGCTGAACAAGATGGTCCTAAATATAATTTTGATTCTGAAATATTATATACCGAATCTGTAAATGAGGCTAAAAAGAATATAAAAGGTAAAGTATTAGGTTCAGACTTTAAAATATATAGTTCTGATGAAGGAGAACATATTATTCTTATTGTAGGAGATGATTCAGATCAATATGAGCATCCTTACTATTTAAAGAAGAATGATACTATTGATAAACTAAAAAAGAGATTTTATCAAGGTAAATCAATTACTATTCCTAATCCTTTAGCAAATGAGGAAAATAAAGAAATTAACGAATCTAAATTCAAGAAAGGTGATTTTGTAGTTCTGGGAGCTCCACATTTTGTTGAAGAAATTCTAGATAAGGAAGGTGTTTCTTTAGATTATGACGATGTTTATAAAGTTATTAAGATGACTCGTGGTAATAAAGGAATGATTGTAAAAAGTGGACAAGGAGAATTTATAGTTCCATCTAAATATATGGTAATGGATGAATCATTAGTTACTGAAGCATCTAGACGTAAAGTATATAAAGCTGCAACTCAAGGAAGCTATCCAGCAGTAATTGTAGTTATACAAGATGGCAAAGTAATTCATCAAGAACCAGTTTCTACTCCAGATGTTGCTCCTGCTACATTTAATGTAATGCAAGAGAAATATCCTAAAGCAAAATTACATCTAGAAGATAAAACAGGTAGAAGATTATTTAGTGAATCTTATGACTTAAATGAGGGAACTATTTCTGGAAGTAAAATCAGTATGCTAGGTACTAAAATTTTCAATAAAATAGAAATCGGATCTAAATTTAATACAGATACTAATGTTTATACTGTTACTGATTATGGTAGAAAGTCAAACGCTTTCAATGAATATATCGTAACAGATAAAAATGGTAAAGAAATTGGTGCTAAACTTAGTGCTATGTATAGTACTACATTTGAACTTTCAAGTCATCCAAAAAGCTTAGTATTTAGTAAACAGGAAATGTTGAATTCTATAACTGAATCAGTTAATCAATCAGGGGAAGGTTTTAGAGTTGAATATAAAACCCAAGATGGGGAAAATGCTAAATCTGGAATATTTAAAACTAAAGAAGAAGCTGAAACGAAAGAAAAAGAATTAGTAAATAAATCACGTATAAAACAAGCTAAGATAGTTAGTGTTAATGAAGCTAAACATACTATTAAACGTAAATATGGAATTTATGATGCTAGACGTATAAATGAAAAAGCACCCTTACGTAATTCAATTATCAAATATATTGGTAACAATATAATGACCGAAGAACAAATCAAGGATATGTTAATTCGTGTTGAAGAAGATTTAGGAAAATCAGTTAATCAAACTCGATGGTTCAAATCAAACATGAATTACTTTAAAGTATCAAAAAATGAAAGCGGTGAAAAAACATATCAACTTTCTAAATTTGGACAACGAATATTTGATAATATTAATCAGACAAAATCAAAGCCAAACATGAAATTAGTTGCGGAATCACTAGACGAATTTTTAAACGAGAAATCTCAAAAATCAATTAAATGGGATGAATTAAGTGATGACGAAAGAGAATCAGCACTATTAACAGCAGTTAAAGACCCAGATAATGTAGAAAAATATATTGATTCTGAATATAACGATCTTCCACCAGAAGTTACTCAAAATCTGAAATTTGAATCTGTTAATGAAGCATGGCCGTTGTCAGAATTTGAAAAAAGATCGAACGACTGGTATAAATCTTTTACGGAATTTTTATTAAAGGGTGACAAATATTTAGGAAATATGAAGGTTGAAGATGTAAAAGAAAACTTTTATGGTGCAGTAGAATTCACTGTTAAAGTTGATGAATTAGCATTAATATGGGCATTCCAATATAACGAAATTGGTGACAAACCTTTCATTCAATTATCAATAACTTCACCTAATAAACGTGGTTCTACTAGCGTTAATAAATTTGCTACCGGTAGAAATACTACACCAGAAAAAGTTTGGCAGGCTATTCAAAAGAAATATAGATCACTTTAAGATAAATAAAACAAATAAATAAATAAATATGAGAAATATTGAATCATTTGAAGATTTTGTAAATGAATCTTATAATTTAAAAGAATCAACTAACGATGAAGTTAATGAAGCTAAAAAAATAAAGCCTTTTAATAAAGTAAAGGTTGGTGATAAAGCTGAGGATTATCATGGAGATGTCTATAATGTTATTGCTAAAGGCAAGATGAAAGACCTTAAAAAATATGACGATTCTGGAACTGCCGGAGATTTTTTAGAGCCTGATGAAGATGTAATTGCTTTAGATCTAGAAGGTGAAACCGCAGTATTTACTTATGGTGATGATGGTGCAGTAGTTTATGACTAAACTACATATAGAACAAGATAAATAAAATAAATACTTTTAAACATGAAAAAATTAATATCATTTGAGCAATTCGTTATTAATGAAAGCTTAAAAACTAAAGAAATCGATCCATCAAAATTTCCAAATCCTGGAAATAAAAATGACAAGGAATTTTTTAAAGCTGGTAAAAAAGATGGAGATACTCAAGACGATGTAGTAGTAACTAAAAAAGCTTCTATTCCAGCTAAATCATTAAAGCCATCACAGGATGCAGTTTATTTAGCTAAGGCATTAAGTATGGCTATTGTAGGAGTTGAAGGTGGAGATCTTGGTGCTGTTATTTCACAAGATAACAGAATTCTAGATGGTCATCATAGATGGGCTGCTACAATGTTCAACAATCCTTCTGCAAAAGTAACAGGAGTACAATCTGAATTAAATATTGGTGATTTAGTTCCAGTTCTTAGAGCTGCCGGAGATGCATTAGGAAATAAAAGAGGTCTAGCTGTTGCTGGAGATGCTAATATTTTCACATCAACTATGGATAATGTTAAAGCTGCAATCTATGACGGTGAAGGAATGGATAAAAAATTCTATAATAAAGAAAAAGCTATTGCTTGGTTTGAAAAAAGAGGTGAAGCTACAATTGCAAAAGCCTTAGCTGCTATTCAAAGAGTTGGACCACCAGAAGGTGCACCACCAAGAGCGGATATGCCAAAGATTGAACCAGAACAGGTTGATAAAGTTGCAAAAGAATTAAGTGGCGGTAAAATCGATGTTAGAGCTCCTTATAAAAAATAAATCAATATGAACGAATCAAACTTTAAAGGACAATTATCAGGTGATTCAGCATTAGATATTTCTAAAGAGTTGAGTCAATATGTGAGTCAAATAATATCTCAATCAAATGATAAAGTAACTTACTTTCAATTGAAAGATAAAAAGAAAGGTTCTACTGTTGTTAAAATGATGATGGATCTTTATGGTATTAAATCAAGAATTAGTGATTATAATACAACTTCAGCCATAAAATTTGATAATGATCAATTGATAGAAGAAGTAACTCCAGGAAATGTAAATGGAATGGGTCCTACTTCAATGCCTGGAGCCGACGGTGGATTACCTAACGGAAGTGGTGATAAAATTCATAGCTTAAATGGCGATATTGATGATGAAGACGAGGATGAAGTAGATGAATCAGCATTTATGAAATTCTCAAGATTCGTAAATGAATCAATGGAATTCGATCATAATGAATTTAGAGATTTTAATAGGTCTCAACAATTATTATATATTGAAAAATACTTTGCATCTAAAAAAATTAAAGCTCATGTTGATGCAAATGGCGGATATTACGAAGTTGAAGGTGAAAATAAAAGACATCAAGATAACGGAATAAAAGCTTTGAAACAGCAAGGTTTTAATAACGTAATGGGTATTGATTAATGAAGTAACATGAAGACATCTGATACAATCTAATACACTTTTATAAACTTAATATAGTAACTACAATCCTGAATTTTTTATTCAGGATTGATAGTCTAGATGAAACATAGAAGCTTGCTAGGAATATAATAATTAAATCAAAATTATATGATAGACAATCCAATGCAACACATCATGATGTCAACACCTGTTACTTGTGATGAATGCAGCCATGATGTATTTGAGAATAAAACGTTTTTACGAAGAATTTCAAAAATAATAATGGCATCCGATAAAGATCAAATTGTTCCTATGCCTGTACTCGCATGTGCATCCTGTGGTCACATAAATGATGAATTTACTCCTAAATTTCCTAACGATAAATTAGAAGATATATGATATTAGATATTCAAAAACAATATGGCGCATTGAATATTTCATTTTTTGATGCTAAAGGAAATAAGCAAATTAAAAAATTCGATATTTCTAATTTCAAATCCTGGAAAGTATGTGCAGATACAGATCCAAATAAATCTGATGAATTTAAAAACTGGGATGGTAAATCAGTTAAGAAAGTAAGGCCAGTCAAAGGTAAATTATCTAAATTTGATATCTATGAAATTATTGAAAACCTTCCTAAAGAAGATAAAGATGTAATTACGGCTGTCAATTTTCCTAAGATGAGTTCTATTGATATTGAAACCGAAGTAATTGATGGATTCCCGAATACTGAAATAGCTAAAGAACGTGTTACTACTATTGCTGTAACAACTGATGATTTACAAGCTATTGTATTAGGTTGGAAACCAATGAGTCAAGCGGATCAATCACGAGTTCAAGTTATGATTGATGAACATTTTGCTAAATTAGGCCTTACATTTAAATTTAAATATATTTGCTTTGAAACTGAATTTGATATGTTATATACATTCTTTTCAAAGATGCTTCCTAAATTTGCACTTGTAACAGGTTGGAACTGGTTTAGATTTGACTGGGCCTATTTAACTAAACGAGCTAGAAATCTTGGAATCGATCCAGCAATTGCATCACCAGTAAATGAATTATCATATCGCGGAGATCTGCCTATTCATCTAGGAATGATAGATTACATGGAAATTTATAAGTCATACGATAGGACTGTTTCACCAAAAGAAAATCATTCATTAGATACTGCAGGCCGACAGGTTCTTGGTATTAATAAAGTAAAATATCAAGGATCGATACAGGATATGTATGAAAATGACTATTTAAAATATGTTGCTTATAATGCTGCTGATGCAGGATTAGTAACATTGATTCATAGAAAACTAAAGACTGTTAATACAATTCTTTCTGTAGCGGCATTAAATAATCTAACTATCTATAAAGCGAGTTCTGCAGTAAATCTTACTGAAGCATTAATGTTTAAAAAGTTTTATCAAAATAATATGGTTATTGCGGATGAATATACATCTAAAGTAACAGGTGCTTATGAAGGTGCTTATGTAAAGCAACCAGTACCTGGTCTTTATGATGCAGTGGCATGCTTTGATTTTGCTTCACTATATCCTTCCGTAATGCGCCAAATAAATATATCTCCTGAAGTATTTGTTGAAAAATTAAGCGATCAAAATGAAATTGAAGAAAAACGAAAAGATAAATCTTTAATTGTGTCATCCACTGGTGCAGTATTTAAAAATGAAGGAGATTCTATATTAAAACAGGTGCTAGGTGAATTATATGGTCAAAGAAAAACACTTAAGAAACGACATTTATTTTTAGAAATTGAATTAGTAAAATTAAAAGAACAACTTAAAAACAAGTAAATTATGGCGAATATTGATAATGAATGCAAAGACCTTAAAGTAAACGAATTACATACTGAGGCAATGAAAAATGGCGTAGATACTTTTGCTGCAATTTATAATCATCAAAAGGAAATGCAAGAAAATACATACGGATTTGATTTTGAAAACATGACAATTCGAGAAATAAAAGATTTCTGGATGACTAATACATTTGCAGTTCAGGATGAAATGCATGAAATGATGGATGCTTTAGGAGGAATTAAAGATGGTGATGGTAATGCAGTTTGGAAATATTGGAAATCAAAACATGATTCATATAAAGATAAAAAAATAAGTGATTTAAGTGACGGAGATCGTAAGGAATTGTTTATGGAATGGATAGATATTCTACATTTCATGCTTAACTTTCCTATATCAATTGGATTTACGCCTGAAGAAATTTTTTCATTTTATTTTGCTAAAGCGGCTGAAAATAAAGATCGCCAAGCACGTAATTATTAATTAACATAAACTAACAAAATAAATTAACAAGATGTATCTAAAAAACGCCGATATCGAAAAGCGATATTCAATATTTCCTATTAAGAATCAAGATTTATGGGATGCTTATAAATCTGCAGAAAAACAAACTTGGGTGGCTGAAGAAGTAAGTTTAGCACAAGATAATTATGATGAATTAAATGATGACGAGAAGTTTTATTTAAAAAACATATTGGCATTTTTTACTATATCTGACGGATTGGTTATTGATAATCTTTCAAAAAATGTAATAGACAATATAGATATATCCGAGGCTAAATACTATTATAATCATCAAATGTTTATAGAACAAGTACATGCTAATGGATATGCATTGCTTATTGATACCTATATTACTGATCCGCATGAAAAGAAGGAATTATTTGATTCTATGTCAACCAATAAATCTGTAAATGCAAAAGCATCATGGGCTGAACATTGGTTAGATAATGGTACATTTATAGAAAAATTAATTGCTTTTGCTTGTGTTGAAGGAATTGCATTTTCATCTGTTTTTGCTGGTGTATTCTGGTTTAGAAGCAGACAAAAAATGCCTGGACTTGCTGAAATGAATGAATTAATATTAAGTGATGAATCATTTCATTATGAATTTGCATTACAGCTATTTAAGGATTATGTTAAAGATGAATATAAGCCATCTAAAGAAAGAATTACAGAAATTATTTTATCCTGTTCAGAAACTGAAAAGACATTTGTAAATGAAAGTTTGCCTAGTGGATTACAAGGAATGACAAAAGAAATGATGATAGAATATGTTGAATTTGTAACAGACATAGTTTTAAATGACTTTACTGGCGAAACACATTTTAATACAAGAAATCCTTTAGACTTTATGAAAAAGATAGGATTAGATTCAAAGAATAATTTCTTTGAAAGAAGAACAGGTGGTGGATATACACGAGTAGATGTACCAGTATCAAACGAAGGAATATTTGACGACGAAGAATTTTAAAATATAAAACATGAAGATAATTAAACGTGATGGAACGAGACAATCGTTCATGCCAAATAAAATTCTCACAAGATTAAAAAGACAATCAAAAGGTCTTAATGTTAATCCGGACAAGCTTTTTCAAAGAGTTGTACCGCACATTAAAGATGAAATGACTGCAACTGATATTGATGAGATTATTGCTTTTCAAGCAGCGGATTTACAAATCGAACATCAAGATTATTCAACTCTTGGTGGTAGAATTTTAATTACGAGGCAGGCAAAAATACTGGAAGTTGAAACAAAAGCTGTAGATGAAAAATTTGATTCATTTGCGGCTTCGACGTTTCTTACAAAATATTCAAAAAAGAATGATGATGGTGTTCCAGTTGAAATACCATCTATGATGCATAATAGAGTTGCTAATCATCTTTATCCTGAGTCATTTAAAGAAAGAAGAAAATTACTCGATCAATTGTATGCAAAGCAAATAAATTTTGCTACGCCTACATTATCTAATTCTGGTATTGAAGGACGAAATGGAATGATTAGCTGTAACTTGACTACATTAAAAGATGATAGTATAGAAGGAATCAATGAAACCCTAGATAAAATTTCACACGGATCTAAAGAAGGATCAGGGATAGGACTTTGTATCGATAGATTACGAAGCTCAAAAAGTATGGTGTCAAGTTTCAAAGGATTTGCTGGTGGTGTTGTAAGATTTTCTGATATGGTTCAATCGCACATGAGATTCTATAAACAAGGAAATAGATCTGGTAGTTGTGCTCTTTATCTTTCAACTTGGCATGCGGATATTTTAGAATTCTTAGAATTAAGATTGCCAATAGGTGAAGAATTAAATAGAGCTAGAGATTTATTTACGGCGGTTTCAGTTGATGATATATTTATGGAATCTTTAACAAATGAAACGCCGTATTATGTGTTTTGTCCTAATGATATTAAATTAGCCGGATTAAAACCATTCTACGATTTACATGGATCGGAACTAAAAGATGAATATAATAAAGCGGTTGAGCTAGGATTAGGAACTGAATTACCAGCTAAAAGAATATGGGATGCAATTATTAGATCCTGTGTTGAATCTGGTACGCCATACGTGTTCTACAAGGATAATGCCAATAAAGTAAATATGCAAGATAACATAGGCGTTATTGGACAATCTAATTTATGCATTGAAATCATGCAAGCTAGTAAACCTGGCTATACACCACAATGTACATTAGCATCTGTAAATTTAGCGGAACATAAAACAATGAAATCTATTGCAAAATCTACAAAGGTTTTAGTAAGAGCTTTGAATCGTGTAATTGATAAAAACAAATGGTCTGATGAATGGAGTAAAAATGCAGGAGAAGATCAACGAGCAATTGCAATAGGTGTTGCTGGTATGGCTGATTTTCTTGCGTTAAGGAAAATATCGTTTGAATCAGAAGAAGCTAAAAAATATAACGATGAAATATTTTCAACAATGTATAAAGCTGCAGCCGAAGAAAGCATGATATTAGCAATAGAAGAAGATAAAAATTACCCAGCTTGGGAAGGAAGTAAATATAGCAAAGGAGAAACATATATAGAAGGATGGTCGCCGGCACCCGCAGGAGAACCTATTCCTATGCGTAATTCATTATTAATTGCGTTAATGCCAACTGCATCAAGTGCTATTTTACTAGGAGCATTTGAATGTTTTGAACCTGTAACTTCTAATATTTTTACAAGAATGGTTGGTGATGGTGAATTTATAGTTATAAACAAATATCTAGTAAATGAATTAGATGAACTTGGATTATGGAATCAGGATATTAGGGATAAGGTAATTGCTCATGGTGGTAGTGTTCAAAATATTCAGGAAATTCCTGATGATATTAGATATAGATATAAAACTGTTTGGGAAATTCCACAGAAAATTCTTTTAGATTTAGCAATTATTAGAAACCAATATGTTGATCAATCTCAAAGCATGAATGTTTATCATAAAGATGCTAAATATAGCAAAATATCAAGTGCATTAACTTATGCCTGGAAGAAAGGACTAAAAACCGGTGTTTACTATACTCGAACAAAATCAAAAATCGATAAAAATAAAAAGTTATCTGCATCGGAAAATACTTCAAAGGCTACACCAAAAAGGCCAGAAAATTCAATGTTTACTTGTGCGGGTGGTGGATGCGACGCATAATATTGATTAAGATATATAATGCGTAAGTGTTATAAAGAGTGAAACAATAATAATAAAAAGTAATATAACTAATAAATTAACTAAATTGTAATAAATGAAAGTAAAAATCAACAGAATAAAAGGAAATGCATTAAGCAACCTTTTAACAAAAATGTTACGAATGGATCCACAGGTCTATTTAACTTTATCTAATGAAGTAGTAACTTCCAATGTATATCTACCAACTAAAGATGTTGTAAAATCTACAACTGTCAATATTGCGGATGTATTTGATCTGGATCAAGATTTAGAATCTCCTTTAAAAATGGGATTCTTTAATGGCAAAAAGATTATTGAAGCATTAAATTATTTTGACATGTCGGCTATTCATGGCCATATTGTTTATGAAACACTTAATGATGAAAATTTTGTACAATATCTTGAATTACAAGACAATACATTAAAAATCAAATTAAATTGCTTACATCACGATTTAGGATTTATTTCCATGACAAGTGCTCAACAGGATATAGCATTTAGTGATACTGCTAAGAAATTTGAATTTCAAATGACTGAAACCGATTTAAAGAAAATCATATCGTTAAATACAATAGGTAATTCAGATATCTTTTCTATTCATGGTGATGAACAAGGAATTCATATTAAAGGATCCACTTACGATTATATTATTGATGATTCTGTAACTGAAGTACATGAAAAAGTTCATGTTCATAATAAACAGCTAGAAAGAATCGATGCTGAAAGTTATGTTGTAACTGTATGTTCAGGTGCTCAAAATAAAATAATTTGTAATTCAATATCTACGGATACTAAAGTTGCTATTAACTTGGCATTAGGTGTAGATTCAAATACCCCAGATTAATATGACTGAATTTGCTAATATCTTGGATGTTAGTGGAATGACTAAAGCTGAATTATCGGAATATATTATTCAACTAGAAAATGAATCTTTAGATTGCTCTACACAGGAACAAGCCATAAAACTTATAATTAACAGTATTTATGGAGCCTTTGCTAATGAATATTTTCACTTCTTTAATTTAAATATTGCTGAAGCAATTACATTACAAGGTCAAGATGCTATTAAATATTCTGAAAAATGTGTTCAACGATATTTCAAGGACTTTTGGCCAACTGATTATAAATTGCATAAAATATTAGGATTAGATAATGATAAGCCATTACCGTCGATGAAAGAATCTGTATGGATTTATACAGATACGGATTCAGGTTATTTAGTTTTTAATGAAGCAATGAAAGCGGTTAACTGGTCTGGTGGCATTATCGATTTTATTCTAAAGCTTAATGAATATCGTTTAGGTCCTTACTTAAATAAATGTTTTGAAATTTATGCAAACAAGCATAATTCAGAAAACTTCTTAAATTTTGAACTTGAAACTATAGCAACTAACGGAATATGGGTAGCTAAAAAGAAATATGTTCAAAATATAATCTGGAAAGATGGTAAGCATTATGATAATTTATCTTCAATAAAAGCAAAAGGTCTGGAATTAATTCAATCTTCTACACCGTCATTTGCTCGTAAAAAACTAAAAGATCTTGTTTCCTGGATATTTGCTCAGGATGAATTAAGATCCGATAAGCTTATAGGAGTTCTAAAGGATATTAAAGATGAATTTAAGATGGCTAACATTGAAGATATAAGCGCAAATCGGTCAATATCAAACTATAAGAAATACATAATTGATGATAAAACAGAATTTCAAATAGCATCAAAATGTCCTTTTCATGTTAGGGCTGGTGGATACTACAATTATCTATTAAATAATTCAAAATACAAAAATAAATATCAGTTAATTACGTCAGGCCAAAAGATTAGATTCTATCATACAGATGATCCATTTTGTAATGTCTTTGCTTATATAGCTGGGGATTATCCTTATGAATTTGCTGCACAAATATCATATGAAAAGCAATTTGAAAAATTTATTCTTGAACCTCTTAATCGAATAATAGTCCCTTCTGGATTACCACAATTAAATAGAAATCTTGTTTATACAACAGCACTTTTTTAAATCTAAATTAAATTAAATTATGGCAAAGAAAAACATAACAGTAACAGATCTTTTTAAAGAGATGAAAAAAATAAATCCATTTGGTGATTCACTTGCTACATCGGATTTTGCATTACCTTCTGAATTTATTAGTACCGGTAATTATATTCTTAATGCAACTTTAACTGGAAGCTTAAGAAAAGGAATACCAAATAATCGATCAATATGTCTTGCTGGTGAATCCGGTGCAGGTAAAACTTTTGTTTTATTAAATCTATGTAAGCAGGCACAGGACATGGGATATACAATAATTTATTATGACACGGAAGGTGCAGTGGATAGAGATATGGCAAAAACATTTGGCATAGACCCTAATAAATTCCAGCATGAACCTATTTCTGATATTGATAAATTTAGAACATCAATTACTACTGTAACTAAAACATTGATTGATGTAAAAATGAGTGGTGGTGAATTACCTAAAATATTTATTGCATTAGATTCACTTGGAATGTTAGCAACTACAAAGGAAATAGAAGATGCCATGAGTGGATCTGATAAATCCGACATGACAAGAGCTAAGAAAATTAGATCCTTATTTAGAATTATTACAAATGATTTGACTGGTTGTAAAGTGCCATTTGTGTTAACTAATCACATTGGTGTAAACATCGGTGGCTATGGTGATCCAGTCGTTATGGGTGGTGGTGAAGGATTAAAATATTCTGCTTCTATTATTTCTTGCTATTCAAAAGCAAAATTAAAAGAAGATAAAGATGATGCAAAAAGACAAACTGGTATGATTTTAACATCTAAATGCTGGAAGAATCGATTTGCTCAACCACATAATGTTAAGATTCATATTGATTTTAAGAAAGGTATGAATCCATATATCGGTCTTCATGAATTTATGTCATGGGAAAATTGTGGAATAGGTAGAGGAAATATCTTTACAGAAAAACAATATGCTAAATGGACTGATGCGGAAAAAATTCAAGCTGAAGAAAACAACTATAAATTTGAACATAAAGGTGAAATCTTTTATTTCTATCCAAAAGCAACAGCACAAAAATATGTTATTCGTCATTTAGGTGAAGCTCGTAAAGCATCAGAATTATTTAAGCCTGAAGTATGGGAACCTATAATTGATGAACTAGATGAAAAAGTAATAAAGCCAATGTTTGAATTTGGTCATCTGGACGATCACCTTGGTACTGAAATAGATGCAATGCTAAACGAAGAAATAGACGATAATAATGAATAAAGACAAGATTAAAGTCAAACATTTAATCTCAATGTATAAAGATCTTCCGGAATATCCAACACCGGAAGATCTTTGCTATGAGGTCTCAAAATGGTACTATCAAGATGGTGGTCGGGCTCATATAAAAAATCATACTTCAATAGATGATATTTCAAATCCAGTTTTTACAATTCAAAATGCGGAAGCTTTAACAGGATTAAAAGCTAGCAAGCTTGAACCTATAATTGAAAAAATGTTAATTGATGGCATACTTACAGTTCCAAAGGAAACACAACATAATAGATATCTTCGATTTGAAACAAATGACTATTTATGAAATAAAATAATTAAATTCAAATTATATGATACAATCTAACGACTTTGAAAAAATATTTTACATATACACTATTAAAAATCCAAAGTATCTTAAATCCGTAAAGAAATCATTTTACGACAATCCTGATCTAGAAACACTATCATATATTACAAAAGCATTTTACGAAAGATTTAAAGAAACTCCTACACGAGAACAAGTAAAAGCTATTGTTAAAAGTAAATATCCTGACAAAATAAAAGACAATATTGTAGATTTAATCTTTGATAGTAAATTATCTGATTATGATGACAATTGGTTACAGGAAACAGCTGAATCATGGATTCTTTGGAAAAATCTTGATGCATCATTAATTGATACAATTGAATTTGTTAAAACAACAAAAGTAAATCCAGATAATGTTCATAGCATTATTGCTAAGGTTAAAGATATTATTTTAACACGAAACAATGTCAATTTTGATAATAATCTTGGCTTATCTTTCTTTGATATAGATTCACATACTCAAAGAAAATATCCAAAAATAGATTCAGGCCATGAATTCATAAATAATTGTACTGGTGGTGGATACGATGCAAAAACATTAATTGTATATGCAGGTGAACAAAATATAGGAAAATCTATTTGGCTTGCTAATGATGCATCTAACTTTGTAAAAGCAGGTCATAATGTTGCTTTTATATCTGCTGAAATGGCTGATAGAAAAGTAATGAAAAGAATCGGATCTAATCTTCTTAATATTTCAATGGATGATTATGATAAGAAATCTGTTGATACAGCTTATATGAAATCACGATTACAAGCTGTTGGTGGTGGAATAATTCCACCAGGTCAATTATTTGTTAAAGAATATCCTACATCACAAGCTACGGTTCCTGATATTGAATCCTATTTAAAAGACCTTGAAGATACTAAAGGAATAAAATTAAAAGCAATTGTAATTGATTACATCAATATTTTAGCTAATTACCGTAACCCTAATACGGAAAATACTTACATGAAAATTAAACAAATTGCGGAAGATTTACGTGCAATGGCTGTAAGAAATGATTGGTTAATAATTACTGCAACTCAAATTACTCGTGGTGGTTATGATTCTTCTGAACTTACACTTTCTCATATTGCTGAATCCGCTGGATTATCTCATACGGCTGATATGATTTATGGAATTATTCAAACATCGGATCAACATAGGGATCGAATTTACTGGCTAAAAATCCTGAAAATCAGGGATGGTCATGGTCGAGGTTATCGCAAAATGTATAATATTCTATATGAATATATGCGATTAATTGAAACCGACTCATTAATAACAGATGATAACGACGCATAAAAATGGCAAAAAAGAAAAAGGGTACAAGTGAAGTAAATGTTAAAAAAATATTCGATAATTCATATGAATCTACGGATATTAGCACAACAAAAATTGATTTTGTTATTGACTCAAGTGTAGATACTGAAATGTCAATGGAAGATCAAATTGATCATGATTTAATTTATACTAAAATTGAAAATTGTATACTTGGATCGGATTTTGAATCTTTAAATAAACCTAATGATGAAGGAAAATACAAAAAATTAAGTAAAGCAGAAATCAATAAACTATATTCTTTTGTAGTAAATAAAATTCCAAAAGTATCCAAAATTCAAATTTTTTCAATGTTATCTGAATATTTTGATATTAATTATCATAAGTTTTATGATTCACTTTCCAATACATTTAAACAAAAATTAATTGAAGAATTGGAATATGGTGATGATACCGTAACTAAAAAAATAGGCGGTAAATTATTTTAAAATAACAAATTATAATGACAAATCATAAACCTAAAATCTGGATTATTTCTGACACGCATTTAGGTGCTAGAAATAATTCTATTGAATGGCTAGATCGAATGATAAATTATTTTGATAATTTCTTTATTCCTCTAGTCAAGAAACATTATAAAAAGGGAGATATACTTATTCATAGTGGTGATGTATTTGATAATAGACAATCATTAAATCTACTGGTAATGAATAAAGGTTTACGAGTTTTTGAAGAGCTTTCTGCAATATTTGAAGATGGTATTCATATTATTGCAGGAAATCATGATATCTTAAGAAAAAATTCTAATGATATTACATCGATCGATGTTTTAAAATATCTTCCAAATATTACAATTCATAAAGAGCCTACAATTCTTGAAATTGATGAACATAATATCCTATTAATGCCATGGAGAAAAAGTCATCAGGATGAAGTTGATTGCATACTTGAATATACTGAAGCACATTATTGTTTTTGTCATGCTAATATTTCTGGAATGCGATTTGATGCTAGAAGGTTAATAGAACATGGATCAGATATTAATGCATATTCAAAATTGCGAAGGGTATTTTCTGGTCATATTCATTATGCACAAACTAATGGTAATGTAACATTTGTTGGAAATCCATATCAAATGACAAGATCCGATGCGGGTAACAGAAAAGGAATTCACTGTTTAAATCTTGAAACCAGCGAAACTGAATTTTATGAAAATAATTATTCACCTAAATTTATTAGATTATATCTTGATAAATGTCATGAACTAACAATAGGACAACTAAAAGAAAAATGTAAAAATAATTTTGTTGATGTTTATGTTAAATCTGAATATCTTGTAAAGTATCCTATCAACGGCTTAATTAATGAGCTAAATGATATTGCAAGTAAATTGGAAGTAGTTGCTTATGAAGAAGAAGAATTAGACATAAATGTTGATTATGACAAATCATTAAATATTTACTCTTTATGTGAGAAATATGTAGAACAATTATCTGTTGATGATGAAACCAAGAAAAAGCTGAATAGTAAATTATTTAGTCTTTACAATAAAACAATAACTGATCGAATATGAAAATTCTTGATATTAGCTGGAGAAATTTTAACAGCTACGGTAATAATACACAAACACTTAAATTTAATCAGGCCGGTGGTGAATTAAATTTGTTGATAGGTGAAAACGGCCATGGAAAATCTACTATTGCTGAAGCAATTACATTTGCTCTTTATGGTAAAGTTGATGGAAAGAAGATGAGTGATCTTCCAAATAGAATCAATAAAGAATTATGGGTTCAAATTAATATTATATGTAAAGGTAGAAAGCTTACAATTATTCGAGGAATATCACCTGGAATATTTGATGTTTTTATTGATGGCGAGCCATACGATCAAGCTGGTAAAAGCAATGTTCAAGAATATCTGGAAACAGAATTCTACGATATTCCGTTTCAAGTATTTAAAAATATTATTGTTTTATCAATAGAAGATTTCAAATCATTTCTTACAATGACACCTGGTGATAAGCGAAATATTATTGATAGATTATTTGGATTCAGTATTATAAATCAAATGAAAGACTCTGTGAAGCTAGAAAGGCGCGAATTAAAGGCTTCTATTAAGACTTATGATGATGAATTAAATATAATAAATCAATCAATAGATTCTATTTCAGCTAAATTATTATCATTAAATGAAGAACAAAAAGAAGATAAAAAGTCTTTAATATCGCAATTAAAAATTGATGCAACCAAGCTTGTAGAAGATAAGAAACTAGTAAATGAAAATCTAGAAAAGCTAAAAACTAAAGAAGCATTAATACAGGAAAAATATAAAGAAGTCAATTCATCGTTAGGTAAATTAAATACTGAAATAAGTCAAAAACAACGAATGATTGATTTATATGATAATGACTGTTGTCCAACATGTGAACGAGCATGGGATACACATGACCTTAAAAATAAAGATGAAACCAGTAAATCATTAACGAAATGTAAGGTCAAGAAAGATGATTTAAATAAAGAACTTACAGATTCAACATCACAAATTCAAAAATTTAGGCAGTTCGAATCAAAGTTTAGAATTCAATTAGCTGAATTAAATCGTAAGTTACAATCCGTTATAGCTGATCTTAAAAAATATTCTGTTGAGAATGATGATACAAAATTTAAGCATTTAAATGAATTGTTATTAGAAAATGAAAAAAGTAAAGAATCTAAAAATATATTAAAAGGTAAAGATGCAAATGAAGATTCATTCCTAGTAATTCTGGAATCTATTCTTGGTGATGACGGAGTTAAAAATTTAGCAGTTAAATCTATATTACCTTCATTAAATGCCAATATAACAAAAATGGCGGCTCAAATGCATCTTCCTTATTCTATTTATTTTGATGAAAAATTTGATTGTATAATTACACATTTAGGAACACGAATTTCTGCAAAAACCTTAAGCAGTGGTCAAAGAAAAAAGTCTGACTTTATCATTATTATTGCACTAATTAGGCTGATGAAATTAAGATACCCTGAATTAAATCTACTTTTCTTAGATGAATTATTATCATCTGTAGATGCTAGTGGAAGACATGAAATATTAAAAATTCTAAGAGAAACTGTACGAGAATCTAATTTAATTTCATGGGTTATTAATCATTCAGAATTACCTATAGAATTATTTGATCGTAGAGGTGAAGTATATTTTGACAGTGGATTCTCACAATTAGATATTGAATTATTGAATTAAGATAAATAACATAAACAATTTAATGTCAGTATACGATTTAGAATTTAATAAAGACGATGTATTATTAAGAAACATAATAGTTGGATTTCTAGCACATTTACAAAATAGAATATGTTGGGAACAAAAAATATCAAATACGGAAACTGAAATAGTTGATATTCCCTTTTTCTTTACTACTACAGGAGATGAAAGATTTATGCAAGATATATTTTTAAAGGATATCTTGACAGATCCAGATTGTACTGTAGCAGAAACCGTTTATAATCAAATTCCTCGAGCTCACGTAGATATGAGTGGTGTTGATATTGATCCATCAAAAAATACAAGTCAATATGTTCGCGGAACCTATGATAAGCAGGTTGAAAATGGTGTTCTTAAAACCTATAATGCAGAATTTATTCCTATTCCAATTAAACTTTCAATGGATGTTACTATTGTTGTTGATACTGTTCTAGATCAATTTAAAGCGCTGGAATCAATAATAAGAAATACATATAAAACAAATAATTTTCAAATAAATGTTGCGGGTATTAGATTACCTTGTTCGTTTAGTATGTCTGATTCAAATGCGTTAGAAAGAAATATTGAATTTAGTGAAGGAGCATCAGACAAAAAAGAATTTAAAATTACCTTTAGTACTGAAGTCGATGTAACATATCCAGTATTTAAAAATGCTAAAAATGGATTCACTGGTGCTGAGAATACTGAAATGTTTAATGGAAATCGTATGGTTCATATATCGGTCTTTGATAATATTGGTGCTACTGGACTAGGAGCTACAGCAGCCGCAGGAGTTTATATAGATCCTACATTTAAAATGGGATCTGAATCTGTTACAAGCAATCAAAAATCTACAAATAGTTCAATTGACGATCCAGAAATTGATAATGGGACTTGGCCAAATTCACAATCAAAAGGTGGTGCTGCACCCCAATAAAAAGACTGAACAACTTAAATATATAAACTAAATAAAACAATTACACGATGAAGCTTAAAAATTATAAGGATTTCTTAAACGAAAGCTTTACCGCAGATTACCTAGTTGCTATTGTAAACAAGCTAAAATCTGAAGGTAAAACTAATGAAGCAATTTATGCATATTTGGATATATTAAATATTCCTAAAGCTAAAATTATGGGAGCATTAGCATCATGTGGATGTATCCAAGAATCATTAAACGAGGATGAAGAATCATTAGATGATTTATTAAGTGGTGCTGATGATGATACTGAAGATGAAAAGGAAAAGGAAGATCCAACCGAAGATGAAAAAGAATCTGATGATGCTCCAGAAGCGGACACAGAAGCTAAAAAGACTGCATTACAAAACGCAGTCAATGACATTGAAAAGATGGCAAAAATCAAAGGTATCGTAAAGAAAGATGATGAAGAAGATGCAGAAAAATCTAAAAAATCTGATGAAAAGGAAGACGAGGAAGAGGATTCTGATGAACTAGACATATAAATTACCACTCAAACAATAGATAAATAATTAAAATAAAAACAATATAAAATGACAAATATCAGAACAAAACTAGATGTAGTTAACAAGCTAGAAGTTTTAAAGTCTATGTTAGATGAGAATCATTCTTCAAATAACATTATAAAGAAATATGCTAATGCATTTAAATTTAGAAATGATGTAGACACAACTTCATTAATCTCTAACATGTTAAGAGAATTTAAAGTATACGATTGGATCGATGCTATTAATGAATTCTGTACTTCAATAAGAAACGATGTTAATTCTAATCATGTTGAATTAACATTAGAAAGTACATTATTAGGAATGAAAATGGATAACAAATTCAATTCTTACGACGGTGCTATTTCAATTCTAGAAGGATTAATGGCTGAGGAATTAAATACCGACAAATTGATTATATCATTACAAGAATCTACATGGATTCCTGCAATTAAAAATCTAATTTCAGTTGTTGAATCTTCTACAAATTCTGTAGATTCATTAAATCCTGATGTAACAGTTGGAAAGGTTTATAGTCCTGTAGAAATTAATGAAGACGAATCTTTTGTTTTTGCAATGGATGGAACTTTATATGAAATGGATGATTACGGTATTACTGTAAGTGATAAAGCTACATCGCCAATATTCAATAAATTAGTTCAGATCTGTGAAAAATTTGATATAGTTGACAATAGATTAAAATATAATCATAAAAATCAAGCAATAGAAATCGCTATAAACGAAGACAATTGTGAAACTTTTATTAATGGTGCTAAAGTTGATGAAGGATCTGTTAGATCCACACTTACTGCATCTGGTGCATTCTATCTTAATGAAATGCATATTTTAGAAATGATAGATTTTGCATCTCAACATGCAAATAAAATTGTAGAAATGGATAATATTACTACAATTAAATCTAATCATTATGAAGGTGTTACAGCTAATGTTGTTAAATTGGATGAATCAATATTTGTTAATAAAATTAACAGATCAATGATGTCTAATACATTAGATTCAGCTACAGCTACTGATGCAGTTGCAATGGTAAAGGAATTTGTATGTTATGATGTTTCTAACTTTGTAGTTGGATTACTTGGAACTGAAGAAAAATTTGAAGAACAAATTTCCGAATCAAAACAATTGATCAATGATAGAATTGCATTTTTAAATGAGCAACTTGGTAATATTTATGCTGCTGAAACAGAAATAGGACAATCGGATGAATTGAATCAAGCTAAAGTAATTATTAAGGAATCTTTAGATAATGAACAAGCTTCTTTATCTACTTTACTCAAAAAAAAAGCTTGAATGAAGCATTGAAAGGAAATTATACATTAAATGATGCTAGTTTTCTTCCCAGTGAGATAAAGTATGTTCTAAAAAAATTGAATATCAAATCAGCTAATCAAGCATTTATTGCTAGTTCGCAAGATGAAGATGACGATGAAATAGCTACATATAACAAAGTTAAAAAAATGTTTAATGCAACTGAAAATGATATAGCATTTGGTTTTCCTGGACGTATAGCCGATTATGATGCTAAAAACAAAATAATTTACTTTGAAGATTACGGTGCTGAATATTATATTTGGAAAAAATAATTAAATACTCAAGAAGCCTAGATTCGTCTAGGCTTTTTAGGGGTTTTGAAACAATAACATGTGACTGGTATATAATGAAGTATAAACAAATCAAAGATAACAATTATTATGGCACGAAGAAAATCAAAGAATTATTTAAACAATAGAGATTTATATGATCAAATTGTTTTATCAAAAGAGCAGGATGAATTAACTCGAACAGCAGTTAAAATGTTAACAATGTTAGCCGAACGAGCGCAAAGAAAATTAAAATATGCTAATCCACAGGATCAAGAAGATTGCTTATCATTTGCTATTTTAGATTTAATGAAATATTGGAGAAGTTTTAAGCCAGAAAAAACTACAAATGCATTCTCATATTTTACATCAATGTGTATGAACGGATATGCAAAAGGCTGGCATAAATTACATCCAAAGAAATATAAAGGAACTATATCATTGAGTAATTCTAATGGTGATGGCATCTATTCAATTTGATATATAAAATAAATCCTTAATATGGGAAGATACAAAAATTATAGTGAGTTTTTATCCGAGGCATTGAATTATGTTAATTTAGATACAATAAAAAACGATCAAATAACATTAGGACAATTAGATACAACTAAAGATTCTAATAAGATTACTCAAATTAAAAATATACTGATACCAGATCTAAAAGGACCAATAGGTAATTTTTTGGATGATAAAAAAATTCCTAAATCTAATATACCTGTTATATTAAATCTTATGGAAAAACATTTTATTGGTAATGATAATGACTTATTAAATTGGTTAGCTAATCCATCAAAAAATGAATTTAAATTAAATCCAACTAATGGCGGTCATATACCGTTAGCAGAAATAGAAAATCATTTTGCTCATTTATTTGATAAAAAATTCTTTGAAAAATTAATAGAATTATCAGGGCTTGGATTACCAGTAGTCGGTCGTACAGAATTATATTATTGTATGCTATCACATTTTAGTAATTCTACAACTGGTGGTGATATAAAAGGTCCAAATAATGAATTGATCGAAGTTAAGCAACGTAGAGGTCGTCTTGGCGGAACAAAAAATACTAAAAACTGGTCTAAATCTGAATCAGAAATACAGAAGGCATTTAAACCTCATGGTGTTTCTTGGAAATCTAAAACTAAATCATTTGGGCCAGGTGCATTACTTGATTTAGCCAAAACTTTTTCAGATACAATTCAAAAATTAGATATAAATCAAACAAAGCTCCTTACTAAAAAACTTATAGTAGCATTATCTAATTATACCGCTAGTAACGAATTATTATCAAAAACAACTGTAAATTATATTAGTACTGTATTCATAAACGAAGCGAATTCATCAAAGGCAAGTAATAAACTTAAAGCAATTATAACCGCTATTCATTTAGACGGATATTATAGAGAAGAAAGATTTGATTGGCTATTTACTACTACTAATGACAGAAAACATTTGTGTACATTAAATTGTAAAGATTCAAATTTTGAACAAATACACAAATTTACAAGCACATATTTTAATAATCAAATTGAATGGGGAGATGCAGCTCAAACTCGAGTTGGTGCGTCAATAGGTGATATTAAAATATGAGCATAAAGAATAATAAGCCAACCAAAAAATCCAGATTCAAACAAGGATATTTTCCGTTGAATGAATGTGCTAAATATATTGGTAACGGTCCTATTATTTATAGAAGTAGCTGGGAACAAAAATTTTGTATTTATTGTGAATCAAATGCTAAAGTAATTAAATGGTCATCTGAACCGTTTGAAATAAAATATTGGAATCCACTAAGAGAAAAGTATTCTAAATATCATCCAGATTTCTTTATGTTATTGGATGATGGTAAGAAACTTGTAATAGAAGTAAAGCCGGAAGCTCAAATTAAAAAACCTAAACAACCTAAAAGAAAAACTCCTAAAACAATTAAAAACTTTAAATATTTGTCTGAACAATATATTCTAAATATGGCAAAGTTTGCCGCAGCTAAAAAATGGTGTGATAGTCGCGGATATATTTTTAAGATTGTTACTGAAGGATTTTTTAATGGATTCAAATAGTTGATAATATGGAAATGGCTAGAAAAATTAACGATCTTAAAGGCTCAAAATTTGATGCTTCTGGTTGGGCATCTAAAGCTAAAGGCGACGGTGCGAGAGGTAAAATAATTGGATCAACTAATGGTCGTATGCAATATGGTAGATTATATTCGTTTAATTATTATGACCCAAAGACTCGAGATAAATTAGCATATTGGAATACTAACCCACTCATAATAAAGATTGATGAATTAATGTCAGCTGAAGGTTTTATGGATATTGGTGTTAATTTAAACTTTTTTCCAGAAAAAATAAAGTATCAATTTATAGATGCATTCTGGACACGATATGGAAGTGCTTATAACAGCAAAAGAAACACCCCAGCAAGAGATCAGTCATATAATAAATTTTCACCTAAATCATTTATGGCGACATATAAACAATATGGTATTGGATTTGCAACAAGAAAATACATAAATAAAAGAATAAGTAATTCATACGTTTTTTCAAATAATATAGATGTTTGGGCAAGCGCAATGTTAATTAATAACCCTAATTTTGTCAAGCTCGGAGAAGCCGAAAGAGACAAATTATTTATTGAATATATAAATAAAACAAGATAATAATGTCAGGATTTGTAAATAGGAATGGTAGTTATTTGGAAAGTAAAAATCCAGTAACAAAATTCATTAAGAAGCTTAGTTCATTTGGAATGAAGTATGACGATATGGTATTAAGAAATTCCAGATCTATCGGTATTACTGAAGATGAATATGGTTGGCGATATGATCAGGCAAACCTTATGGGTGGCGAATATGATGAATATCGAATGTTTGCTAATCTTTCAATGGCAGATATAAATCTTCGTAAAAATATTTCTATTTATGATAGAAACTATGTAAAGAAAAGAGAAGACTTAAGACGCTTTTCTGTTCAGGATAAAATTGAAGATGTATTGGATGTACTTGCGGATGAAGCTATTGTATATGATGCAACCAATTTCTTTGCATATCCAAAAATATTTGATGATGAATTAATTACCGTTGATGTTAACAAGAAAATCTCTGATGCAGTACAAACTAATTTCAAAAAAATCTATCAATATTTTGGATTCAATAACGATATTTCTGCATGGAACTTTTTTAGAAAATGGTTGATTGATGGATATCTTGCGTTTGAAATCATTTATGATAAGAACATGAGAAACATCATTGGATTCAAAGAAATAGACCCCTCATCAATTGAGCCTGGTCTAGACAGTGATGGTAAGAAAATGTGGACTCAATTTAAAGGTGACGTAAGAAAACAAAGAGAACTATATGATTCTCAAGTAATTTATCTTTCTTATTCTCAAATTAATTCACCTGGACGTGTAAGTTATGTAGAACGATTAGTAAGAACATTTAATATCTTACGAATCATGGAACATTCCAGAATTATATGGTCTGTTGTAAATTCATCATTTAAAACTAAATTTATAATTCCAGTAGGAGGTAAATCAAAAACTAGAGCAAAACAATCATTAGGAGTACTAATGCAATCTTATCGTGAAGTAATGGATTTTGATGTAGAATCTGGTGAATTGCAGGTAAATGGAAAACCTATGATGCCTTTCAATAAGGAATACTGGTTACCATCTAATGATGCAGGTCAACCAGAAATTGAAACACTTGCAAATGATGGTCCTGATTTAAGTGATACGGATGCAATTAGATATTTTAGAGAAGAATTTCATAAAGTTACTAAGATTCCTTTATCTAGATTTGATCAGGAATCGCCGCCATCATGGGAAATGCAGGCTGAAGGTGCTACTAGAGATGAGTTAAAATTTGGTCGTTTTATTGATCGTATGAGAACACAATTCCAAGAAATACTTGTAAAACCTTTATGGCAACAAATGGCCTTAGACTTTCCAGAATTAGCCAATGATGATAATTTTAAACAGCAAATAGGTATAGTATATCAGAAGAATAATATGTTTATTAAGATGCAGGAAATGGAAGTATTAGAGAAAGAAATCAATTTTATTCAAACAATGAAAGACGGATTAGTTGATACTGATGCTGATATGAATGAATCAAAATTCTTTTCATCTGAATTCTTAGTTAGAAAATATCTTGGATTATCCGCGGATGATTTGAAATTAAATGCTAAATTAAAAGAGAGAGAGGAGAAAGAAATGGCAGAGAAAGCAAAATTAACATCGGATGACGATGGTTTTTAAAAGTATTATAAAATGATACCACATTTGTAAATGTGAACTTGATATATATAACAAATAGCCAAGCTAAAAATAAACCTACAAATATGAAAAACTTACTGATTCTTGAAAGATCAGTTTCTGAGGCAGAATTCCAGAAAACCGCTAATGGCGATTATATACTGGAAGGAATTTTTTCGGAAATAGGCACAAAAAATAAAAACAATCGAATTTACGATGAAGCTGAATTTGTTCCTCATGTGGAAGAATTAGCTAAAAAAGTTAAAGATAGAAAAATTCTAGGAGAACTGGATCATCCAAAACAATTCGAAGTATCATTAAAAAATGTATCACATGTTATAGAAGAAATATCTTACGATAAATCTTCAAAACAAGTAAGAGGTAGAATTAAGCTACTTGATACTGATGCTGGAAAACAAGCAAAGGCATTAGTTGATGCAGGAGTTCCAATACATATTTCATCTAGAGCAGCTGGTGTTGTTGAATCAAATAATCATGTAAAAGTTAAAAGATTATTTACTTATGATTTGGTTGCAGATCCAGGATTTGAAAATGCACAATTAAACAGAGTCAATGAATCATTTGGCTTACAAAACGACGATACAATACAAATATTTGAAATGGATAACACAAATAACGGTTTAACTCAAGTTGACGCACCAGAAGTTGCAATAAACGAAACTAAAGGTGAATCATTCATCTCAATGGATCAGTTCGATAAATATTCAAAATATATCACTGAACAATTCAATAAGATCCAGGAATCAATCAAATCTATAAACGAATCTGATATACCTTCTAATAATACAAAGGAACAATCACAAATTGTAGAGTGGGTTGAAACTATTGCTAAGGAAGTAAATTCAATGAATTCAAAAATCAATAAGGTTGAAGAAAATACAGACAACCTAATTGCACATAATGATTATATTGTTGAAGGTCTTGAATCAGTTAAAGATTATAGTGAATTGGTTGCTCTTAAGACCGATCAAGGAATTGAATATAGTAAATCATTGGCTGAAAACCTTGATAATTCAATCGAATATAGTAAAATGGTTGCTGAATCAGTTGATAATTCAATTGAATATTCTAAACACATTAGTGAAGAAGTTAATTCAAGATTTGAATATCAAACTACAATTAATGAATCAGTAGATACTCTTATTTCTCATAACGATTATATTGTTGAGAACATGGAACATGTTGCTAATTTTACTGAATATATTAAAGAAAATCTAGAAACTCTAGGTTCATATACCGAACATTCTATTAACGATATTAATGAAAATTTTGCTGAACTTAACGGTGCAAAATTAATTAATGAAGGTAATGGTAGAATAAGTAAGCAATCGGAACCTAAAGAAAATTTAATTATAGAAAGTAATGATAACTTTAAGAATGATATCAGTACTAAGATAAATACTTTACTTGAATCTGCTAAGAAGCAAAAAGCAGTAACTGAAGATAAGGACTTGCATTTCCTACATTTTGTAACGGAATCTAAGAGAAGTGAATTTGCAAAATTAAATGAAAGCTCTCAAGGTGACTTGATACTTGCATTTAAAAATAACAAATACTTCGGAACTAGAGATGTTGAAAGAATATGGGAATCAGCAACAACACCCGAACCTAAAGTTTTAAATTGGTTGGAAAATATCCCAGCTAAATATAAAGAGTCTTATGATTCTTTAAGTGAAAGCAAACAAGAAGAAATTAAATTACAAGCTTCTGTTAGTGTTTTAGAATCACAATATCAAATCGATCATTTTTGGTCGACAAGAGATTTGAGATCTGAAATAATTCAACCGATTAATGAATCTGCAATTGCAAATTCTGAATCGATAAACGAAGTTAAAGTTACAAGTTCTTATATGGATGCAGTTACTGAAGGATTAGCAAAACGATTCAAAACAAACAAAATTTAAAAACCAAACTTAAAAAAATCAAAATATTATGTACGGACATAAAATGATTAACGAAGCTGAGGTTATGAGTAAATGGGCACCGATCATCGAGTCTACTACGGGAATTAAAGACCGTAATACTGTTGAATGGATGTCAAAATACTGTCATAACCATGAGCTTTACGAAAACAACGCTTACGCAACTTTAGGTGGTGTAAACGGAATGGGAGCAACAAAATTCCCTGGACCCCCAGGATCACAAGACGGTTTTGCCGGTGGTGTAAAAGGATCAGGAGATAAAGCTCACACTTTATTACCTTTAGCAATGCAAGTTGCTGCAAATACTGTAGGTTTAGACCTAGTACCAGTTATACCAATGCCTGGACCAATGGGTGTTTTAACTTATTTAGACTTCGTTTACGGAGGTGGAAAATTGGATGCTAAAGGAACTGATAATAATCCTGCTATAATCAAGGTTGATACTACTGATTCAACTCTTGTTGTTAATGATAATCACTTCTTAGCTTCTGCTGGAACAACTGGTAACAATGCTAACGCAATTTATTCTAAATTCTTAGGAACTTCTAGAATTGATGGATTTAGTATCTTTGAAGTAATTTCTACTGGTACTATTGCTACTGGTAATGTTTATAGTGTAGGTAATACTACTACTGCTCCTTCAATTGCTGATTGTATTGATGGTTCATGGGCTGTTTATGCTGCTACTTCTGCAACCGCAGTTGGTGTTCAAGACGGAGCTGATCAAACTTCTGCTGCTTCATTAGTAAAATCTCTAGAAGATCATATTACTGGATTCTCTGGTAATTCTTATGGATCTAATGATCCTTATTCAAGAGATGCTGGTGAAACAACTCAAGATAATATCATGAACTTGACATTGTTCAATCAATCTGTTGAAGCTAAAACTTTCCAAGTTGCTGCTGCAGTTACAAGAGAACAAGTTCAAGATTTAAAACAATTTGGTGTTGATGCTGTTGCTCAGGTTGAAGCTGTTCTTGCAAATGAATTGACTCAATCAATCAACAAAAACATCTTAGAAAGATTGTTTAAATTAGGTGTTAAAAACCATGCAAATATTTCTAAAACTCAAAATGTTCATTTCCACTTGAACTTATCTAATACTACAACTGCAATTGGTTCTTTTGGATCTGCAATTGATTCTACTGGAGCTAACAGAGTAGGTGATTTTACTACTCCTGTTCCTGCAACTGAAGGTACTACTATATCTACTTCAGAAAACATTCATACAAGACAAAGAAAGATCTTTAGTAAGGTTCTTGCTTGTGCTAACATGATTGCTATCAGAGGAAGAAGAGGTAATGCTAACTTCATGGTAACAAACGGTCAAATCGCTACTGCTTTACAAGATAGTGCTGGTTTTATCGCTGCGCCAATGGCAAATACTTTAAATCAAGTAGGTGGTTCACTTTACCCAGTTGGAACAATTGGAGGTGTAGCTGTTTATGTTGATCCTAACATGGCTTGGTCTGACAACAGAGTATTAGTTGGAAGAAAAGGAGATGGTAATTCACCTGGATTGGTATTCATGCCTTACTTAATGGCTGAATCAGTAGAAACTATCGCTGAAGGAACAATGGCTCCTAAAATTGCGGTTAAATCTAGATTCGCATTAGTTGAAGCTGGACATCACCCAGAAACAAACTATATTACTTTTGGTATATTCTCTCAATACGGAATATATTAATCAATAGTTTTTTAATATTTAAAAGGTCAGGACTTTGTCCTGACCTTTTTTTGTGCTCTATTAAAAGATATATAAATAAATAAATAAAATCAATATGAAAAACTTTGAGTCTTTTGATGATTTCATAAATGAATCTTATGAATTAAATGAAATATCAAATAATGATCCAGTACTTATTGCTATTCGTGCCGCTAAAATGGAACGTGAAAAGAAAATGGCAGACTATAAGCAATACTATAAGCAACGAATGAAAAAGAGAGTATATGGTAAGAAAAGACAAGCTATTGAAGATGAGCTTGATGATATTATTGCAGACCTCAAAGAATTATATTCTAACAAAAGTGAAATTTTTTCAGACATGGAAAATGAAGCTGGTCAAAAAGGAGACGATTGGACCGATGATGATGCAAATAGATATGGTAATGAATTAAATGCCATAGACGATAAAATAGAAAAAGCTATCAAAAAAAGACAAGCATTAGAAATTAAACTTGCATACTAATTAAAAACAATATTATAACATGAAAAATATACAGTCATTTGACGAATTCGTTAATGAATCTAAACATGATGAATCTCCATCGACTCTTGCAGATTTCTTAAATAAAGAATCTAAACATTTTAGTTCATTTTTAAAGCCTAAAAGATTTACTGCCTCAGTAAGCGGTGATATTTTAGAAATTACACCAGCATCAGGAAGCTTTACAATAACTGCAGATTTTAAAAAGAAATCTTTAACTACTACTGGAAAACCTGAATATCCTGAATCTGTTTCTTATACAGAAATAATGGAATATGTTAAACGCCGAACAGGTATGGAACCTGTAAATGAATCTAATGAATTAAACGAAGGACAATATTCTTGGTTTACTCAGGACACAGGTCAGCAAATAGGTAACATGCCTGGAAATAGAATCAAAATGTTTATGTTTGATAATGAAGGTAATAAATGGGCTGAAAATAAATATGAAGGATACGGTGAATTTGGTGGTATGGATTACTATGAATTACTTGCTAAAATGAACGGATATCCTGATGCAGACAGATCAATTGGAATAGATATTGAATTTGGTAAGAAAAAAACAAAAGCACCAAGAGGAAAAATTTTATATCCTGCTTTAGTAGCTAAAAGTAATTTTAACTGGAAGCGTCATGATTTTACTACATCTGCTGAAAGCGATCCAGATCAAGGTTGGATTAATAACGAAGACGACTGGGATGAAGATAGTTTTAGTTAATTCTATAGATAATTAAAAAAATTGAAATATATAAATAAAACAAATAATATTATGAAATTACATAGCTTAAATGAGCATATAGAATTAACTGAAACCAGTAATAGTTTATTGGATGAGTTAAAAATGCAACATCCAGGATTAACTGAAAAGGAATTGCAACATTATATAAAGGCAATTTATTTTAATGGCCATGACGGTGGTATTACCGAATCAATGGAAAATTTTGATGAACTTAATGAGGTTGTTGGTACTTTATTAAAGGCAAGAAAAATTAAAAAGACTCAGAAAAAAGCTAATAAGGCTAAGCTAGATTCTGTTGAAGTAGAATCTTCTGGTGATAAAAGAAAGCAAAAGCTTGATGATAATAAAAATCTAGATAGAACTTCAAGATCTGATCAAAAGAAAAAGATTGATGACATGGTAACTAAAAAACAAAAAGTTATTTCATCAAAAGTAAGTGAATTAGAATCTGTCGCAGATGAAAAGGCTACGACGCCGTTTTTGAAAAAATTTACGGCTAAATTAAGAATTAAAGGTACATTAGCTGCTTTAGAAGCGGATCTAGAATCTGCAAGTGATGCAGAAAGAACATCTTTAAAAGCTCAAATAAATAAAACACAAAAACGTGAAGAAGAAGCATCTGCGGAACTTGATAAATTAGCAAAAGCAGAAAAAGCTAAAAAAGCTAAAGAAGACGAAGGTAAGAAATCTGAAGATGATGAAAAGAAATCTGAAGGTGACAAGGAAAACAAGGAAAAAATTGAAAAACTGCAAGATCAAGCTGACGAAACTCAGATAGATATAGATTTCCAAAAGAAAGAACTTGCAGATATAGAAGCTGGTTCTGAAAGAAATAAAGCTGAAAAGGAACTTGCAACTTCTGCAACGGCTCTTAAAAAGCTTAAAGCAAAAATTAAGGAACTTAAAGGTTAATTAATAAATGGCTAGAAAGTCTATTATAAAAAGACAAAATAAAGGAAGAAGAAAAACAAGGTTCAGAATTATTCTGGACCTTCTTTTGCCTAGGCACGTAAAGCTATTAACACAAGATAAATTGTTGGATGAAATCTCACCCGATGATGCCGCATTAAAAATCATATTTAAAATGGAGGATCAAATTCTAGACAATCCAATGTTTAGAAAAGTTTATGTAGATCCGCACACAAAAGAAATTACTAATCTGGTTGAGATGAATAGAAATCTTAAACTAGTAAAATGGGATTGTGCATACTGTAAAATTCCGATAGAATCACAGATGGATTATTTTAAGCCTGATAATTTTGTGTGTGAATCATGTAACGAGCGTTATGTCAAGGATGCAAAAATGGTGCCTAATTTAATACTTGAAGATTCATTAGCATTCACACATTACTGTAAAGCCTTATTACGTAAAGACCAGAAGGCATTCATGGAGTATTTGAAAAAATCCAAAAAATAAGTTCATCAGGATTTTTTATTGTCAATTATTTTGTTTATATTTAACTATAAATAATTAATAACTGATAACACATAAATACACACATCATGAAAAAATATCGTACAGTTGCACAACAAGTAAGAGATTTCGGAAGTAGAGTTACTAAAGCCGAACTTCTTATTAACGACAAAATTACTAAACTTCCCGGTTACTACACATACACAGGAAAAAATTTCACAGTTAATTTCAACGAAGATAGTTGCGAAACTACCTGGTGGGAAGTTGCAATACTTGATGATAATGTAGATGAAAATCTATATGAATACTTCGAAGATTACAATAGCTATGAACGCAAAAAGGATCTGGTATTTGCATTACTACAACTCGATAAGAACTGGGAATACGAAATAGCAGAGCTTAAAAATAAAGATTTTTAAAAAAGTTCACCAGGATTTTTTACTGTCGATTTTTTTGATTATATTTAACTATAAATAATTAATAACTGATAACACATAAATACACACACATGGAAAATTTGACAATTACATTCGGAAAACACACAGGAAGAACAATCGCTGAAATCGCATTAAGTGATATCAATTGGCTAATCTGGTTCACTAAAAATTACGATCCATATTACTCTCAATCTGGTTGGCGAGTTGGTCAAGCAACAATCAACAAAAAATTAAATTTGTTGAGTGCTGCAAAAGCAAAGGTTTCTGAATACTTCGATTCAATCGCAAAAAGAAACAAAGAAAATTCTACAAGCGAATTCTTTGGAACTCTTAAGAAGCGAATTAAAGATTTAAAATTAACTATCACAAAAACGCAATATGAAGGTGTGATAGCTGAAACTGCCGATGGCAACAAAATCAAACTTTACATCTCTGCTGAGTTAGGTGAAGAAATTACTATCGACGGAACCCCAACTAAACATTACGAACAGATGGGACACAAGATCACATACATGAATAGAATCAAAATAAAATAATTTTAACTAACACTAAATATACGCACTATGTGGACAACATTTATAATACTATCAGTAATTGCTCTAGGAGTAAGCTGTCAAAGTCTTGAAGATTATTACAAATCAAAATACTTTTAATGAAAAAAAAGGTTCGGCAGGATTTTTTACTGTCGATCCTTTTGATTATATTTATACTATAAATTAATTAATAACTCACAAATACACATACACATGACAAACGCAAAAACAATTCCAACAGCAAAAGTTCAAGATTTTATCGATGTTAACGGTCTTGATACTCTCACAGTTCCAAACGTAGAATTCATTAACGAAGAGGAACTATACGATTTACTCGGATATTTCAACGGTCTTTTAGAAGATGCAAAAGATTATTGTAATGGCTAAGAAAATCAAATCACTCAAAATTACTAAAGAGCAAATCCACAAAATGGATAGAGCTGCACGAAGAAATATTGAGATAGAACAAGGTGGTAGTCAACCTCCTCACAAGGTTCACAAAAGTAAAAAGACGTATACACGGAAACCAAAACATAAAAACAAAGAATCATGAGCACAACATTCGGAATATTCAAAATCGGAAATGATATAGTAAGTACCACAGATGACACTGCATTTGATAATGCACCATTTATGGAAAAAGTTGAAATAGCAAGAAGAGTCGGTACAAAAAACGGAGCTCAAATGCACTTCACAAATGAACTTGCAAATCTGTTACCACCAGACACTGAGGTAGTTGCATTAGATAATTCAGCTCAAGGAATAGAAACAATAGGAGATATAATCGAACACATTAAAAATCAAAAATCATGATAGAATATTTCAATTACTTAAATAAATTAAGAGACTCAGGAATCACTAATATGTTAGGTGCTGCACCTTACTTAGAAAGAGTATTCGACATAAGCAAAAAAGAAGCTAGAGAAATATTATCTATTTGGATGAAAAGCTTTGACTAAAATGAAACAAATTAAATAGATTTTAATATTAATAATAAACATTTATGGACCACATTTCAACATTACTTTGGGAAGAAAAATATCGCCCTCAATCATTCGATGATTTAATTTTACCCGATCGAGTGGATGAAAAAATACGCAAAGGCGCATATACACATTTTTTATTACATGGTCCTCCAGGTTCAGGTAAAACATCGGCTGCCAAAGTATTAGCAAAATCACATGATAGCATTTATATCAACTGTTCTAACGAAACAGGCGTAGATAGTGTAAGAAATAAAATTACTGATTTTGCATCTTCATATTCACTTATGGGTGGTGCCGACAAATTAAAAATCATAATTCTTGATGAGCTTGATGGTGTGTCCGATGCATATTTTAAAGCATTACGTGGAACAATCGAACAATTTCACATGACAACAAGATTTATAGCAACCTGTAATTACTTTAATAAAATACCAGATAACGTACAATCAAGATTTGAATGTATTAATTTTGATTTTAACGAAGATGAAATCAAAGAGGTTGAAAAATCCTATATGCGTCGTGTTCATAAGATTTGTTCTGTTGAAGGCCTTACAATTCAAAATGATGCATTGGTCGAATTAGTAAGAAGAAAATTTCCAGATTTAAGATCGACAATAAAGGCATTGCATGGCTATAAAATGGAAGGCACAACATCAATTACAAAAGATACTGTTGTAAAATTTCATGGAGCTCATAAAGATGTTTATCAATTAATCTTTAGCAAAAAAGCACCTAAAGATTTCTATAAAGAACTAGGTAAATATTCATCTAAAACCGATGAAGTAATAGGATCACTAGGAACTGAATTTATAGAATTTATTCAGGCTGAATATCCAGCTGCAACATCTAAATTACCATTAATTGCATATGAAGTCAATCAACATTCATATCAATCCAGATTTGTAATTGACCCTTATGTTTGTTTACTTTCATTAATTTTCAAATTAAATTCGATTATAAATACATAAAATAAGTGTTAAAATATTTTTTTATTTCAACTATTATTGTTATATTTAACTATAATTAAAATAAAGACAAATGACTAAAAACGACAAGTACACAATTTTAATAGACGGAAACTTTCTGTTACATAAAACTTATCATGTAGCTAAGCATATTTCAAACGGAAAATTCGATTTTATTAAAGATCCGGCTGCGGATAAAAATTTATTGCTATGGAAACTATCTATGGATTTTGCATCAGAATTAAAAAGGTTTGATGCAATAATAGAAAACGTAATTTATTGTATTGATGGCTCATCATGGCGAAAGCATTACTTTCCTAAAGCGGATATTGAACAAGGCGAAAACATAAAATATAAAGCAAATCGCGTACAATCAAATGATATAGACTGGGGATTAATCTATGAAACTCATCAGGAATTTGCTAAAGGTATTGAAAAGCTAGGAATTAAAACTGTTCGTTTAGATGGATGTGAAGCCGATGATTTAATATTTGCATATTCATCGGTTTTAAATGCTAAAGGTCGTAACGCTTTAGTTATATCAGGTGATGGCGATTTAACCCAATTAGTTAATCATGATGATACTAATAATGCCAATACTATATACTATAATAAATTTGCAAAGACCCTATATGTAGCCCCAGGATTCACTGATTGGGTCTCTAAAACTAAAATACAGGCAATAGATATATTCAATCAACCTATAGATATTACAGACAATTCTAAAGACGGATTAAAATCTATTGTTAAATCTCTAGATTCTACGGATGTAAATACAGCGGAATTTCAATTCAAAAAAATAATCAAAGGAGATTCAGGTGATAATGTTGCACCGATTTATGCTCAACCTAAAGTATATAAATCAGGTAAGAAAAAGGGTCAAGAATATTTTTCAACTCCAAGCGATAAACAAATCAATGAAGTATTGAAAACATTCAATGAAAGATATGATACTATAAATCCTGTAATGTTCTGGAATAAAGATATCATAAGTGAAATCTGTGGATTAGTTAAAATGACCTGCAAATATAATGATGTTTCAATGAAACAACTGGAAAAAAATTATGCAGATAATAGGAATCTTATGATTCTACATGAAAAGGCTATACCAACTCCTATCATGGAATCAATGACTAATAATATTGCGGTATTTTCAAATCTTGAAATAAATAAATCAGAATTAAATGCACTTAAAGATTTCAAAAATATACTAGACGAAACAAGCTACGAAGAAAAAGAAAAGAAAAAACAAAGTTCAGGTGGATTCTTTAATTCATTCAATCTTGACTAAAAATTAAACTAAACATAAACATAAACTATGGCAGATTTTGAAAAATCATTAATGGGTAGAAAGTACTATCAAAAGGACATACCCGCGTTAATCGAATCTAACAATCGATTAGCCAAAGCATTAGAAAATTATACTAAAATCGAGGAGAAAAAAATTGTCCTTGAAGCTAAAAAACAAAGAAATGAAAATAAGATTAACGAAAGCGGAAATTAACGAATGTTGTGAATTTGCAAAAAATACTGCAAAATATCATCAACGAAACGGAAGAACACTAGATAAAATAAAATCTAATATTGTTCAAGGAAAATGCGGTGAAGTAGCATTCCATAGATTACATGAAGGATTTCTAGAAAATGAGCCGGATTTAACTATATCAAAAAATGCAGATCCCGGATGGGATTTTGTAACTGTTGAAGGAACTAAAATTGATGTAAAAACTATTGGTGTGGATGCTAAAACTGTTACAATCAATATGAATTATTTAAATGCTGATGAATATGCTATAATGCAAGAAACATCAGATGGATACAAATATCTATATACTAAAACAAAAGAGTATATGGAAAGAAATGCTATACCTTCACAATATAATGATAGACATTACATATATGTGTGAAACAAATTAGAATTACAATAATAAAATAACTATGGATTTATTTGGAAAGAATGGCATAATGACTAAGATTTTTACTGACTCGGATATTCAATGGCGATCACATAAAAATCATGATAAGTCAAAACATGCATTTATGTTAAATCGTATGATGGCTATTCAATTTCCTATTCAGGCTCAATATATGAATGTCAATGGCATGAATCCACTTTCCACTATTGAAACCTGGCGAACTATAGCAAAACAATTAAAACGTTCACCAGGTTGGTTGTATACAAAAATGAATAAGGCTGATAAAATAACAGTTAAGAAATTAAAATACAAACCTACTGATGCAGCAATAGAATTCTATATTGAAAAAAATCAAATTTCCAAAGATCAATTTCTTGAAGCTAATAGATTATTTCCTGTAGAGATAAATAATTACCTTAAAATGATCGATCAACAATTAGCGGTTTATGATAAAAATTAATCACGTACATCCAATAGTCATAGAAATAATTTTGTATCGTCATAACTGGCGTGATAATAAACTTATAGCGGCTCTTAAAAATTCATCAGCAATGTTTAATTTGCCTGGCGCGCCTTCAGTTTATTATCTTTCTATGCGAGACATGGCAAACGTAATAGATTCAAAATTTAGCACTCAATTAGCTGAATTAAATTCCATGTCGCAAAATGAATTATTTGATAATTCCAGTTCAATTTATCATATCAATCAAATGATATCTCATTTTTCTAAATTGCGGTATTTCAAGGTTAAAATTTCAAATACAAGAAATTATACGCGATTGGACGAGAATAAAAAGAATATAAACTTTGAATATACTGTTGGCTATGCAAAATTAAATCTTGTTGAAGCCGTTGATACAGAATATCTAGAGATAATTAAAAATCTATTAAGAAAATCAAACTTTATTCCTAAATCTAAAATCTTCAAGACTCCTTATGTTACCTTAAGTGTCGATCAATTATTTTCAATTTTTGGTGATAACGATCAAATAGGTATGTTTGAAGAAAACTTCGATGAAACAATGATTCCAATTCTGGAAGTTATTGATGAAAAACTAGAAAGAGACAATACTAAGATACTTTTGATGCTAGAAGAATAGATATATAATCTATACTTTAAAGCAAAAAGAATGAACAAGGTTTTGAATATTTTCAAGGACATGCTAACAGAAAATAATAAATACTCTCAAGGTAGGGTATATTTGCTGTGGTCTGTTGCTGCATATTATTTAACGTTAGGAATATTACTTTATGCAGGAATATTTAAGTCTGAAGTCCAGGTCGACAAATTTAAAATTATAATAAATGCATTGGAATATGCAATGACCTTATTTGGTGGTTATGTATTCGGTGGAAAATTTATTGATGCATATAAAAAAATAAAAAAACCTAAAGATAATAAACCGCCAGAAGAAATATTAAATTCGTAATTACATCCGTTACATACTGGAAAAGAGATGATTTAGCAATGAGTAAAAGAAAAAACAAAGCAAAAATACCTCCTAAATTTCAAGACATGTATATTATAATGGGAGGAAATCCAAATTATAGAGATAACGAAAATTTCATTTTTAATAAGACGACCTGCCTTTTGGATGATAAAAAAAATAAAAAATCCAATACAAAAATCGAATAATATTCATGAAAAATATACATTCATATAATGAATTCTTGAATGAAAGTAAAGTCGAAGAAAGACTAATGAAAGTAGCTTATACTATTTCTATGGAATTTAATGATGAAAGCGATGATTCATATATAGAAAGTGGATTCGTTATTGTTCCTGAACAAAAAGTAAAACATCAATGGTATAAAAGGGGTGATGGTAAAAAAAGCAAAGAAATGGATTCAATAGTTCCTAAACCAACGCGTAAAGGAAATCTTGAACCTAATAAAAACATAAAATTAGAAATGATTTCTAAATTTTTTAAGTTTCTTAAAGAAAAAGGTGCTAAAGAATATGGACAAGTGTCTGATTTTTTTGGAACTAACTTTGGTGATGCCTTGCTATATAATAAAGTACTTTTTATAAATCGAGGAACATCAATTGACTATGGTAGTTCTTCTAGAATTAAAAACAAAGACAGTGTTTGGGACTGGCGTAAATAAAAATATAATATGAAAAATTTACAATCATACGATGAATTTCTAAACGAAGCAAGAAAACCTAAATCTATTTATTCACCATGGTTAGAAGGATTTAATGTTAATAATGCTACTGATTATTATGGTGTGTTTATTGATCGCGAAGATTTTGGTCAAAGTGAAGATGATAAAGTAAAAAAACCTAAAGGGTTTGAATTATCTAACATGATAGAAGAAATAACAGCTGGGATGGATTTAAATCGATTTGGACACATTAATTTGTTAGATGATAGAAGAGAAAATGGTAAATACTTTCTTTTCATGGAATCATTATCAGCTATGCGTAAAGTAGTAGCTAACATGAAGATTGTTTTTAATTCAAGCAAATCTTATGATATTTACGGACCTATGGTGTTTACATCAAAAGGTAAATTAATTCAAGGTGAAGAAAATAAAATACATAGATAAAAATGAAAAATTTTAAATCGTACGACGAATTTTTAAACGAGAGCTATTATAAAAGATCCAGTATGGATGACTATTATAATGCATTAAGAAGCAATCATAAAAGATCAACTTATTTAGAAGGCTGGATTCAATCGGTAAAAGATATTCTTTCAGGTAAAGTAAAAGAACTTCCTAGAAATCATTTCAAGGTTAATCGAGGTACTCAATATGGATATGAATGGGTGGATTCATTGGTTGAACATGGTGAGCTAATAGCAGCAAAGAAAGGAAGAAAAGTTTTTTTCATGTCACCTGATGGTAAAGAAGGCAAATCAATCGACCTAGATAGAAAGATTGCTGAAATGATAGAAGGCATCAAAAACAAGGAATATCAATATGGCAATAGTAATGACGTCATGTTTAAATATGATGAAAAGAAGGAAGAATATATATTTAATATTAGTGATTTTGTCTTGACCTGGATACATTACGAAAAAGGACATGGTGATACACAATCCAGTTCAGAAATCAAGAAAAACGAAAAAGAAATAGAAACTGAATTAGAAGGATTCCATGTAGTAAAGCTTGCTATGGAATATTTCAAAAATATTTTTGGTAGTGCAAAATTCAAAATAACAGAAAGAAAAAACGAAGGAGAAGCCCGAATGAGAGATGGTCATAAAGGATATATCTATAAAGTCGTAGGAAAAGTAACAAAATAATTATGAGGAATCTACAATCATACGATGAATTTTTAAATGAAGCTGTTAAAATAAATTCAGTTTTAGCAGCATTAAAAGATGCCAATTACAATGAGGATCTTTATGTTACTTTTAAAAAAGAAAAAAATAAAATTCTTAAAGTCTACAAATATTATCAGCGTGGTGTTGAATTTAGTATTAATTTATTGAATAACGAGCCAAACCGTTGGGATACTAATATGCAGTTAACAATAGAATATGAAAAAGAACTTGTTGAATATATTGAAGGCCTAGAGAAAAAATATGGTAAAGTCGATAAAATTAATAAAGAAAAACCTAAGCATGATAAAATCAAAATCACAAAAGATGATTATGATGATACTGATTATTATTTTGAAGCTAAATGGGGTAGAGATAAATGGAAGTATACTGAAGTATCTGGAGGTGAGGCTTGGAGTGACCACTATAAAGAAATGGGTCAACGCACAACGTGGACATTATCATTAAACGGTAAAAAAGTTGATACTGGAAAATTTGTTGGCCTTGGATATACAATGGGCGATGATAATGCAATAGATGCAATTAAAGGTTATTTAGCTCAAAAAAAATAACATCATTCATAGGCGTAGATATATAAAATAAAAGTATATCTATGCCTACAATCTCAGGTACTACAAATACCACAACCACAGGCGAAGTAATAATTATATCATTTGATAGTGCATATTTAGATGTACTATCTATAGATTCTTATAGTGATGTTATTGTCGGTGAAACTTCAGATAAATTTTTTACTAAAGAATTTAGATGGTCGGATGATTCAATTTCATTCTCGGCTTGGAGTACATTAGTTGGTACTGGTGCTACTTCATTTAATGGAATTCCAGGTGTTGCTGGAACTGATATCTGGGTAGAATATCGATATACTCGTGGAGGAACTGGAATAGGAAATCTTTCAGTAGAATCTATTACAACAAATATAACTTTAAATAATACTGAAACTGTTCAATTACCGCCAGTCGGTACAGCTTGTGGACAGCCAAATTTTTGTGCTGGAGTACGAATAAAATGTGATAAAAATCTATGGAATCCTTATGAAACTGCATCCAAAGCTGCCTGTCTTCAGGAACAGCTAGCATTAGGAATTTCTGATTTATTTGGACATTGTGTAAAGTACTTTAAAGTAGATCCACAACAAAGATCTAAAGACGTTATTCTTAGAGAATATTCATTATATGATGTTACTGACGTAAAAGAAATAAAAATAGTTGTACCCGATAATGAATTTCCAGAAAATGCAATAAATTTTGGACCGCTTGACATGGATTTTGAACAGGACTTTGAAATTCATATTGTAAAGGAAGTATTTGAAACTGTATTCGGTCAGGTTGCAAGGCCACAAGAAAGAGATTATTTATACTTTCCATTGACCGATAGAATGTATGAAATAAATTCCGCATATCTTTTTAAAGATTTTATGCAGGAAGGAATCTATTATAAAGTTTCATTACGTAAATGGCAGGATAGAAAAAATGTAAAACGAACAGATGCCGTTGATACCATAGTAGAAGATCTGACTAATGACTTTGAAGAAATATTAGGTGTTGAACGCAATGATGAATTTCTAGAAGTTACAAAGCCGTTACAATATAATGTTATTAGCACAGGCGGATATGATTTTATTAGATCCGAGATGAGCACATTACTTAAAATTGATAATGAGGACATCAATAACTATTGGACAATTGTAGCTAAATACAGATATCAATTAAATACTGTTACAACCGGATCATTGGCTGTAAAATATAAAAAAGCTGTAGACATAAAAGCTACAGATAATAGAGCTTATACTGGATGGTTCAATATTTCTAAAACTGTATGGGGAGCTACTGGGGCAACATCATCAAAAATAATAAATGGAACTGACGGTACTACAGGAATTTCAATCGATCTTGCACATACTACAGGAGCTGGTGCTACAGGAACTACAGGAATAAATGTAACAATAGGTGCTACATCATATTCATACGGCCCGTTTACTGCATTAAGCACAAATAAGTGGTATGGGTTAGTTGTAAATCTATCAAATAAATATTCTCAAGGATCTGTATATTTATGGGAAATGAAATATAATCCGACTTTACATGAAAATAATCCAACTACAGCACAAACAACAGATTTAAAATTAGTATTTAGTGAAACAAAATCTATTTCAATAGGTGCGCAAAAACCAGCTAATACATATTATGAATTGCATGGTGGTGAAATTTCACTTACAAATTTAAGAGTATTTACTGAAAGCATTGAAGAAGAAAAACAACCATTCATATTAAATCAATATGTTGTTGTTGATAGTCATAAAGCTACACTTGTAGATAATGCATTACCAGCTCTTAGATTATCAAGAAATAGTCGTAGATAAAATGATAAGATATTCTAAGCCATATAAAGACGGAAAGGACTGGGCCGTAGATTTATTTGATATGCCTGATAATGCATATCTAGAAACAATAGAATTCAAATCACAGGAATTAGCATTAATACATATAAAACAAAAACTTATGGAAAATCCAGAAGAAAATAAAGTTGATCCGGCAAAACAGGAAGCTAGAGATTCAATTAAAGATTTATTGGATCAGGCTGAAGCATCATCATTACCGGTGGAAACAGCTAATGATTCAGACCTTCCTGCAAGAATTGACCTTCCACAAATGGATTATCTGGAAGTAAAATCTAATTCAGCAAAGAAAGGGAAAAAATTAATGAACTCATTGCTTAAATTATATTTAAGTGCTGACGTCATAGAAACTAACGAATATATTAAAATGAAAGCTCATGTCGATGAAATGACATTAGCATCATTAATGTTTCAAATGCAAACTGCTGAACATGCACTTACAACCTTATTAAGAACTATTGATAGTGGTGAATTACATCCAAGAATGTTTGAAGTTCTGGGAGGATTACAAAAAACAATGCTAGATATTATGAAGCATCAAACATTACATTTACATGCAATGGAAGAAGGTGCTAAAAAGCTTAAACATGATATAGATATTTATTCGCCATCAGAAGCTATTGAAACAGGTGATGCTCCGGCAAAATCAACAGACGGTCATATTAATCGTGGCAATAGAAATATGATGCAACAAATTCAGGCAGATATTCAGGATGTAGATTTTGATCCTGATGAAGATAAATAATTAAATGAGATATAAAAATTACAATCAATTCTTAAATGAAGGAAGTTATGATAAACTTGCCGGTGAAATAGTAGATGCTATTTGGCCAATAATCAAATTAACAAGTCCTAAAGGAGAGCATGAAATGTTACAATTTGATTTAGGTGAATTTAATGATAAGGTATTTATTGATGACGCACAATTATTTATAAAACGTGAAGCGGTATCAAATTCTCGAGGAGTTATTGTTGATGCTGGTGCTTATCCATCAGTAAATGGTATAGAATTTATTGTTACTTTGGATCCGGCTAAAGAACCGCAAAGCTATCAAAAATTAAATGCAGTTTTACAGGATGCAGCTAGGCATGAAATAGAACATTTAACTCAAGGCGGTGAAAATAGACGTCCAAGTAAGGTTAAAATAACTGGATCGATTATTAGAAATAAAATAAGCGGAGATAAAGGAAATCTATATAAATACTTTCTATTAAAGGATGAAGTTCCAGCAATGGCAAACGGAATGTATCGTCAAGCAAAAACAGAAAAGCGACCGTTAAATGATGTATTTAATGAATATCTTGATTATTTTATCGATCAAAAATTAATGACTAAAACTGAAAGAAATAAGGTACTTAAAACCTGGATTACATTTGCTAAAAAAAATCTACCAAAAGCACAATATACAATATGAAAAATTTACAATCGTATGATGAATTCTTGAATGAAGCAAAGCAAAGTGCAGCAGAATCAAGAGCAGAAAAACTTTCAAAAGATCCAAAATTACAAAAATCATTAGGAGCTAAAAATGCAAAAGATTTAGAATATGCATTAATGGCAGCATTTTTAAGAGGATATGGTGCAGCAATTACTAACTGGGGTGCTGTAAGACCACACATAAAAAAGCTAGGAAAGCCGGCTGCATTTAATGCATGGGGTAATGCTAGAATGACGGTATTTACAGAAAAAGGAACTGCATATAAAACTGCGGATAAAGATATTGCAGATTGGTTAAAAGGTAAAGGACCAAAGCCTAAACATGATGACATAAAAAAGAAATAACATGAAAAATCTACAGTCATACGATGAATTTTTGAATGAATCTGCTAGTAGAAAAAGGACTGATGTTCTAAAGAAACATTTTGATAGAACCAATATGTCACTTGCAAAATGGATCAAAGATCATATATTACCTCAAGAAAAACTTGATTCTGAGTCTGATGCAGCTAAGCTAATTACAAAAGTTAATAACCGAAAATACTATAGTAAACTGCCAACTATGTATTTCTTTGATGCACCTGCTGAAGATCATCCATCAGATAAACTAATTGTACATTTTGTATCATCAGAAAAAATTCGACAAAATATTGTTAAAAACGGCTTTATTTACGGTGAATCTGATTATCTTAAATTAGGTATGAATTGGTCTTCACGACATAAGCCTAAAAGAGATATTGGATACAACTATGGTCTTGATTATGATGATATGTTAGAAAAATACGGAACTTTACAAAAAGGCGCAAAGCATTGGGGATCTTATCCTATTACATTTAAATCCACTGATGCAATTAAAAATTATCACTTTGGTGACGATGTTGAACAAGTATTATTTTGGGGTCCGTCAGCATATGATATAAAATCAATTGAACTATAAAATATAATATGAAAAATCTACAATCATACGAAGAATTCTTAAATGAAAGAGCAAGACCACCAAAATTAAAATCTAAAGAGCGTAAAGCTAATGCCGTAAAAGGACAGGCTACTAGAAAATTATTAGGTCCTGGTGGCGAACTTGAAGGCGTTAAAAACAAGATATTCAAAAAGGTCGAAATGGAAATCAAGAAGGTCGCAAAGAAGGATAAAGTTAATGTTTCAAAAGTCAATGTTGATAGTATTACTTTAAAAAAGGCTAAATGAGTTTTAAAATACCAAAGTTTAAACCAGAAAAAGAAGAACAGGACAATAGGGTAGTATGGACAACTGAAAAGGTTGAACAAACTATAGAAGCTATTGAAAATGGATATGAAGTACCACATCCGTTTTATGAGGGGCATAGTGCATATAAGAAAGGAAATATAGTATATGAATATACTGACATGGAGATGTCAGAATTAAAGAAATGTGCTAGAGATATTGTATATTTTGCAAATAAATATTGTCAGGTAATGACTGACGAAGGATATACAAAAATTGAATTACGACCTTATCAGGAGGATATGCTTAGATCTTTTCAGGCAAATAGATTCAATATTTGTCTTGCTCCTAGACAGGTAGGTAAAACTATTTGTTCAGCAATATTTTTAACCTGGTTTTTAGTTTTTAACTTTGATAAGAATGTAATGTTACTTGCAAATAAAGGCGCAACTACTAGAGAAATTCTAGATAAGATTAGAGCTGTAGTTGAAGGACTTCCATTTTTCATGAAACCAGGAGTTATCAAAAAGGATGTAATGTCTATGAAGTTTGATAATGAATGTAGAATAATGGGTCAAAATACTACAAAAAATGCCGGTATTGGTTTTACTATTCATTTATTATTTTTAGATGAATTTGCTCACGTAGAAGCTAATATAGCAGAAGAATTTTATGGTAACGTTTATCCAACTTTATCATCATCAGAAATATCAAAAATAATTATTACATCAACACCGAACGGCTATAATTTATTTCAGCGTTTATGGCAGGATGCTCTAGATGGTGATTCAGATTATGTTGGATTTAAAGTAGACTGGTGGGATGTGCCTGGCCGTGATGAAGTCTGGAAAGCAAGAGAAATTTCAAATCTTGGTGGTGATGTAGAAGAATTTAATAAGCAATATGGTTGTCAATTTATAAATGCGGATTCGTTATTATTAGGATCTAATGAAATAAAGAAACTTAAAAAGCATGAAACTCATTTTAAGTTTTATGAATTTGATGATTTGGACGATCTTGGATTAGATTATTCATTTTTAAAATGGCATCCAGATTTTAATGTAGATGATGAATTAAAGGACAATAAAAATTTCTTTGTATTGTCTATTGATTTAGCTGAGGGTGTGGGACTGGATTATTCTATTTTAAACATATTCAAGGTTGTTCCTATAGACCCTAAATATCATAAGGAAATTACAAATCCAGGATCGATTTATGAATTCTTTCAATTAAAACAGGTTGGAATATTTAGATGCAATGTAATGTCAATCCCAGATTTATCTAAGATTATTTATGAATTATGTGTATCAATTTTTGAACCAGAAAATTTACGAGTTGTATTGGAATATAATACATACGGATCTGAATTAATTAAAAATCTACAAACACTTTATCCTGCAAGAAATGAATTTGACGAAGAAATAATTGTAAAATATAGACACAGATTAAATTCTAAAAAAACTTCACATGGTGTAAGATTAAACGGTGAAAATAAAAAACTTTATTGTCAAGCATTAAAAGAAAGTATTAGAAAGAATAGATTAGTAATACAGGAAATAAAAACTATTGAAGAAGCTACAACCTTTTCACGAACTAAAAATGGATCCTATGCAGCTCAGTCTGGAAATGACGATGCAATAATGACATGTGTAACTGTAACTTCTATTTTTGATACTTCAGATTATTCTGAAATGGTAGAAGAATTACTGGATTATATTGATCCGGCAATATCTGAATCAATAAATCAAATATTAGAAATTCATGATGGCGGAGGTGATACTTTTAACATATATGAAATAGTTGACTAAGATATATAATAAAACAAAAGCATTATACAAATGAAAAATTTACAAAGCTACGAAGAATGGTTAAATGAAAGTTCACATGAATTTTCAATAGATTCAGAATATGAAGGTAAAACAGTAACCTTAGATTACGATCAAATAGAAGCTTCATTAGAAGATACCTTAAAGGTTGCTAATAATGAGAAAGACTTTATTGCTAAGATTACTTATGAATTAACAGATTCAACAAGCAAATTAAAGCCTAAAGACGTTAAAAAATTGTCAAAATGGTATAAAGCAAATGAATCAGTTAACGAAGGTAAAAATAGTTTCAAATTTGATGGTGACATTAATCAACTAGAAGATATGTTATCTAACGATGATCATAATTTAGAAGGTGGTGATGAAGACAAAGATACTTATTATATTGTAGATAAGAAAAAAAATACTGTAGGTGTAATATCATGGGACGGAAAAACTGTTACTTTAATGGATGTACCTAAAGGTGTTTTTGTAAATGAATCATGTGGTAAGAAACATGGTGATGACGATGAAACTAATGAAGGAAAAGATTTTGAACCTCATATGATGTACTGTCCTAAGTCTGGAAAGGAATATAAAGCAGAAACTCAAGAAGATCACGAAAAGTTTAGTAAATTAGGTTACGTTCATGAAAAACCAAAGATGAATGAAGACTGATAAGACTCAGATATATTAAATAATAAAATAATCATAAAATATTAAAGGTCGATTTTTGTCGACCTTTTTTGTGCACATACATGAAAGTTTCAAATCATACAAATGATATATAAACTAAAATAACAATAAAATTATGGCTATAGACGCAAATTTACAACAATTTAAAAGCTCTGGCATATATAGGTTAACTTTTGATAAGTCACAAACAGCTAGTATACCAGCTGAGACTATCAGGTTAGTTGTAGGATTCTCAAAGAAAGGTCCTTTCAATACTCCAATATTTGTTCCAGACCCAGAATTTTTTACATCAGTTTTTGGAAATATTGATAGAAAATTAGAAAGAAAAGGTTCGTTCTTCCATAGAACTGCATTGCAATGTCTTGACAGAGGTCCGATCATTGTATTAAACCTATTATCATTAAATGACGCTACAGATAAAACTGATTTTATATCATTTTCTACTGCACCGGATACAGCTAATAAAGCAATTCAATCTGCTCCTTTGGCTGGTTATTACAATAGTGATAAATTCTGGTTCTTGGATGAAGAAGATGCTTTTGCAAATATAAAATCAGTAGATTCTACACCTAATTTACTTAATTTTGCCAATGTTGGTAGAAAAAATATTTCGGTATTAGTAAGAAAGGCAGATGTAACTGGTTTTGATATAACTGCTAAAGAATGGTATGGTGTTGCTGAATTACCTGAATTTCTAAATGGTGCAGATGTAATATCTGATTACATGCTAGAAACATTAATTATTGAAGGTGATTATTCAAATAATGCCGCATTACAAAATGATCCAGTATTTGGTCCTTATTTTGATGATAAAGGATTAAAGAAAACATATACAGATAATTTTGGTACTAAAATAGATGGTATTGATTCATTTATAAATCTTCCAGAAGTTAAAGTTCTTGGAAAATATATCGGATCTATAATTCCAGATTTCGTTGATAAAAATGGTACAAACCTATTTATTGAGGATATGGTAAATGCAGATTCAATTATTACTGGTGCTTTATGTACTATTGATAAATCTAAATTTGATGATGCTGGAGCTTATGTTTCTGGTGATGAGATTGATTTCATTGGACATCAAATAGAAAATGGATCTATTAGCACATTAAATTTCCTATCTTATTCAGGATCTATTAAGGCTGATAATTCTTATACTACACAAAATGCTATTAATACTACTGCAAATGCGGTAACTGGTGCAACGGTTTCATCTGCATTAAATTCATTAAAAGGTGGTTTATTAACTGCATCAACTACTTTAGCAGGCGCTGCGGGTTATTCTTCTGTAGCTCATTTTGATATTGTTACATTTTATGCACCTGGTTCTACGGAAGTTATTGCTAATTCAGTTTTATCTCCATTTGCAACGACTGCAGCATATACTGCATTTGTAAATGCAGTAGCAGCTGGTAAATCTTATGTTGAATGTTCTGCATTATCTACTTCTGCAACTGGAACTGCTCCTAATCATGCATTAGTAAAATCAGTATCTGCAACAACGGAAAAAATCTCGATACAAATTGAAATTACTACTGGAGGTGCTGCTGGAAATTATATTGCTGGCTCTAGTTCAAACTTTCTATTTATTGCAGAAGATGCATTACCTGATGTTATTCCACAATTAGATTTTGTTGATGACAATTCTACAGAATTAATTGCATTTAAAGATTCAGGATTATATACTGATTGGGCAAATGGTGGAATTACAACTGGTGATAATTATCGAACTGGAAGTGTAAATTATCCGATTAAATTTACTCAATATACTTTAGCTGTAGGTACTAATGCAAGCACAGCTGACGGAGAAGCATTAGGAGTATTTTCTCATCCAGTAAATTATGTAAAATTAATTCCTTATACTGATGCTGCATTTACTACTCCTATGACAACAGGATTTGCTACTGATGCCAACGGACCGTGGATTATACAAACACTTACTGGAAACTTAAATCAAACTATTAGTCCAGTACTAGACAATGCAACGGATGCTGAAAATGTTGCTAGAGTTTCTGGTACAAATCTAGCAGCTGGAGTTATTAAGAAAGGTGATTACTTAGTAAGTGGAACTTCAACTGGGACAACAACTAATATAGATGCTATAACCGGTAAATCAAGATTAACAAAAGTAAAATCGGTATCTTATAATTCTACTACGAACATTTATACTATTACTGCTTTTGGACCGATTTATAGAACATCTGCTACAGGCGCAATTGAAAAATATGAAGAAATAGATTCTTTTGCAACTCATTATAAAATGAAATCCCTTAAAGGATTCACTATGAGAGATGCACAGATCCCTAATGGACAAAATGATCGACAAAATGAAATTCTTAATGTTATGTATACTACTAACATTAAAAATGCATTAATTGATAGAGATGTAATTAACTTTAGATACATCATAGACACATTTAATGGTGGTATTGAAGGAAGTTCAAAATCAAAGTTATCTAAAATTGCAAAAGACAGACAAAACGCATTTGCAATATTAAATACACCGTCGGTTAAGAACTTTAAAGATTCTACGGATCCATTATTTAAGGCTGATGTTACTAAGAAATTTGATGCTAGATTTATTGCTGACGGTGGAAATCAATCATTGAATCCGACTGTACAATATTCATTGCCTCCAAATTCTGAAGGTGGTAACTTCTGTGCATTCTACGGACCTAACTTAATAGTAAGAGAAAGAGGTAAAAATATCTCGGTTCCACAAGCTGCATGGGTATCTAACCTATACATTGATAAATTTACTTCTGCACTGCCTTGGTCAATCATTGCAGGACCTAGAAGAGGTGTCATCGGTGGTGGTGGAGTTGTTGGATTGGAATACAACTTTGATAGAGCTGATCTAGATTTCATTGAACCATTTGGAATCAATGCAATTGTTGCAAAGAAAGGATTAGGATTTGTAATTAACGCTAATCAAACTGCACAACAATCAGTTAAATCTGCTTTATCTCAAGCTCACGTAAGAGAATTAATAATTTACATTCAAGATGGAATTGAAGCTATATTGAAAAACTACAGATGGGAATTCAATACTGCTCAAAATCGATTAGAGATTAAAACTTTAGCTGATGGATTCCTTGGACAGATTCTTAATGATTCTGGTGTTTATGACTTCCAAAATATAATGGATTCAACAAATAACACTGCAGATATAATTGATTCTAATATGGGTATTCTTGATACTTACATAGAACCTGCAAGAGGAATGGGAATATTGGTTCACAGAACTACTATTCTTAAAACTGGAGCTATCTCAACTGGAGATTTCATATAAACAATACTTAAAATTCTGGAGGTGATAGAAATATCACTTCCAGTTTTTGATATATAAATTAATTAAAATAAACTTACAATATGGCTGGATTACCACACTATAATAACGCAAATGCTGCACGTAATGCACATGAACCATTTTATGGAAACCTATTCGAAGTAAATATTTTGCCGCCTGCATCTGTAGGAGACGGAAGTTTTTTACTAGAACATGTTACTTCAATTGGTGGATTGATTACTGAACCAGGACAAGAGGTTGCAGAGCAAAAATACAAGCAAGCAACAAGAAGTTATGCATCTGGTGTACCAACTAAAACTACTTGTGATTTAACAATAGGATTTAGTTTAAATCTTAATGCAGGAAACGAAGTATACACATACAAGAAAATTAGAGACTGGAAGAGATTAATTTGGAATCCATTAACGGGTGAACAATCACTTAAAAAAGATTATATTGGAACTATAATAGTTACATGCTATACTAGAACCGGTGATATTTTTTGGGTACGTACTTTCCATGAATGCTTTCCAACTGGAGATGTTCCTGAATTAGCATTAGCTTATGATGCAGCTGAGCCTGTAGGAATGGAAATGAATTTTAGAGCTGACTGGTGGTCAGAATCAATGGTATAATATTTTTTTTACTTTTATTTTTTGACCTGTACATTTATTTGTACAGGTCTTTCTGGTATATATGACGTATTATAAGATGGCTTCTAAGGACTTATAAATAATATGACAATAGGTAATTTAATAATTTTTGAAGTGTCATCATTCGCCTTAAAACTATCTTTAAAAAAGATGATTTTTTTGAAACATTGCGTGTCACGTAAGTATATAATAGTTATCAGATGAGTGAAAAGGTTAGTATCAGATAACAAGATTCAAACGCCTCAATAAAATAATGTTCATTTGATCAAATAATCATATTGTTCTTGATATATAATTCAAACAATTGATCATGTCACGAGATAGAAAATTACAAACTATGCTATCGGCTGAGGAAGAAACAAAGCTAAATAGAATAATTCACTTAGTAGCTTATTCTAGAGGAGACCATATTTCACAACCACAATATATAAGAGAATTACTTTTAAATCATATTAAAGAATATCAAGGTGAAGATCAAAAATCTTTTGTTGATGAAGAAGCAAAAAGACTTATACGAAATCTAGAAGAATTAAAAATAAACAAAGCAAAGAAATGAGTACAGAAGACGAAGCAATGAAAAAACATATTGAAGAGCAAGAAGCTAAACTAGGCAATGCTTATCAAGGAGGGGTAAATAATGAATCCGATAAAGTTGTGATTGAAGAACAAGAACCTGTTACATCATTTGGAAAAATGCCTAATAAAGAATATGAGTATAGACAAGAAACTCACATGGATGTTGTTGATAAATATGGTTGGCAACTTATAGATGTTAATAATTTACCTAGTGCTCGTAAAGGATTTTTATTTTACGATACAGGATTTAAATTAATGATACGTGCCGGTGATACACCGGAAGTAAGACAATGGTCAGAAATTGACGAATCTAATGGAATGTCTATTGATGAAGCTTTTAACAATATGTTAAAATCTTGTGCTAAAGTTACTTATGGTGACAGAGGTGGATCATATAAAGATATTCTTGAAGAAGATAGAATCTATGTACTTTTAGAAATTCGTAAGCTTACTTTTCCTGAACCTGAAAATGAATTAACATTTAAGGTATCTTGTAGTGACGGACATGAAAATAACATGAAATTAAGTAATGATAATTTTAGGTCTGTTGAAATCAATTCTACAATGAAAAAATATTACGATGGACAGGAAAAATTATTTGTTGTAAGGACAAAAACCTACGGCGAAATAAAAATTAAGCCGCCAACAATAGGAATAATGCAAGCTATTTCAACATATATTGCTGATCAACGTCAAGCAGGTGTAGAATTAGATTTAACATTTGCTAAAATACTATCATATATTTGCCTTGATTGGCGAGGATTAAATGCTAAAAAAATTAAGCAATTAGAAGCAGATTATTCAACCTGGTCCAAGAAGAAATTTCCATTAATGTTAAAATTATGTGATGATTCTAGAGTGGGTATTGAAACTAAAATGTATTCAAAATGTAATAGCTGTGGTGTGGAGATCTCAGCGGATATAACGTTTCCCGGAGGCATCAAAGCTCTTTTCGTTATTTCAGATTTCTCTGACGAATTGGTATAAAACTGAAACCTATTTGCTTTATCACCTCAGACTTCAACCGTCTGAGGTCGATAGACTATCTTATTGGCGATATTATTATATAGTTCAAAATTTAACTGAACTTCTTAAAAAGAAGTCTGATGCTGAATCAGAACAGTCTGAAGGATATAATGCAAATAAAATGCAAAATCCGCAGGCACAGTTGAATAAATATACTAAAGGTGCACCAAAGCTACCTGGTATGAGCATGCCTAAGTTTCCAAGCATGCCCAATATAAAATTATAATACGTGAATGTTCAAAGGATTAGGCGCTTTAATATCAGGATTTGACAGATTTACTGTCTTAATGGAGGACAATAATAATCTATTAGATGATGCTGTAGAAATACTTACAAGCATAGATAAAAAAGTAGGCAAAAGTTCAGGTAGTAAACTTAAAATATCTGCAAGTAAAGGTTCCGGTAAAGAATTCAATCAAATGTTTTCTGGGATAGGTGAACTAGTTAAGATTTTAGGTGGTGCTGATAATAAAAAGGTCGATAGCGTAATAGATTCAATTGTAAAAGGAATAGGAAATCTTAATGATGAATCTAAAGAGTTTAATGCAAATGCAAAGGAATTTAATGCAAATATAGTCGGTCTCGGAATGGCTATTCTTAAGTTTGCATTTGCTGCTGCAATAGCAACACCATTAATATTAATAGGAATTCCTGCAATGTTACTTGTTGGTGGTGCTGTATATTTATTAGGTAAATTATTTGAAGAAATAGACGTTAAAAAATTCCAAGAAGGTACTCAAGGATTAGAGCATCTAGGTAAAGCAATGCTTTTTCTAGGAGTTGGATTTTTAGTATTTAAAATGGTTGATATTTCAGATATAGTAAAAGGTACTTTAGCTATCTCATTAGTTGGTGGTGCAATGATACTTTTAAATAAACTCGGTGGCGGTGGTAAAGAAATGCAAGAATCAGCAAAAGCATTTGTATTTGCTGGTGCTGCAGTTGCAGCTATCGGACTAGGAATATTTATATTTCAAGCTCTGAATATTGATATAGGATCTATTTTTTCAGTTGCTCTTGCGGTAGTTGTAATAGGTGGTGGATTTGCTATTATCGGTAAATTTGACAAGCCAATCAAGAAAGGATCGTTAGCCATGATTTTTGCTAGTCTTTCTATATTAGCTATAGGTGGTTCAATATATGCATTTCAAAAAATGAATATTAAAGTAGCAGAAGTTTTTACAGTTGCATTAACAGTAGTTGTTATAGGTGCTGCATTTGGAATTGCTGGTATATTTGCAAAAGCAATAGCTAAAGGTGCATTAGTCATGATACTATCTGGAATTGCGGTAGGAATTATCGGATTCTCTATGAAATTATTTGCTGAATCCTTAGCAGTTGCTCAAGGAGCCGCTGGAATGGGTGGCTGGGAATTCTTAGGATTTGTATCTGCTACGGTAGCTGCAATTGGAGTTGAAATGGGATTAGCTGGATTAGCCGCACCATTTATTGCTGCCGGTGCAGCTGCAATGATTTTAGCCGGTGGAGCTATTTATATTATTGCGGAAGCATTAAAAAAGTTTGCATCTGTAAAATTTGGTCCTGAGGAATCTAAACAATTAACATTTGCATTAGGAGCTGTTAAGCTCGCATTTATGGGTCCGCCAAAAAAGGAAGGTGGATTATGGGAAGGATTTAAAGGAATGATAGGCGGTGCTTTAGACAGTGGTAAAATGATTGCTACTGCCGCAGGATATGCTGCAGCCGGTGGTGCTTTAATACTGGTAGCTAAAGGACTTAAAGCATTTAAAGGTGTCGATTTTACTGAAGAAGATTCTGCTAAAATGGCATTAGCATTATCGTCTATAACTGCTGCATTTGCTCAAGCTGGTGGTGAAGCTGCTAATCCAGGTGGATTAATGGGTGCTGTATTTGGAAATACATTTAGTCCAAATGCTACAGAAAAGGGAATAGATTCCGTAATGGATGCGGGTGAAGCTCTTACTGGAATTGCTGAAGGGCTTATTGCATTTCAGGAATTAGTTGATGCTGAGGTAGATTTTGATGTACTTGGACAAGCTATATCTACAACAATTGGATTTATTAATACAGCCTTTGCTGAAATTGGTTCTGGTGAACCAGTTGCACAAGGTGGATTCCTTGGATCATTATTTGATATTAAACAGTCGGCAGTTGAAGAAGGAATAGATTCTGTGATGAATGCTGGTGATGCACTTACAGGAATTGCTAAAGGACTTACAGCATTCCAAGCATTAGTCGAAGCTGAAGTAGATTTTGATAAAGTAGGTAAAGCTATATCTACAACAATTGGATTTATTAGAGAAGCATTTGCTGCTGTTGGTGGAGCTGAAAAGGTTGAAGCTGGAGGATTCTGGGGATCATTACTCGGTATTAAAGAAAATGCAGTTCAAGAAGGAATAAAATCTGTTTCAGGTGCTGGTAAGGAATTAGATCTTATTGCGTCTAGCCTTACAAAATTCCAAGCAATGATAGAGAAAGATATTAATTGGTCAGCATTAGGAAGAGCAATTTCAAGATCTATTGGATTTGTTCAGGAGGCATTTGCTGCTATTGGTAGAAAGAAAAAAGTTAAGAAAGGCGGATTCTGGGGAACATTATTTGCTATTGAAGAAAATCCAGTTAAAGAAGGAATTGACAAGGTAAAAGGTGCTGGTGCGGAATTAGAAAAAATTGCTAAAGGTCTAGAAGTATTTCAATCTATAGATTTAAAGAAAACTGAAGATGCTATTAAAATGGTATTCGGATCTATATTTAAATTATTTGATGTATCTGCAAATAAAAATATAGATCAACAAATGAAATATCTAGGTTATTTTGCTTGGGATATTAAAAATATTGGTGAAAGTGCTAGTGGTATGGAAAGTGTAGCAGATTCATTATATGATATGAGTGAATCTATGGGTATATTTAAAACTGAAATAAATGGAATTGATCTTGAAAAACTTACTATTATGGATCAAATGTTTTGTAACTTACAAAAGCTTGCAGAAATTGATACAGGTTTAGAAAATCTTAGTTCTAATATATCCGAATCATTAGATGCAGGATTTAGTAGATTAGGTGAATTTTTAGAAGAATTAAATTCTACTACATCAGAATCAGGATCAGGTATTACTGATAAATTACAAGGACTAGGTGAAATATTTATGGGTGGTAATGACGATTCTGAAGAAGATTCAAATGGAATGGTAGTTAAATTAGATCCAGCATTTGCAAAAGAAATTCAATCACTTAAAAATTCTATGATGGGTGGACTTAATGTAACTGTTTCAAACATAGATGAACTACAGTAAGATATATACACTATAAATCGTTTTACTTATGCCAAAATATAAATTAACCGAAGAAGATGAAGCTAATATCGCTTCAAATCAATCTAAATCAAAACCTCATATGCTATCTAATATCGCACTTAATTTAAAGTGTAAGACTGAAGGACAAAAATTATTGGTAAATTCAATAAAAACAAACGAAGTAACTATATGCTCTGGATTAGCTGGAACTGGAAAAACATATTTAGCATGCTATCAAGCATTAAAATTATTAAAGGCATATCCAGGTAAATATAAACAAATCATATTAGTAAAATCTGTAACTACTTTGAAAGATGAAGAAATAGGATTTCTTAAAGGTGGTATGGAAGACAAGATGGAACCTTTTATTTATTCTTTTATTCATAACATTCAAAAAATAATAGGACCTAGTTTAACAGAATCATTAAAAGCAAATAAAACTATTGATGTTCTTCCTATAGCCTATATGCGTGGAATCAACCTAGATAATTCTATTGTAATTATTGATGAGGCACAAAATCTTACACAGGATCATATTGTAACTATTTTAACTCGATTAGGACATGATTCAAGAATGATATTTCTAGGTGATAGAGATCAAATAGATAGAAAATCTAAAAGATCTAGTGGATTGGAATGGATGATTAAAACATTCATAGATTTTGATGGTGTTGGTACTATTACATTAGGAGTTTCCGATGTTGTAAGAAACAAATTAGTAGGTAAAATCTTGGCTCATTTAGAAGAACTAAAATAATTTATATTTTTGTGAAACAAAGTAATTATACGTGAATATAATTTATATAATAGTGTACAATTATGAAAATATTCTTTGCATCAAATCTATGTCTATCACGACCTAAAGCAGTAAAATCCAGAGGATTTGAAACTGCTGAAGAAATGAATAATGCTTTAATAAAAAACTGGAATAGTGTTGTAAAGCCTAATGATATTGTATATCATTTAGGTGATTTTGCATGGGATCCGTTATCATCTGAAGATGCCATGAATAGATTAAATGGTAACATAAATTTCATGACAAGTGAATGGGATAGTGCTATTTATGAAACAATCGAAAAATTTGAAAATCACGTATTGCTGGATAATACAATTCAATATGTAGATACAAAGGATCTAGTAATATCATATTGGCCTTTAGCTGATTGGGCAGGTAGAACTAAAAACACTATTCATGTTCATGGCGGAACAAAGGTTCTTACAACAATGAAAGATAAACACATTAATATAAATTGTAATATTGACAAATGGGAATTAAAGCCTGTTGAATTAAAAACTATACAGGCTACTATGGATATGTTTATAAAATAAATGTAAAATAACCGCTCCAGGATTTTACTTTGTCGATTATTTTGATTATATTTATACTATAATTAATTAACAATAAACTAAACTAATAGCACATGCGCAAAATCACATTAAAGCAAATCGGACTGAATTATTATAATACTAGATCCGACAAAGATTACACGGTTCTTTATAATCGAATTACCCCAGGCTTAAGAAAACACATTTATGGATTTGTAAAAGACTTCAATATATCTGAAGATCTAGTTGCAATGACAATGACTAAGGTATACAATAAGATCGATCAATTCGATCCTATGTATAATATGTCAACTTGGATTTATACAATTGCATCTAACGAAGCAAGACAATATCTAAGAAAAAAGAAAAGAAATGGTCATGTTTTATTTTCAGCAATGGAATATACTGATGATGCAGGTAATAAAACATTAAGCGGTAAATTAGATGCATTAATGTCTGTTGAAAATGATTATGTAATTAATGAAGCCATGATGGAAGAAGAAACTGAAATCAAAAAAATGTATGATAAAACAATCGCGGTAATTGAAAAAATGAAACCTTCATTCAAGGAAATTTTGATAGATAGATTTGTTAATGAATTATCATATAAAGAATTAGCTGCTAAATATGATGTTCCGTTAATGACAATTAAAAATCGTGTAACTCGCGGTAAACAAAGAATCAATGCCGCAATTGAAGCTGAAACAAATAACTAGTTTCATAATATAAAGAATATGAAAAGACTATTGAAAATTTTATCTATTTTTAATGTATGGTCATGGCCGTACAATATGTATTATGATATTCATGAATGGAATATTGTACGTAAAGCAGTTAAAGAAACTAAAGTTAAGGAATTATTAAAAGAAAGTAATATACGAGTAGACAATATAAGTCGTATGTATACTGTTATTTCTATAGATGAAGATTTATCTAAAAATCCAAATTCTATCTGGCCAGCAATAATGGAAAAGTTAAAGCCGTTAGATACGGTAATGGCTAAAATAGGTTGCTCGGAAATTGTATATCCTAGAATTGAACGCATAGATAACATAAATTTTTTAATTACTTTAGCTCCTGAATTTGATTACTTAAATTTAAAGGCAATAGCATATGAAATTATTAAATGGTTATTTTACTGGCTATTAATAGGAACACTAAATAATATATTATTGACTTATTTAGGTCTTGATTATTTAGGTGCAATATCAAACTTTTTTAGTAACATTTTCTCATATTTACCATTTTGAAAACTGTAACAACACCTAACGGAAGGTTCTATACTCCTGATGGAACTGATTTAAAATTACCCTCAGTCACAACTATATTAGGTTCAATGTCAGATAAATCTGGCATTGATGACTGGATTAAAAAAGTCGGTAAAAAAGAAGCAAATAGAATTTCTACTAATGCTGCTAATAGAGGAACATTCATGCATTTATTATGTGAAAATTATTTGCGTAAAAAATATGAAGAAAAATTGCCTGAAGAAAATATGCTAAAGGATACATTCATAGAAACAATGGATGATAAAGAAGTAAAAGATTTTAGCAGGGAACAACTTATTAGCGGTAAAAATTTATTTATGAATATGCATCGTGATGGCGTATTTAATACTATCGACGATGTTGTAATTCAGGAAGTTGCTCTATGGAGTATTAACGGTGGTGGTTATGCAGGTCGAGTAGATTTAATAGCAAAAATGATTAATGGAAATCTTGTAGTAATTGATTTTAAAAGTTCAGGAAAACCTAAGAAACGAGAATGGATTGAAAACTATTTTTTACAGGCTTCTGCTTATGCATTTGCATATTATGAAAGACATAATATAATGCCACAGACCGCAGAAATCTGGATTAGTAATGAACAAAATGAAGTGCCACAGATATTTAAATTGAATCTTGATGAATTAAAAGAATACTATACAAAATTTATATCTTATGTTAAAGGTTATCATGCAAAAATAAAATAAATGATAGTAATAGCGTCACATAACGGAAAGCTACATTTATCCAAGCTTCTTGTAAATTTAGAAGACATTGATTTATTAGGTCACGATGTGGCTATTATTGATACGCAATCAAATGAATTAGATACTATAGAATTTTTAGATTCGATAGCAAAAACAAATCCATATAATTACACAATACATGTTCACAAAACACCATATAGGGGTTTTGATACTGGGGCATATATTTATGCGATAAATAACATCAAATCAGATAAATTCTTTTTTATACAAGATTCAATTAGAATAAAACGCAGTGATTTTTTCAAAGCAATAGATGAAAAATTAAAACCTGGTACAGCTGTTAATTTAATTCAATTTAATACTAATTTATATGATTCTCAAGAACAAGTCGATTTTTGTTTTAATTCGTTCGGACAGATAAAATACAATAAAGGTGTTTTTGGTCCTATGTTTTCTATTCATGTTGAAGATATTAAGCGAATAAAATCTGATCATTTAATATATCCAATCAATAAAATTCAGCAAATGGGAATGGAACGAGGTTGGGCAATATTGTTTGATATTTATGGAATTACATTAGATTCATTAGAAGGTGATTATAATTTTGAAATGCTAATTAATGATAAGTACAAATATTTCACAAAATTCATTATAAAAAGAAAATGATACAACTAATAATATTTGATCTAGATGGAGTCTTAGTAGAAGCTAAAGATATTCACTATACTACACTAAATTCTGCAATTGAACATATTGCAGGTTCAGAGTTTGCTATTAACTTAAATGAGCATTTGACATTATATGATGGCTTAAAAACTAATCAGAAATTAGAGATGTTAACTGAACGAAAGAATCTCCGAGCAGCTTTTCATACAGCTATTTGGGATATGAAACAACAGTTAACAATAGAAGCAATTTCAAGTTTAACGTTTGATCATAATCTAATTGAAACTTTCATAAAATTGAGAACCGATGGATATAAAATAGCATGCTGTTCTAATTCAATTAGACGATCAGTAATTGTAATGTTAGCTAAGATTGGTTTAATTGAATATATGGATTTGATTATATCGAATGAGGATGTTCAAAACAGCAAACCTCATCCAGAGATGTATTGGACTGCAATGTCTAAAATGAATTATTTACCAGAAGAAACTCTTATTGTTGAGGATTCTCCAACAGGTTTATTGGCGGCTGCTCGTAGTAAATCTCATATTTTAAGAGTCAAAAATCCTAAAGAAGTAACATACGAAAACATAACAAATAACATCAAAAATAGTCATACTATGGACATACCTAAATGGAAAGATAATAAATTAAATGTACTTATTCCAATGGCTGGTGCAGGTAGTCGATTTGTAAAAGCTGGTTACACATTTCCAAAACCATTAATAGAAGTTGATAACAAACCAATGATACAAGTAGTTGTTGATAACTTGAATATCGAAGCTAATTATATTTATGTTGTACAGAAATCACATAGAAAGCAATATAACTTAGATACGTTATTAAATCTGATTACTCCAGGTTGTACGATAGTAGAAACTGATGGCATAACTGAAGGTGCTGCTTGTACCGCTTTATTGGCAAAGGAATTTATTGATTCTGATGCTCCGTTATTCTTTGCAAATTCAGATCAATTTGTAGAATGGGATTCTAACGAATTCATGTACAAAATGAATGAAAGCAACGTTGATGGTGGAATGGTTACTTTCAGAGCTACGCATCCTAAATGGTCTTTTGCAAAAATAAACGAAGAAGGATATGTAACTGAAGTTGCCGAGAAAAATCCAATTTCTGATATTGCAACTGTAGGATATTACTATTGGAAAAACGGTTCAGATTTTGTAAAATATGCAGAAGAAATGATTGAACAAAATGTTAGAGTAAATGATGAATTTTATGTTTGTCCTGTATTTAATCAGGCAATTGCAGATAATAAAAAAATAAAAACTTTTGATGTACCTAAAATGTGGGGATTAGGAACCCCAGAAGATTTAAAAACGTATATTAAAAATAAATTAAAATAACAAGATAAAAATTAACAAATTTACTAAATAGAAATTATGAAAATAGAAAATTTAGAAATTACATCAAACACTCAAGAACTATATGATAGTTTTAATTCATTTATAATGAGTTCTGATAGACGACTTTTCAATAAATTAATTGCAAGAACTTTATTGTATGATACAGTAAAACATGTTCCAGGTGATATAGTTGAATGCGGTGTTTTTAAAGGTAGTGGATTATATACATTTTTAAAGTTGAAAACCTTAATGAACCCTAACGGATCAAAGAAAGTTATTGGATTTGATTTTTTCAATACTGATGATCTGTTATCATCTATTAAATCAGATCACGATAAAAATGCTATGAGCACTTTATTTAATGGTAGAGACTTTAATTATGGAACTTCATACAAACAACTATTATCAGATAATTTGATATCTGATGGATTTACTACTGACGATTTTGAACTAATTGAAGGTAATATAATAGAAACTACTAGAACATTTGTTATAGAAAATCCTGGATTTAAGATCTCATTTTTATACATGGATTTAGACTTGGATGAACCAACTTATGAATCGTTATGTAATTTATGGGATCGTGTTAGTAAAGGTGGAATTATTATATTCGATGAATATGGCTATCATAAGTGGAGTGAATCTGTCGGAGTTGACAGATTTATAGAAGAGAAAGGCATCGAACTCAAATATCTAGATTATTTTTGTCCAACTGCATATATAATTAAATAATAAAATAATATGAAAAGAGTAGCAATCTGTATTAAAGGAGCTGTTGGTAAAAAAGATGCCGATGATGTACGATTTTGTGTTCCAGGTGATGTTTATAGAGTCGGTGAATATATTGATTATGTTGCAGTTAGAAATTCAATATTTAAACACATAATTAATGTCAATCCAGATTATGAATTTGATTTTTTTCTTCATGGCTGGAATCTAGATTTATCATATAACTTAACTCGAATTTATGAACCTAAAAAACACTTGTTTGAAGACAATACAAGATATGATACAGTCATAACACCAACCATTGTGAAATCTTCTGATTTTGGTGGTGTTAGTGGATCACTATCAATTAAGAAATCTATAGAATTAAAGGATATTTATGAAATAGAGCAAAATATAAAATACGATATAGTAATAGTGTATCGATATGATATTTTACTATGGGCTGATATGAATTTAGATATGTATGATGTAACAAATAGTATTTATTGTAATGCTTGGAATGGTTCTTGTGGAGGTGACTTTCATTTTGTTATGTCTCATACGAACGCAAATAAATTCAAGTATTTATATGATTCTATATCAATGTATACAAATAAATATCAATACCACACTTGGATACCAAACTATGTGTCAAATATTATAAAAGTTAATCTACGAGAGGATAATATTTATGCTGGTAAATGTCAAGAACACATGAGAGTTATTAATAATTCTGAAAAATTAAAAACTATATTAGCTGGGTATTTATGAAATTAATATCACATAGAGGAAATATAAACGGTAGATTTGAATCGTATGAAAACGAGCCAACATATATCGACAAAGCAATTAAAGAAGGCTATGATGTTGAGATTGACGTTTGGTTTGTTGATAACGTTTTATTTCTAGGTCATGACAAACCTCAATATAAGGTTGACTTTAGATGGTTCAAAGATCGACTGATTAAACTGTGGATTCATTGTAAAGATCTAGAATCTATGGTATTCTTGGCTGAGTGTGGATATGAATTTAATTACTTTTGGCATCAAGAAGATGATGTGACATTAACATCTAAGAAATATATATGGACATATCCAGGTAAGAAATTAACATCGAAATCTATTGCAGTTATGCCAGAAATTACAACAAATTGGAATATTGATAATTGCAATGGAATATGCTCCGATAAAATATCTGAATATAAAACTTTAATAAATTATGAAAAGAGTAATAGACGTAGTATTAATAAGTGATGCAAAAACTGAAGAGTTAAAGAAAGTAACTAAAGATGCTATTAATTCGTTGACAAAAGCCGATGGTACATTTTATGTTTATGTGATAGAATCTAATTCAGATATCACATACAATGAATATAATGATTTCAAGTGGAAGCATAAAGTTACAACTATCCATCCTGAAGTACCTTTTGGTTATCATCGATATCTAAATATTGGTCGTAAAGCGGGTAAATCAAAATATGTTGCACTTTGTAATAATGATTTGACATTTGAAAGGGATTGGGCAAATGTTATCATTGACTTTATGGAAACTAATCCAATATATAAATCTGTAAGTCCATGGTGCCCTCAAACACAAGGAGATAATTCACAACATAAAGGCAAAATTTATGAAGGATATCGAGTAAGAGGTGAACTAGCAGGATGGTGTATATTTCAGCAACGAGATATTTATGATACATATCCAGGAGGCAAACTTGATGAAAACTTTGAATTTTGGTTTTGTGATAATGATTATGCATTGACATTAGAAACAAACAATATTAAACATGCTCTAGTGTGCGATTCAGTTGTAAATCATCACGATGGAAATCTTGGTAAAACTGGAATTACATTAGATTCAAAAAATCAAGCAAGAATTACAATGGGACAACAAAAAACATTTACAGATAAATGGAATAAATGAAACAAAATAAATCTAATTGTATATAACTAAAAATAAATAAATCTATAACTTATGGAAATCGTAGAAAAGAAAAGTAATGTTGACACAAATCTAGTCAAAGAATTAACAACTAAATTTGAATCTTTAGAACAAGGTTTTAAAGATAAAAAATATATGGTTGAATTATCTAAGGATCTAGTGGAATTTTATTCAGAAGGATTCTTAAATAATATTACATTCAAAGGATATGAGTGTTATGCAATTGCTGAACTTGAAAAGGAAATGACAAGTGTCTTTAAAGCTAAGACAAAAGCATTAGTTAAAAGAGAACATATTGAAGCTACATTTCATTTTGTTAAAACTTTTGAAGGTCAAGGAATTACAATGGCTGTAATGTTTAGAGATCTTTGTGATGCATTTGCAAAACCAATGCAGGAAATTCAAACTGAATTACAGGAACTTAAAGATGTAGCTACTGAATTACAGGCTGCTGAACAAGGAGTTGATGTTGATACTTTATTAAAAGGTGGTGAAGATACAACTAATGGTCCTAGTTAAAAATCAAGATATATAAATTAAAATTCTATATGTCAAGGACCTATAAGAAATTTAATGAATTTATAAAGGAATCTGATGATAAAAAATCAGATTCCTCTCTTGAACCTATTTGTGAAAGATGCGAATTGCCAATAACGGATTGTGTATGTGACGAAGAGGATTATTTTGATGCTACATTAAAGCATTATACTCCTAAAGGTGAAAATAAAAAAGGTAATTACCATGGATAAAATTAAAGAAATACTCAATAAATATAAAGTCTATATTCTAGCAATACTTTTAGGAATATTCTTTTTAAAATCTTGCAGTAAATCAAGAACTATTTCAAAATTTGAAAGACAGGAAATAGTTACAATTGAATTAATTGATAGCATAAAATATGTTATAGAATCTCAACAATCAAGACTAGATAGCTTTCCAGAAATAATGAGAAATGAAAAACTTTCAGTATATCTGGATCTTGATGATAAAATATCAAGAATTGATAGAGGTCCTCAAATGATGAAATTACATGCTACAATAAAAGATAGTATTTTAACACTTAAATAAGTGTTGAATATATAATAATATGTCGAATACAAATTTAAATAAGAAATCCAAATCTGTTCACTATTTTATTATAGGTACATTTGTAGGATTGTATGTATTAGTTTCATTAATATCTACGATTCACGTAATAGATTTCTTTTCATTATCAAATGATACATGGCTGGCAGTAACATTAGCAATTGCATTTGAAATAGGTGCTGCTGCATCTCTTGCATCAATAGTTACCCTAGATAAAATGAATAAGACTTTAGTCTATGCGTTATTTGCGGTATTAACATTTATGCAGGCTATGGGTAATTCATATTATGCATTTGTTCATTTACATGATTTTACTGCATGGACTGAATTATTTGGAATTAATGAAGAGCCAGTAATTTATCAAAAAAGAATACTTTCAATTATTTCAGGTGGTATTTTACCATTAGTTGCATTAGGATTTATTAAATCGTTAGTTGATTATATTAAGCCTAGTGAAGAAATTATTGCTGAAAATCCTATAGTAGAAACTATTATCGAAACATCACAAGACATTAAACAATCTAATAAAGATACATATAATACAGAAGCTAAAGATGACATTCAAACTTTTGGTGAGCCTTTATCGCCATCAATAGATGAAAGTCTTGCAATTAAAAAACGTACAGTACACTAATGAGTAATTGTTCAAGTAAAACAGATAGTACAAGTAAATTTGTAAAGATTATTGGAAATACGCCTTCAATAACAAAAAACAAGGATACACTTTTATCCTTTGTTGAAGGAAATCTAAGTAATTTTAGTCAAGCTATAACTGACTATGATGTTAAGTCATTTGTTTTAGGACCTAGTGGTGGAACTGGACCGACTGCATTAATTAATCAAGATATGAATTTTATCATGATTAATGCTACATGGCCGTCAACAGCATTAGAATCAGAAAAACAATTAGAATTACAATTATCAGATTTTGATTATGTGGATGTCTTTACTGGTGCTACTGGAACAATAGGATCTGCTGGTACAGTTGTTACCGGTGTTGCAACATCATTTACCAGTTATTCAGGTGGTGATAGAATAGAATCTGGAGGACAAATAAGAACAATTAATAATATTACATCTGATACACTTCTTACTACAACTGTTGCCTTTTCACCTACAATTTCAACTGGTGCTACATTTTCAACTGTTGCTGTAAGTTCAACATTAGGTGCAACTGCATTAAGCTCAGAAAAAATACCAATGAAAGATGTGTTTATGATAAATACGAGTGATACTCATAAACACTTACAATTAAATAATGTATCAACAACTCACTCAGTAACAATTAATCTTTTAACCGCTAAATAAATAAATCATGGCAAAACAAGTAAATCAGGAAGTAACGGACTTGCAAGGAGCAGTTCAAGTACTAGTACAAGGTGTACAAATCGGACAATCTAAAGGTGTATATTCTTTTGAAGATGCAGCAATTATTAAAAGCGCTTTAGACTTTTTAAAGCAAAAACCAGAAGGTGCTGAAGGTGCTGAAGAAGCTCCACAAATGGAAGCTGTCGAAGAAACTGAATAATTTAAATGAAGAACGAAAAACTCAGTAAAATACAACAATTTAAAGGCAGCTTACAGGACTTTATCGATTATTGGGAACAAGATCGAAATATTAAAACCACGCCCTATAAAGAAGTAGATTATGAGTATCCACATAAGCGTAAAGTTAAAGATGATACTTCACCTTATCAGACGTTCAATAATAAAACATTTAGAAAATTCAATCAAGATTAAAGAAAGGAACTGTAAAAGGTTCTTTTCTTGTTTATTTTAGAAACTATTAGTTTACCTTTTGAAACTTTTGTAAACTACAATGATATAATTATCATAAACTATACTTACATGGATGAGATAAAATTGTCAGAAAAACTAGAGCGAATAGTTAACGCTTATTCAAATAAACTAAATTTAGATCCAGAGCGTAAATTGCAATTAATGCAGATAATTAAATTTGCATTTAAAGAAGGAAGTATTAACGGACGTAAGAATGTCATAAAAGATAAAGTTAATGAGTAAGAAGAAAAAATCAATAGAATTTCTAGAACAATATATAAATAATCCATCACCAACTGGATTTGAATCTAAAGGACAAAAAATATGGCTAGATTATATTAAGCCTTATGTAGATGATTATATAGTAGATAACTATGGAAGTGTAGCTGCAATAATTAATCCTAAAGCTAAATACAAGGTTGTAATTGAAGCTCATGCTGATGAAATATCCTGGTATGTTCATTATATAACACCGGATGGATTTATTTATGTTAGAAGAAATGGTGGAACTGATCATCAAATTGCACCATCAAAAAGAGTAAATATTCATACAGACAAAGGTGTAATAAAAGGAATTTTTGGATGGCCTGCAATTCATACAAGGCATGGTGGTAATGAACAATCACCATCAATGAAAAATATTACAATAGATGTAGGAGCTGACGATGCAAAGGAAGTTGCTAAGATGGGAATCAATGTAGGTGATGTAATAACGTACGAAGATAAATTCATGATATTGAATAATAAGTATTATGTTGGTCGTGCACTTGATAATCGAGTAGGTGGTTTTATGATAGCTGAAGTTGCAAGATTATTAAAAGAAAGAAAAACAAAATTACCATTTGCATTATATATTGTAAATTCAGTTCAGGAAGAAGTTGGATTGAATGGTGCTCATATGATGGCTCATACAATTAAACCTGATGTTGCAATAGTTACTGATGTTTGTCATGATACTTCAACACCAATGATTGATAAAGTTGCTCAAGGCGTTGTAACTGGTGGTGAAGGTCCTTGTTTATTAGTTGGACCGGCGGTTCATAATAATTTATTAAAGCTAATAAAAGATACGGCAATTGAAAAAGAAATTCCATTTCAAAGAGCAGCAGCATCAAGAGCTACAGGAACCGATACAGATGCATTTGCATATAGTAATGGTGGAGTTCCGTCAGCATTAATTTCATTACCGTTGAAATATATGCATACAACAGTAGAAGCAGCGCAAAAGAAGGATGTTGAATATGTAATTGAATTAATTTACAATACACTTCTTAAGATTGAAAATAATCAAGATTTTAGATATTTCAAATAAACAAATATGAGTCAAAGTAAATTATGCTTGAGTATCATTGTTAAAGATGAAGAACGAGTAATTCGCAGAATGCTAGAAACGGTTTGGCCTATACTGGATCATTATATAGTAGTAGATACTGGATCGACAGATAATACTAAACAAATTGTAGAAGATTTCTTTAAAGAAAAAGGAATTCCTGGTAAAGTTGTCGATCATGAATGGGTAAATTTTTGTACTGCAAGAAACTTTGCAAGAGTTGAGGCTGAAAAAACAGGATGCTCACATAGCTTTTGGATTGATGCCGATGAACAATTAATTATAGATCCGGCATTTAAAAAAGAACAATTCTTACAGGCATTAGATAAATTATCAGGTGCAGCTGTTGAAACTGAATATGGTTCTACAAGATATAATCGTAATCAAATCTGGTCTAATACTGCAGGATATTACTGGTATGGGCCAGTTCATGAATTTCTTCAAACCGATAAACCTTTAGATAAACCTACAGGATTTATAAGAGGAATTCATACACTCGTAACTCCAGATGGTAATAGCTGGACCTCAATGACTCAACAGGAAAAATATGAAAGAGATAGTAAAATACTATTAGATTATGTAAAGAACGATCCTAAGAAAGATCCGCGATGGGTATTTTACTTGGCTCAATCTTATCGTGATGCAGTTACTACTGAAAATGCTATTGAATCTGTATTTTGGTATGGTGAAAGAATTAAACGTGGAGGAGGATATACAGAAGAATTATATTGGGCGCAATTTCAAATTGCTAATTTAAAGATTAGAATTAATAATGAACTTGCAGCAGCTAAAAAACCTGTCAAATATGCAAATGTTGAAATTGTAGATGATTTATTGAAGTGCTCGGATTTTGATTCATTAAGAGCTGAACATTTTGTAATACTTTGTAAATTCTATGAAAGACAACGAAGATTTGAAAGCATGTACATATTAATTTCATATGCATTTAAAAACTTTCATAAGAAAAATCCGTATCCAAAAAGAGGATTATTTCTTGATCCGCAGACATATTCCTGGAAAATTGCCGACTGTCTTAATATTGCTGCTTGGTATACTAATAGAAAATCTGAATCTAAAAAAGCTATAAATCAATGTATGGCTGCAGTACATAAAGGATTAGTTACAAATCCAGGTGAAGCTGAAAGAATAAGAAACAATTTAAAATTCGACTATAATGCTAAATAAAAAATTAGGAATAAAAAAACTAACTGCATCAATTGCAGTTAACGATCAATTGATAATTCCATATACCCGAAGCCAAGTCTTTTCAGAATTTGATGATAAAACTGGTGAATTGTATATTTTAATTAAAGATACTGCTACATCAAAAACCGTTAAGCTTTTCTTTAAGGATGCTGAAAAAGCTGAAATTATTAAAGACGAACCTAAAGAAGATAAATCTAAAAAAGATGCTAAATAAAACAGATAAAGTATATCATGACCTTTTAAAAGATATTCTGGAAAATGGAATTCAAAAAGGGGATCGTACAGGAACAGGAACTCGTTCAGTATTTGGAAGACAAATTCGTTTTAATATGAAAAATGGATTCCCATTGTTAACAACCAAGAAAATGTATTTAAAGGGTATTATTGTAGAACTATTATGGTTCTTGCGAGGAGATACAAATATTAAATATCTTGTAGATAATGGATGTAATATATGGAATAGTGACGCTTGGAAACATTATCTTAAAGAGCAAAAAGATTTAGGTGCTAATGAGGAAAATGCATCTATGGAATGGTTTAAAGAAAAAATTAAGAATGATGATTATTTTGCAAAGACTTGGGGTGAATTAGGTCCTGTTTATGGTAAGCAATGGAGAAGTTGGAAAGGATATTCTAATGAAGATTGGGATGCTCCTAATACTGATCAAATTTCAAATTTAATTAATGACCTTAAAACAAATCCTAATTCAAGAAGATTGATGGTTAATGCTTGGAATGCCGGTGAAATAGAACAGATGGTTTTACCACCTTGTCATTATGGATTTCAAGTTTGGACTAGAGAATTGAGTTATAAAGAAAGATATGATATGTGGAATAAAAAAAATCCTACTCTTGATATTATGACGGATGATGAACTTTTTGATAATGCAAATATTCCTAAAAGAGAAATCAGTTTAATGTGGAATCAAAGAAGTGTAGATACTTTCTTAGGTTTACCTTTTAATATTGCAAGTTATGGAATGTTATTAGAAATGATTGCACAACAAGTTAACATGGTTCCAGGAGAATTGATTGGTAACTTAGGAGATGTTCATCTATATAACAATCATATTTCTTTTGTTGAAGCTCAATTAACAAGAACATCTAAAACGGATGTTTTACCCGAGCTAAATTTAAACAAAGCAAATTCTATTTTTGATTATAAATTTGAGGACTTTGAAATAGTAAATTATGATGCACATCATAACTGGAAAAATGTCCCAATATCCGTTTAACATGATATATAAATTATTGAAGCAGTTTTATAGCATATTTGATGCATATAAAATAAAATACAAACAATCAGTTATGAAACTAGAAGTAAAACGATTTGGTGATAACGGTGAAACAACATTAGGCGCATTATATATTGATGGTGTTCTTGAATGTTTTACTGTAGAAGATCAGCAACAAATAACAGGCACTAAAATAATGGGTGAAACTCGTGTTCCTGAAGGTACTTATGAAGTATCTTTAAGACGTGAAGGAGGATTCCATGCAAAATATACTAAAAGATATGGTTCAATGCATAAAGGCATGCTTTGCATACATAATGCACCTAATTGGAAACTTAAAAACAATGGCATTGAATTTCAGTATATACTTATTCACACAGGTAATACCGATGACCACACAATGGGGTGTCTTTTGGTTAATGATGCTGTATCTGCTGCAACTTATACTGGAAGCTCTAGTGTCAATGCTTACAAGGATTTTTATCCGAAAGTAGCTAAGATACTTGATGCTGGTGGAAAAGTTTCTATAACATATACGGACATAGAAACAGGTCAGTAGATAGATATTCTATGAATGACTAAAACTATCATCATGGAAAAGAAAAATGCAAAAGTGTTAATTAATTCAGATTATATAATTGAAACAATAATAGTTGATTACGGTAAATTATCGTTTATTGTACATATTACTGGCTATAAGGAAGTGGAAGTATTATTTCTTGAAATTGAATCTTTTATAGCTGAATATGATAAAAAACTTCATTTATATTTAAAAGACTTTATTGGCATTGAAAATAAGATTGTTGAAGCAATTGACATAGGATACAATTTTGGCCCTATGGTTGCAGAATTATTAAAATCATTTATTGAATACGGAATTATACAATTATCAAAAATTGAAACAAAGTAATTTAAATTGAATATAATATTATAGATGAGAAAAACTACAATATTATTGACGATCGCTTTATCATTTGGATTTGATAAAAGTACACATACTAATGAATTTATTGAATATCGTAAAGAACATCTCGATGAGATTGAAACTACAAAGGAAAATAAAATGTTCAAACATAAATCGTTTGAACATTTTTTGTATAGCCTTGCATTTCGTGAATCTAGTAATAATCCTGCAGCATATAATAAATATGGCTATCTAGGTAAATACCAATTTGGTGAACTTGCACTTATAGATCTAGGCTATGGTGGTCGCTTTACGTTAGCAGAGTTCAAAAAGGATCCATCAGTGTTCCCTGAATGGCTTCAAGACAAGTTGATTAAAGAACATATTCAAAAAAATCAACGTAGCCTTAGAAGATACATAAAGACTTATAATAATACTTTAATAGATTCTATTCGAATTACCGAGTCAGGTATTATTGCAGCTGCACATTTGGTTGGTGCAAGAAATACTAAAAGATGGCTTAAAAGCCGTGGTAAAAGAGATATCAAGGATGGTAATAATGTGAGTATCAGGCACTATTTAAAATTGTTTGCAGGATATAAAATAGATGTCAAATAATTTTTTACTGTCGATTATTTTGTTTATATTTATACTATAATAATTAATAACAGATACATTAAATACACACACTATGAAAGCTATTATTGACAACAATACACAAAGATTTTCACTTTTAGGTGAACTATTAGATTCTCATAGAAAAAAAGAATCATCAATTATTACATCATTTCCTATATCTGCTATATCGGCTGGAAATTATATGTTAAGTATACAAGCTAGCAAAGGACATTATTGTACACCTAGACAAAATTTATCATCATATACATTATATTCATCGTTTGAAATACTTTTGATGAAAAAAGATTATTCAAGTATAAATCCAAAACAAAGTTCAAAGATAAGAAGCTTTCCAAGATATTCAGAATTAATTCGATCTTATGATAGTAGAGGAGTTTTTGGATGGGTTGCGGATGACTTAATAATGGATCTGCTTAATTACTTAAAAAAATAATTAATAACTTAAATACACACAATATGAAAACTGAATGGGTAATATGGGGAAAGACTTATAGTAATGAAGATCTATTAATTACAGGAGAAGTCATTAACACTATTAGAAATTGTAATAAACCTGCAATGACAAAAGAATATAAAGAACTGAAACATAGATTTGATATAGTAGGTGACATCCGAGCATTTGGAATTGTTTTACTGTCTGAATTAAGAAAACAAAACAACTGGATAACTCCTGACACAAAAGCAACAATATAATGAATTTCATATACGGATTTTTAATATTGTTTATGGCTCAGGTTATTGTTTGGTTCCAGTGCTACGGACCTCTTAAAATAGAATGGCTAAGCAATAACAAATGGATTATTTATGTAGCGGCAATACCAATAACTTGGATGTTCTTGAAAGGAACTGAATTAATGGTAATTGCATTCGAAGGTGCTACATGGGGACCTAAATTTATTCAATTCTGTGCAGGTATTATTTCATTTGCAATATTGTCTTATATTTTTAATAATGAGTCAATTACGTTAAAGGAAGTTATTTGCTTAGGATTATCCTTATGTATAATTTGTATTCAATTATTTTGGAAATAATTTTTTTATCCCAGCAGAATTGTTTATATTTAACTATAATTTAAAATACATATACTATGATAAATCAATCAAAAGCAATCGTAAATACGCTAACAGTACTAGAAGACGCCTTAATGAATTGTCACAAATCTATAAATGTTTATGAAGCGGCTAAAGAAGTAGGACTATACGTAAACGATGCAAAATTAACAGAACGATACGAAAAACAAAAAATTAGATTAGCAAATTACCGAGTAATTGCAATGAACGATATATTCTTAAATTAATAATATATGCCAGAGTTACCAGAAGTAGCAAGATCAGCAAACGGATTAAATTCTAGATTAGCATCCAAGCAATTGGAATCCATAGAACTAGTAAGCGGTAGATACAGAAATAAAGGAACTATACCCGGCTTAGAATTATTACAATTTCCAGTAAAAATATTAAGTGTTAAGTTTTACGGAAAGATGGTTGTATTTGAAATGATGCAAAATGATAAGCCATTATGGTGTATTAATACTTATGGAATGACAGGTCTATGGTCAACTAATCCAGATACAAAATCAACACGAATAAAATTTACAGTCGACGGAAACGATTATTATTATTGTGATACTCGTAATTTTGGAACATTAAAATTTACAGATGATCCAGAAATGATAAAAGACAAAATAGCATCTAAAGGTCCTAATCACATTAGTTCAATTATAAGTGATGAATTATTTAAAGATCGCTTAATGAAAAAGCCAAATAGCTATATATGCCAAGCACTTATGAATCAAGGACTCATTGGCGGAATTGGAAATTATATCAAGGCTGAAGTACTTTATAGATCTGGAATATCTCCGTATCGTAAAGTAAAAGAAATATCTGATGATGAATTTTCAAAGCTTAACGCAAATACTAAAGATGTAATATTGTCATCATATAATCGTGGAAATCCAAAATACACAAACGGCACTTTTAAATTACATGTATATGGCCGTCAAATATGCGAACAAGGATTCCAGGTTGTAAGAGAAACAACTCCAGATAAAAGAACAACACATTGGGTAAAAGATTTGCAAAAATAATTTTTACTGTCGATTATTTTGTTTATATTTAATAAATCATAAAAATACAATCAATATGTCAAGATACGGATACGCATGCTTAAATTTGTCAACTGAATTTCGAACTAATCGTAGCATGAAAAAAGCAACATTCAAAAAACTAGGAATTAAAGGCGCATCGGATTTAGCATTATTAAATGCTCGTGATCTTGCTCGTGTCGTAAGCTGGAATAATCAAAACGGAATTAAGGTTTATCGTATGACATCTGCAATGTTCCCGTGGATGTCGGAATACGAATTAAAAGATTTGCCAGATTATCAAAAAATATGCAATATATTACGCGGTACAGGAAAAATGGCTCTCGACAATAATCAACGTCTATCATTTCATCCAGGCGCATTCAATCAACTAGCATCATTAAATCCCGATGTCGTAAATAATACTATATACGAACTAAATCAAACATCAGAAATCATGGATATGCTAGGAATGCCTAATAATACAATGGCAAAAATTAATATTCATATAGGCGCTGCATTCGGCGATAAACAAGCATCAATGAAACGATGGATCGAAAATTTCAAACGCCTTAACGAATCTACAAAAACTCGTCTTGTTGTCGAAAACGATGATAAACCAAATATGTATACTGTACAGGATTTATACGACGGCATTCATAAAAAAATCGGAATTCCTATTACATTCGATTACTTACATCATTTTTGCAATCCAGGCGAACTAAACGAACAGGAAGCCCTAGAACTAGCCTTATCAACATGGAAAACACGTCCATGTACACATTACTCTTCATCCCGCAAATTAAACGAAGATGAAACTTCTAAGCTACTTGCACATGCGGATTATGTATACGAAAAAATAAACGATTATGGCAACGATATCGATATAGTTGTCGAAGCAAAAGCTAAGGAACTTGCCGTATTAAAATATGTAAAGGATTACGAATTATTGTTATCATAACAATGAAACTATTAACAATTAATTGAATATAATATTTAACTATGAAAAATTCTGAAGGCGATTACTTTACTCGACAATTAATACAGGAAAAATATTGTCATAATCCATGGCAAATGTTATGCGGCTGTATAATGCTTAATCAAACACATAATAAACAGGTATGGCGAGTTGTAGATAATTTCTTTGCAAGATTTCCATCACCTGAATCTGTAACTGAAGAATCTTTTAATGAAATACGTGAAATAACTCGAACACTAGGATTTTATAATAGGCGAGCAAATCAAATTATTAAATTTTCATACGACTGGCTAAACAAGCCATTTAAACGCGTATCTGAATTATATGGTATCGGTAAATATGCTGAAGATTCATATGAAATATTCGTTAACGGAAATTTAAATGTTGATCCAACAGATAAGGTTTTACTAAAATACTTAAGGATAAATAACTAAACACAATTATACTATGAGATTTTTAAATTTTACTGAATATTCACGTCTCGATTTAAATGAATCTTACAATTCATATACTGAATCGTTAAACGAGAATATTAAATATCATATAGAAAACAATCTAGATATATCTGAATCGATTTTTAGAATTGGCTCGGATTCTTATTTAGATTTTGTTAATGAATTAAGAGAATTACACGAAGCTAATAAAATTCATTTATCTGAGGAAGATACATTTATAGTAGAAAAATTACAAACTGGGAAGAAAGGAACATTAACTATCAAAGGTAAAAAAACTGAAGTTACTCTTGATGATCCACATATTCGAAGAAAGGATGAACCTGGAAAATTGTTTGTAGTATATCGTCCGCATAAAGATGGCAAGAAGGATCCTGAAACTGGATTAGTTAAAGCTGTAGCTATTGGATTTGGTGAAGATACTGGATCGGGCAATGATGATATTAGACAAAAGCATCAAGATCCTTCAAGAAGAAAAGCATTCTTGGCTCGTCATGGATGTAGCAAAAAAACTAACATGTATGCATCTGGCTGGTGGAGCTGTAATGTGCATAAGTTCTGGAAACAATTAGGATTAAAAACAAATGATCCTTGGTAAAATAAACAAATATTAAAAATGGACAATTTAAAATCGTACGAAGAATTTTTATCTTTAAATGAAGGTGACGAAATCAATATGGCAATGAGTCAATTACAAGTATGTTGTGATACTGCTATATCTATACAGAAAAAACTTGATGGTAAAGCTGAATTGCCTGCATGGATTCAATCTAAAATTACATTAGCTAAAAACTATTTAAGAGCTGTTGATGATTATATCAATATAGATAAAGCTGATGATGTTACTGAAGAACTTGATGAATGGGCTGAAGCAGGTCCTAACGCAATAAAAGGTGTAGGTTATAAAGATGCAGCAACAGCAAAAAGAACTGTTGAAAAGATAGACAAATTAAAGAAAAAAGACCATAGTCACGCAATGTCAATAGCTACAAGTATGGAAACTAAAGCTAAAACTCACGAGCATAAAACTCCTGAAATGAAAGAAGCTGCAAAAATACTTCGTGCATGGATCGATAAAAATAAGAAATCTTAAAACCTAAAATAATGGCATGTGAAAATTGTAATTGTAAAGAAGTAAAGGAATTTGAAGATTCTTTTGATGAAGGAATTCCATATAGCGAGGAAACTATTAGTGATTCTATTGTAATTAGAACATTCAACTGTAAAGTTAATTCCGACTGGCTTAAATGGCATCAGGATGATGAAGATCGTGAATTAACTTTAATAGGTGATACTGACTGGAAAATACAGCTAGACAATGAATTACCACAGTTTATAACCGAGCAAAAAATATTCATACCCGCAGGTAAATTTCATAGAATAATAAAAGGTCAAACAAATTTAAAAATAAAAATCAATAAAAATCAATATTAATAAACATTTAAAATCAAATCTTATGTCTACAGAAAATCAAGAATTAAAATCACAGGAAGCTCACAATAATGAAATTGATGGCGGTATACTTGATACTACTGAATTTAGAAAGCATCATTCAATACTGGTTAAAAAACCCGCTGATGAATTGCCGTTTCATTCATCAAATAAAGTTAGAACCATGATGATCGAGCATTACGTAAGAAATGAAATGCAAGTAAAAAATACTGATCAATTGGTTGCAAGAGTAAAAAATTATCTAGGTGAAAAATCAATGAAAGTTCATAATGTTGTATTTTCTGAAGAATTTACTGGAACTGAAGGAAGATTCATGGTACTTGAAATATTCACCGAAGGTACACTTCTATATAAGCATTTTAAGCAATCTCATATAGATCAATATCTATTAGAACAATCACAAGCCGAAATGAATAGTAATAACATTTAAGGATATATAATTTAAAGAATTATTATCTGGATGCAAAATTTACCTAACTATAACGATTGGCTAATAACTGAAAAAAATAAAGCAGTAGAATTCTTTAAGAATAATCCGGAATATTTATCGGATTATTCTAAAGGGGTTGATTGGGGTAAAGACGAATGGAATCCACAAATAGATACCCGTGAAGGATATAAAGTTCAAGAAAAAATTAAAAATCAAGCTTTATCTAAAGCCGGAAAACTCAAGGGTTCTGATACAATATTTACATTGAAAGGCACATCTAGTAAAGCAAACTGGACTTATGCTAAGATTATAGCAGGATATAATAAAAACTGGAGCTGGTATGGTCATGATGATTTAGCTAAACAAATAATAAAGCACAAAACATTTAAAACGTTTAAAGAGGAAATTTCAAAAAAGTATGGCTCATCGTTTAAATTACCGGGTCAGGACTTTGGTGATATAATAACTGAACTTGAAGGTGGCATTGAATTTATTGATTGGCTAGAAAAAAACTGGAATAAAGTAACAGATATTCTTAAATGGACATCAACCGCTTTAGATGGTGCTAAAAATCTAGGTCAAAAGCAATATGATAAAATGTTACTTAAGGTTGGATTGAGCGAACGTGATGTAAAAATTGCAATGTCACATGTTGTTACCTGGACAAGCATGAGCCGTAAAAGATTAAAACCTGAAGTATTTCCTTTGTTACAAAAACTTTCAGTAGATTCATCTAAACTTCCAAAATATGTTTATCGAGGAATATTTTATGATGGTGCTAAAATCAAGGACCTAGTAAAATGGAGTAAGAAATGGTATCCTGGTGCAAAGCCAGGAGTATCACAAGGAAAGGCTACTAGCTTTTCAATAGATCGAGGAACTGCAGCAAGTTTTATGACTGATCAGGATTTCATTAAAGATCGTAAAGGCGGATATTATATGCTATTAAAATGGAAGGTAAATCCAGATCAAGTAGTAGCAGACTTAAGAAATCTACCAGTCGATCATAGTTTTTGGAATCAACAGGAAATTATTGTATCACCTAAAGCTAAAGATTATGAAGTCGATGTAATGATACCTGGTGAAGAAGGTGATGATGCACTTAGAGAATTTACAAAATCTATTAAAGGTGGCGGTGGCGCATGGGGAACTACTAAAGCAGATTCAGCAATGGATTTCTTAAATTCTCCGTTTGATACGTTATCAATTAATGATAGAATGCAATTTAAGATTGTTTCTAAAATTACTGTAGCAGAATTTAAAAAGAAATATCCAGGTTCTAGAATAACTGATGCTGAAGCATTTCAAAATATGCAAATGCCACTTTTTAATGTCTTTACAAAATATATTTCAAATACAAGAATATTAAGTTCAACTAGAAATGAGGTTAAATTTGTAATTGAATTAGGCTTAAATAATATGGATTATATTAAAGATCCGTTAATATCTGCTGCATATAAAGACGTAAAGGCAAAGACGGATTTTAATCAATTTGCTGGAAATAAGGTTATTAAAAGTGATGTCGGTACAGTAAAATTAATTGATGATGATTATTACGACATGGATATTGAAATAACACTTCCAACTAAATATAAAGTTGAATATACCGAATATGATGCAAGTAGAATGAACAGCACTAAACCCGGTGATGAAGGTGATAGAGATAAAGTATCTAATGCTGCTATAGAAGAAATATTTAATCAGGCTGGTGGTTCTTCAGTATTTGCAAGCCATTTTAAAAATAAGCAAACCGAGTCTACACAAAAAACTTCTAGAAATATAAGCATAGCTATAAAATGATAAATAAACTAAAATAGCAGAATAGAATGAAAAACATACCATCATATAACGAATTTTTGAATGAGGCTAAAAATACAATTACTTTGGCTTTTTATAAACTAAAGGAGTATGAAGAATTTAAAAAATTTATTAAGGATGAAGGCTGGGAATTATATAAAGACTTCTCATGGTCTGATAAAACGAAAGTATACTCGATTGAAATTGATGTAAGTGTTCTAGAAGATATTTACCATGGAGGAACATCTGGATGGTATGGTGCGTTAGCTGCAGATTTTAAATCCGTAATTGTAATTTAAATCATGAAGAATATTCCAACATATAATCAATTTAAATTAAATGAAAAGGCTGAAGGGCATGTATCTAGAAAGATTAAATTTGATATAGATATTGAGTCAACAACTCATGCAATAGAAAGACTTACTAGAAAAGATAAGACTGGAAATTCAGTATATGAGCCTGTTACATTTAAAGAAGTTAACGCGGTAATAAGTAAAGCTACTGTAGCAATTATAAACGACCTTGTTGACGATAATATGGATGTTAATAAAGATAGATTTATCTTAAGAAGAGAATCTGATGGATTAACTATTGTTGGTGTGATGGAGAAAAATAAAAATACTTTGTCATTTGTTGTTATAACTTTATATAGAGGTGCTGATTTTAGAGTAGGTTATGATCAAAAAATAATAAAAGTATAAAGATGCCAGCTAAAAGTAAACAGCAATTAAAATTGATATATGCTCTTAGAGGTAAATATAAAACTAAGGAAGATGCACCTGAAAAATACAAATGGGCATTTGATAAAAAATGGACAGATAACGTTAAGATGAAAAATTTACCAACCTACGAACAATTTCTAAACGAAGGAGCACAAAGAGATATGAACAATCTTGCAATGTATCTTATCGATTTAAATAAAGAATTAGCAGCAGAAACAAATCCAAAAACTATTAAGTTTATTAAAAAGGATATTGAAAAGGCTAAAGCTGATCTTGAAAAAATTAAATCTAAGGTTAATGAAGCTGCTGAAGGTAAATTATTAAAAGAAAAAATAACATATAAAGGAACACCTATTAAAAAAGGTGATAAATTCCGTGATGATGAAGGTGATATATTTATTGTAACAAAAGCCGCATTAGATAAAATAGAATTAAAGGATGAAGATGGAATATCTACTACATTCCCTGATGATTTTGATGATAATAATTTTGATGCTTGGTTTAATAAATCTAAGGTTAATGAAGCTGCTGATCCAGAAGTATTAGCCGCAATAGAAACTGTTAAGAAAGTAAAATTTGGATCAAAACGTAAAGAAGCAATGGCAATAGTTTTAGCAGCAGCTAAAGCTAAAACTGGAGAATCTGCTCGTACATACAAACAAGCATTACAATTTTTAGATTTAGAAGATTTATGAGAAAATTACTTAGATATATGTTTAGGTGGCAAATGAGCACGCCTATTTTGGCAATCATCCCATTTATATTATCCAAGTATGATATTTCAAACTTTTGGATAACTGCATTTATTGCAAATCTTGTAGGATCCTTAATTTTTTTCAAGGTGGATGAATATATCTTTACTAAGGAATTGACAAGATTCCAAAGGCTAAGATTAAAAGTATTAAAACGAAAATTAAAAACTATAAAATGAAAAACGTACCATCATACAATGAATTTGTTAATGAGGCAAAAATAACAAACAATACTAGATTTGCTGATGTAACATCAATAGAGGATCTTGCTGGTTTTATTGAAAAGAAATTCAAATCAAATGCAAAAAATTCATATACTGTAGAAATTAACGACGATCAGGTTTGGTTATGGTATGATGTAGCTACTAGAAAAGGATATGTAAAAGCTACAGGTAATGTAGTTATTGATATCGATTCAACTACACTTTATCGTAGAGACGGCTTTGGAATAATTCATAGTGGTTTTGCTGGAAGATATGATGATCTAGGTTTATTGCTAGATTTAATCAAAGAGTATATCAAGGATGACAAAAAATCAATAACAGGATAATATGAAAAATATACCAACATTTAACGAGTTTCTAAGCGAAGGTTTTGTAAAGAATATTTTTAAGCCTAAAGTTAAGAATGAAAAAGAACATGATTTTGATGTTCATGGAACATATACAGTTACTAGTTCTTTTTATGATGCTGCTCCAGACAGTCCAGATACAGTCGAAATTGGTGATGAATTACAAATACATTACGAAGTTTGGCATACAAGTAAAAAAGACAAACATCTTGATTCTTTTGTTGGATATTTGATTCCAGCAAAAGAAAGACAAATGGATCCACATCATATTCAAATCTTTAGAGGTAAAGGAAGGGAAGATGAAAACAACTATAAGGCTGTTATGAAAAGTTTGAAACAAATATCAAATGCAACTTCAGCTAGTAATGCAAAATGGGTTATTGATGCTAAGAAAAATAGTGTATCAAATCCAGAACGAAATAAATAACAGGATAATATGAAAAATATACCGACATTTAACGAATTCTTGAACGAAGATAAATCCGATGATGAAATTGCTAAAAGAATTAAAGAGCTAGAGAAAGAAATCCATGATATTTACATGGATAGAAAGGAAGGTAAAATAATTCCATTAGATAAAGAACGTAAAAGACTAGTAAGACAACTTAAAACTGGTACTTCAAGTTATATTCATCGTCATGGGCCAAATAAAGGTAAACCAATAGAAAGAAAAAAGTAATGTTTTTAAGATTTCAACAATATTTAACTGAACGCAAGAAATATAAATTTCTAGATCCAAAGCGTCGTAATTCAATTAATGTATTTGATGTAGATGACACTCTGGTCCTGACTAAAGCAAAAATCAAGGTTCATGATACAAAGACTGGTGAAAGATTTGAATTAACTCCACAGCAATTTAATGATTATGAAAAGATGTCATATCATGAAACAAACTATGATGATTTTGATTCATTAGAAATCTTAAAAGCTGGTAAACTTATTGAATGGGTATTTGATATTTTAAAAGCTACATTAAAGAAAAGAAAGGCTGTAGGAATTATTACTGCTAGAGGTGAAAAGAAATTAATTAAAGACTTCTTTTTATATCACGGAATTGATATCAATGATGATTTCATATTTGCAATAAACGATCCGATACATAAATTTAAAGGAACTGTTCCACAGAAAAAGGAAATGGCATTTAAAGAATTAATCGATCTTGGATTTAATGATTTTAAATTCTTTGATGATTCTAAAGAAAATATTGATATTGCAAAAAGCCTAGTAAAGAAACATGCAAACATTAAAATGGATGCTAAATTAATAAAACAAAAATGGATACCTAAGCTATAAATAAATATCACTATGATTTTTTACTGTCGATTTTTTTGTTTATATTTAACTATAAATAATTAATAACAGACAACTTAAATACACGCTACGCTATGAAGGTAAAAAAAATAAGTACATACACAGAATTTTTGAATACTTACGGTAAATTAAACGAAGGCAAAAATAAAGATAAAAAAAGAGTCAGATACATATTAGGTGATTATTCTACTAATGCATATTCAACTCTTAGAACAGAAAAAGGACTTTATATTCCAGAAGCCGACATTCAAAAAATTGCTAATGAAATCGGTGAATATTTATCATCTACAGATGTTCAATGGATTGTAAATCTATTGCAAAGCTATGTTAATACTGGTGGTTATGCTACTGGAAATTATATTTCTGGAGATGATATGAAAACAATTGCAAATCAAATCATAAACACATTATGAAAAACATACGTACATACAAAGAATTTTTAAACGAATCAAAACTAACTAACAAGGACACACTAAATCTCCTTGATAAAATCAATAAAGACCTAGGTTATGAGGCATTTAAAATGGATTCAGAGTCAGCTGCAGAACCTACAGATACAGGTTTTAAATTGACTTATAGTGATGAGCCGGGAACTGTAAGATACAATATTGGATGGGGTAATACCTGGATGGCTGGAATTATTCAAATTAACGTCTTCAAACAATTAGAAAAACGATTCAATATTAAAAAGCTGCTTAAGAAATACAAAAATGTTAGAGTAGATTTAGCAATGGATTAATAAAAACAAGCTCGGATAATATGAAAAACGTACCTACATATAAAGAATTTTTGAATGAAGCTAAAACTACATACAGGGGCTGGTGGAATCCACATGCACACAATGGTGGCTTAGAAACATTTACAGATGATAGCAGAGCATATGGTAGAGGTACTGCATTAAAAAGTGCTGTTAAAAAATACATGGGTGCTAAAGTAGATCAAATGCGACAAATGGATTATGGATTAACAGTTCCACCGCATATGAGAGGTAAAGAAATTATGAGTGGAACTCTTAGAGACAAATCTACAGGCTTCAATTCAAATTGGAAAATATTTGAATTTGAAGGTGATATGTTATTATCTGTAGGTGACAATCCAGTACTTTACTTTATCGCAGAAAAAGACATAGATTCAAATTATATCAAATAAATTATGAAACATCATTCATAGATGTGGATATAATAGTTATAATTTGTCTTGGGTCTTTCAGATAGATCAGAAGCATCAAAACAATAAATATGGCAGCCAAAGACGTGATAATAGTATGTTCCCATTGTGGTAAAACTAAATTGAAATGGCAAACAGTATGCCCTCATTGCGGTGAAGTAAATTGATACTTATGGAAATTCTATTAGGCATATATTCTATTGCCCTTTGCGTTTTATTTTATTTGATAATTCAAAATATCAATGAACGCAAACAATTACAACAAGATCTCATTAAAATCAAAAAAGAATTACAGGATATTGATGTCGTTAAACAAGACATAAGCCTGTTCAGAACGGAAATAGAATCTGCTATTTCTGACTTAATCAAGGATGTCGATAAAAGATTGAGTGAAAAATAAGTGTCGCAGGATTTTTTACTGTCGATTTTTTTGTTTATATTTAACTATAAATAATTAATAACTGACACACCAAATACACACACAATGCGACAAATCAAAAATTTATTAATCGAAATCATTCAAATCGGAAATGCAATTCTTAAAGAACTAAAAGTTCTTAATGGAACTCCTGCTCAAAGTCAGATAGGAGAATTAATTCAATTTGCATTAACTTAAAAAACGACAAAATGAACACAATAGAAGCAATAGTAGTAGAAGAAAAAAATGGCAGAAGATGGACACACAGTTTCTACTTTAAAAACAAAAAAGGAAACTGGATTAGACAAAACGATTTACCATGTGCTGGTAAATATAAGCATCAAATTGTTAGAATGCTGTTTACAGAAAGTAGAAATGTGGAAACGTTTACTCCTATAAGACGAACGGATGTAGATTACGAAGAGCAGTTATATAATTATATGAGTAACGCTTTTAGCAAAGATGTGAATATCGAAGAAGAGATGAGATATTATACAGAATACTGTCAAGCCATTGAAGTTATAGAGTGCAGAACTAAGCAATGGGTTGAGAAAAGTGAAAAAAAGGAAATTGTAAAGGTGAAAAAATTTTGAAAGACACGAATAGTTTTTAACCAATTTAAAATATAATTATGACAGAAATAGAAACAATGATGCTTATCATAAAGCACGAATACGAAAAAGAAGAACTTGGTAAGTATAAACCTAAAAAGTTTGAAACTTACTTACTTGAAAAACTTGCTG